GCAGAGCCGATGATGAACGAAGTACCGGCAGTGATTGCTCCTGCGGCAGTAATGTTACGGAAGCCAGAGGCGTCCTTGTCACTATCGACGACAACAGCTTTGGAAGCAGCGACAGTACCGTTGGTAATGTCATCGAGCTTCTCAAGATCAGCCTCATTCATTACTGCGCTACCGACGGTAAGACCGCCAGCAGTAACCACGCCAGAAGCATCAATGGTAGTTGCACCAGCGATTGCACCAGCACTACTAATGGTAACATTGTCCATGGTGAGCGCGTTTTCAAGGCGAAGATCGCCACGAATTTGAGAAGCGCCAGAGTTGTAAAAACTGCTCACAGAAGCGCTTGCTAAACTTGTAGAACCAGTGACAGCAAGACCTGCGTTTGCCGTTACGGTTCCTTCTGTTCCGAATTCAAGAACCTTAACAGAACTAAGCCCTGTTCTAATTCCTGATCCAGACATTTGAATACTAGACATAAATAAATCCCCCTATATTTGATTATTTATTGTTTAAAACACCTGGGAGTGCCAGGCTTAAGGTAAATAGTGTCTTTGATGTAATAAAGAAGTCAGTAATGACGTTGCTTGCAGCGGTTTTTTATAAACCATCGCAATCATTCAATATCTTTTTTAATCTTTTTTTTCATCCACAAGAACAACTTCTTCCACCAAGGCAATTTATAATATTCAAAATCATCCCTGAGATTGATGATCGCCAGGTCAAGTCCCTTAATCATTTTTTGTTGCTCTTTGACCACTTCTACCAGAAGGGGGCCTACTTTCGAATACTCCATGCTCTCTGCATCGATGCCGTTGCTTTCGTACTCTACTATCTCCGGGATAATTGCACCAACCTCCTCGGCAATAAATCCCATGTCGTTAACATCACCGTTCTTCCACTTAAATGTCACTCCTCTAAGTTTCATAACAGTTTGGATAGGCGTTTGTATTGTTTCTATATCTTTCTTATATCGACGAGAACTGTAGGTTCTCCAACTACCAGCCTTGCCAGAGCCTGAAACATTTGGAATATTTGGTAGTGTCAACATGTTTGTTACTTCGCTACCAGAAACTCCAACCCCAACAAAACCACCTTGGCCTTCGCCAGTAAGATGTATTCTTTGTTTATTATTTGTTAAGATGCCAAGAGTATAGTTTGTTATATTTCCAAAAGTCCTGTTCCCAACGTGCTCATCGCCATTGTTAGTGAAGTCATCGGTACCATCACCTACTGCCGCCCATTCAAGATTTCCATTACCGTCAACAGTGAGCACTTGGTTAGCGTCACCCGAAGCGCTTGGCCAAACATAAGTATAGTTGCCGAGTGTTGTAGAACCTGTGATTTTAAGGTAGGAGGCTGTGAGGGAATTTGCACTCAAAGAAAAAGTGCCAGACATATTTTGGCTACAAAAAATCGATCCAGTAAATTGGTGTGAGTCGGTATAATCATCGCCAAAGACGCTTGCTCCGGAGGAACTAAATTGTGTCTTGTGTTTGATTACAGTATTTTGCAAGTACGCAGTGCCAGTGACGTGTATGTCCCCCAGCATACAAAGCGCTCCGGTAATATGGAAATCCCCTCTTTGAGCCGCCTTCCCAGGCGTTCCCGTCCATATACCCGCATCTCCATCGTAGCGCAAAATGCCACAATCATAACAGTTGAGGACATCAATGTCTTTTATGTCTCCAAACTTAGCAGATTTTAGGCCGGACTTAACACCAGCGTTAAACTTACCGAAACTACCCATGTATTGCTCTCTTGGTACTCTCTTTCATTTTAAATAGTTACAACTATTATAAAGCACTATCCAAGGAGTTTAAAGTTGTGTCTAATGGATCTTGTAGAAAAGCCCCATTGCTCATCATAGTCTAGCTTCGCCATATACGGCCTATTTATGTGCAGTTCATCTTCTTTTCGGATGCCCCAACACTTTATACTAGTGATGGTCGAAGTCGGGTCAATCACACGAACTACCCAATAATCTTTACCATTTTTTGTTTTTTTCTTAACAATCTCTCTGGGAATAAACCAAGCAACTCCCAAATCGTCATCCCACTCGCCAAGAGGCGGGACACAATATTCTCCCAACTTTCTCTGAACATCTCTGTTAACAACAATATCAAAGGGAAAGACCCCTGTTAGATCTGATATGTGCCGGATCTTTTCCTCATCACTAAAATTCCCTTGACCAGCAAACGCTTCAATATTGTTTAGAAACTTTTTTCTATTCTTGGGCCTTTCACAAGCCACGGCTCCCCAAAAATGCTTCGTCCCGCTGAACCTGTCATCTATAAGGTTGTCCAAAGCTCCGCATCTGCAAAGAACATCTAGTGCTTTCTTGTTTAATTTGGAATAAGATATTTCTTCATTAAACAATAGTTCTTCCGCAGTGTGAAAAGGTCTGTTATCAATAATTTGTTTGATAGCGGCGTCTCCAAGGCCCTTGACAGAATTGAACGGCTGGATAAGGGTGTTACCGTCATCTCCGATTTTCCATTTCATGGTAGAGAGATTAATATCAATCGGCTGGATCTCATACCCCATCTTCTTGGCAATATTAATCGCTTGCTCTTTCCTGCCTTCCGGCTCTCTGTCTAGGAACGCAGCGACCCACTCAGAAGGATAATAATTCAATAGCCAAGCACATTGATAGCTCAAAACCGAATAGGATACTGCATGGCTCTTATTAAAGCCGTAGCCAGAGAAGTATTCAAAGTTAGCCCAAAGCTTTTCTGCGCTAGTTCTATCAATTCCCTTTTCTCTACAGCCATCAATAAACTTTTGTTCTATCTCTATCTTTTGAGAATCTCCCTTGCCTGTTCCTTTCTTGGTCAAAAGTTTTCTAAGGGCGTTCCCTTCGTCAAGAGACACGTTTTTGCCCAGCTTGTGAGCCAACAAGGCGATTTGTTCCTGGAAGATAAGGAAGCCATACGTCTCCTGCGTCACCTCTTTCAGCAAAGGATGGACGTAGTGTATCGACCCAGGGTTTTCTTTAGCTTCAACATATGATTTATCAACATTAGCGCCAAGAGGTCCTGGCCTATAAATTGATGTAATCGCTGAAATGTCGATAATATTTTTCGGCCTAGCGCGGACACAAAACTCCTGCGCGCCTTCCTGTGTAAATTGGAAAATACCAGCAAAGTTGCCTTTGTGAAAAATATTTCTATAAACATTTTGGTCATTCAAATCAATCGTGTCAGGATGAAGATTTTGGTCATAATATTTCTTAATGTCATCAAATGTTGGATTTTTTATTCCATGATGTCTTTCGAGTATGTGCTCGATAGCAACTTCAATCATCCTCAACGTGCTCAGCCCCAAGAAATCAAATTTAATGAATCCGAGGGGCTCCAAATGCCTGACGTTTTGGCCCTCCGACCATGGTGTTTGAGTCACTCCCTTGTTTGTAATCAAGGGCATATACTTGTCTAGCTGCTCTCCGATCACCACTCCTCCGGCATGTCGGCTAATCGATCTTACAGAACCATAAATCGCCTCAATATGTGTTTTAATAAATGGATATTTTTGTAAATATTTTTGTAATGTAGAAGAATACTCCATGGTCTCTTCAAAAGTAGGAACATAAACGCCTGACTTGATTCCATGCTTCTTTTTCGCCGCTGGCGTGGCCTCTTGAATCATTTTGGATGTAACAGGATTAACCTCCGTGAAGGGGATATTGTAAAACTTAGACACATCCTTGATTAGAGACCGAAGCTGCAAAGTATTGTAGTTAGAAATGGGCACAACAGTATTTGCGCCCCACTCATCGACCAGCAGATTCGTTAGTTTCATTCTATCACTTACATCATAGTCAATGTCAGGATAATCTTTGGCATCTCTTCTCATAAATCTAGAAAACAGTAGATCATATTTTATTGGATCTATTTGAGTAATGCCCAGGACATACGATAAAAGAGAACCTGCTGCGCTGCCTCTTCCCGGCCCAGAAAGCATCACTTCATTTGCCCTGTCCGCAATTGCCTTCATGGTAAGAAAATACTTGCTAAACCCCCTCTCGTCAATAATCTTTATTTCTTCCTTAAGTCTCTCAACATAGTCTGGCTTGATGTGTAGATTCATTTTCTTAAGGCCGTCTATGGCGAGTTTAGTAAGAGCACCAGTCGCAGTATTGTCCGGCGGGACAACAAATTCAGGGAGCCTGACAGTGCTGTCCGGCATAAAATCCTCGATCCTTTCAAATGCTATCTTGTGAGTGTTAGTAATTGATCTTAATATTAGTTCATCATCATATTCAACATCACACATTGAAGAGTACTTCTTATACTCTTCCCACATCTGGTCACCGTTCTTTGGATACAGTTCCATGCCAAATTCATCTACGTCAACAGGAAGTTCATCTGTCAGCCATTCAGGCTTCTGTGCTCTTCCCAAAAATCCAAGACGTTTATAAAGCTCTCTGTCTTTCCATGCGTCAGGATTAGGATAGTGGCTGTCCGCCGTGGAGATAAGCTCCATGCCGTATTCTCCAGCTACCTGTATAATAAATTTGTTTAGCTCATGTTGTTCTGGCGCAGAGAACCACTGGAGTTCTCCATACCATCTATCCCCAAAGATAGATTGCATCTTCTCAGTTGTTTCGCGCATGGATGCTAGAACAGCATCAGGGCCGTCGTCACGATTATCCCAATAGTTGCCTGCATACACGCCACCAAGGCAAGCAGACGAAGCAATAATACCGTCATTATATTTCTCCAATAATTTATAGTCTACACGAGGATACCGATATCTATTGTCCCCCTCATAGGATTTAGAAATAAGAGAGAAAATATTGTTCAGTCCCTTCTGGTTCTGTGCGAGTAAAATGAGATGGTTCTTTTTCTTTATTATGTTGGCTTTCGCCTTTGAATCCATTTCATTTTCAATGGACATATTGTCCGAGTTCTTTAACTTCTTGGCCTCTTTCTTATCCTCTTTCGCCTTTTCATAGGCTTCTCTCCAATCATCTATTGATGGTAAGAAATAGGCTTCTACACCAAAAATAGGCTTAAAACTCTTTCCTTGTTGCTTCATTTTTCTAGCATGAAGGATTTGGTAGGACATGCCATTGGCGTTTCCATGATCTGTGAGGGCCAGGGCATCGCAGCCATTCTCATAAGCAAAGTCCATGTGCTCCTGTGGATAGCCAAGAGCATCGAATGGAGATCCGACCACGCTGTGAGCGTGCAATCCTACAAAAGGAATTGATGATTTGTTTCTTTGTGTCATTGTTTTTTCCTTATAAGTCTGGCCGTTGTGTCTGCTGGCTTTGTGACATCGCTATATTTGAAGCCTTCCACAAGATCTCCTATGTATACCTTATCTCCGAACAGTCCCTCACATTTATCATTAAAAAGTCTAGCCTTTAATGAAACCGGAGTAGTGCCTTTTAAAAATTCGTATCCTAGTCTAGTAGGACGCCAATAACCAGGCTCTCCTCGCTCTACAAGACCCCAGTGTTTTAGCGTAGTCAGCTTCTTTCCATTTAAATGGTTGGGAACATTGCGAGCAATGTGAACGTAATTACCGCCGCCTATTTCATCGAGCCATTTAAGTCCCATCGCCATGGTCTTGTTCAAAGGCCTATCTTCATACTTCACTCTCCTGTCACAAGCAGGGCATCGAAATCCTTGGCATTTTCTCTCTTCCGTAAAGAAGTGCTTTTTGACTGTTTCTACGCACATGTCAATCCACCCTTTTCTTGTGCTCATCATGTTTTGCTCTCCTTAATTATTTGTCTAATTCTCACTAGCGAAAGGATTGCCGCCGCGAGTATAAATACCGTATATACTACCAAAAAAAATGTCGCATACTCATAGGCTGCAAATATAGAAAGTGTCGCCGGTATAAAATGTATTTTGCCGAGCACGAGACAGATAAAAGCAATTTTTGTTAAGATGTGTAAACGATTCCACCATTCCATTATAGAACACTCAAATATCTTTCGCCACGGTCGCACAAGAACGTGACCACGCAACCATCATACTCATTCTGCTGCATCCATCGCTCTGCCGCCAAAACGTTAGCCCCTGCACTAATGCCAACTAAGAGCCCTTGCTCTCTTGCTAGTCTCTTTGCACTTTCGATAGCGTCCTCGGTTGAAATATTGACTATCTCATCTATCTCATCCCGATTTACTAAGTAATCGCCTCCGTCTCCAATTCCCTGTATCCCATGTACTTTGCCCTCGGCAGGCATAACCATTACGAACTTAGGGGGCTCCTGACTAATGAATTTTTCCATGGTCTTCTTTGTGCCCATTATGGTGCCACCAGTCCCAGCGCCGGACACTATCGCGGCAATTTTTTCCTCTCCTGCCTGTATTAACTGTCTCTTTATTTCAAAGCCTGTCGTCCATTCGTGACACTCGATGTTGTCTTGATTCGAAAATTGATTGGGAGAGAAATAATCATCTCTCTCTTCCACCATTTTATCTCTTAGCGCAATCGCGCCCTCAAAGTCACTCTCTCCCACCTCTATTATTTCCGCTCCAAACAACCTCATCATTTGCTTTCTTTCTTCACTCATATTACAAGGCAATATGATTATGACCTTGTACCCCTTGACGGAGCCTAACATCGAGAAGGAAATTCCGGTATTGCCCGAAGAGGCCTCTACAATAGTGTCCCCTGGCTTAATTTCTCCCCGCTCTTCTGCCCTCTCCAATACATAGTTTGCCATCCTGTCCTTTATAGAGCCCGTTGGATTATATGTCTCTAGCTTTGCGTAGAGATTAGGCGCTAGCTTTATTAAAGGTGTTTCTCCAATATAATTTAAAATATCACTCACTATCAACTCCTATACCTTTTAATGAACGAGGATTTAACACTCTTTTATCTGGCCTAAGCAGACTTTCGGGTTTATTTGCGATATAGTAACAGTAATCGTCCCAATTGTCTACATTAAAATAGTATTTAGCCTCTTCTATTTTTTCTAGACTTAGATCCTCAAAAACATCACTCAAGCTAAAGAATCTTGCCGAATATTGTTCCTCCGGTGGCAACAAGATTTTCTTATCGCCCCACTCTTTATTGAGGTAGCGCGAAGTCCCTTCTTTTCTAACCTTATCAATAAGCCTCAAACAATCATCATAATTAAAAGTAAAAGGCAAATATTCGCCATTGGCAGCCGTCTTGCCCTGCCAAGAGAGAGAAAAATTTTTCGGACTTGAAATTTCTCTTCTATATTCTCTCAATTCTTCTGGGTCGTGAACTCCGTAAGGGAAGGAAGCGAAAAATTTATTTGGTACAAGCCAACTGCTGAGCCTTCCCATCATCTCATTCGCCACCTTGGCTCCGTAGAGCACGCTCCATGCGATACTATCTCTTTTATCCCTATCATGTGGATGAATTGCAACATAATATATCGGTATTCTTATTCTGGACTCGTGAGGAAAAACTTCAAAGTTTCTGTACGCATAAACAGGATCCTCTATATAGTCACCGAGCCTTTCCTTTATTAGTGGCATCATATCGTTATGGCAAATTACGAATATTGTCTCACAACCCGCATAACCACAATCAATCACTGCTCTCTCTACAGCTAAATAATCTTTAGCAATTGGCATTAAGCAGTCATGCCAAGGCATATTAAAGTCAAGCTTCTGCCCGGCCACGGGCACTATTCCAGCGAGATGATATCCAGGCTCCATTATAATTCCTCATTATCAAAAATTATATTTCCATATTTTACAAATTCTCTGCGCACTTGTGGCAGTACTTCTCTTTTTATAAAGTCTAGTTTAATTGGCCTATATCTCGGCTTATCCGGTTTGTTTCTGTAAAACCCGTTTTTTGGACCTCTTAAACCATTTTCTTTCAGAAACTTGTCTACTTTAAACCTAGTCATTGTATCAGAAAAATCAAAATTATTAAGTTCCTCTTCGCTCAGTGTCGATTGAGCGATGACCACATTTTGTGGTATTTTTCTAATAATAACCCTATGGGCCAAAGGGCTGCTGCTATCGTAAAGTTCTAAAAAATGTGTTTCTTTATTAATGTTCGAGGAAAACCAATCATATACCACATAGGAATTTGTTCTTTTAGACACATGAAAGGGGAGGCCTGTTACCAAGGAGTCATCAAAAATTCTTAAATTTTTATATTTTATATTTAATTTAACAGCATCTGAAACAAAAACACTCAGCAAGTTGTCTTCCGGCTCAACACGAATAGAATTTACTTTTTGGTTAATCGGACATTTGCCTTTCAAAATTAAATCAAAGAGCAGTTGATCCATTAGTGTTTTTTTATTTGCTATCATAGTGGGATAATTTATGCTGCTTAGTACCTCTTTATTTGCAAAAAGATCATATTTAAATACATCCTGCACGCCGCTCAAGATAAGCTTAGAATCACTATTGTTTGCATAAACAAATGAGGCCAAATTGTCACCAATCACGACCTCATCCCACTTGTAAACATGACTTTCTAGATCAACACCCAAAGATCTCCTCACAAGCTATCTTTACGGCCTTTCTGTGCCATCTATTTAAAAGCCTCAAATGTTTTGGCCTTTCTCGGCACCTGCCTCCTTTTTTTGGATATCTGATCCCAGTTACCCAAGCAGCGACCCATCTTCTTTTCGTAGTTTTATATTTACACTGTCTATCGACTTTTTTTAGCTTGCTGACAATGTGCTTTAACCAAGAATCAGCACAGGAAATTGGATCGGCTCTGTCTGTGCCATAGACTCTTTCATAGAACGGCCATTGCTGTAAAATACCCGCTGCCATGGGCCTTTTGCCGCTTTTACTAAATCTTCTATCGCCCCTTGCGTCACGATTATATCCCGATTCCATGCATGCTGCCGCCAATACCATTCCTCTTAGCTCAGGAGGCACTCCATATTTCTTTTCAACCTCAACCAGATCCCAAAGCAAATCAAAATCTATATTTTCTTGCTTCGCATATTTACAGTCTGTGGCTGCCAAAAAAACTATATCTTCATATGTAGGGCGCTTCTCTTTGCAGGCGTCTCTATCATAAGGCATCGTAGCAATAGCTAAAGTTAAAATTAAATGAATCATTCTACCTGCTTAGTCAGCTTTCTCGCGAACATTAGTAATTGCCAAGACATAATTTTCTAAAAGAAGATTGATCTCCTCTTCTCCTAGATTTACGGTCTGCAACATAGAGTTTTCAAATATTATTTCATCGCCTACGGAAAAGTCGCCCTTACAATCAGAAGCCGTTTCCACAATCTTTGCAAATCCATACTGTTCTGGGGGCTTATACCCCTCCGGCAGTAGAACTGTTGCTTCTTCTTCTTGCGCCTTTTCTACTTCTAACATTATCATTCTATTAACAGGCTTATAGCTCATATTGTCCTCCTATCCACACTTAGCATAGCCGCAGGATGTACATGTGATGCACCCCTCGATATAAACAAGCCCTTCAGAGCCGCATTCTGTGCAGGTTTTATCAGATGCTTTAGCCCCATCCTCAATATATTTCTTTAGCACTCTCGCCGTAACTTTAGAAAAGCTGAACATATCGCTGTCTCTATCCTTATTTAACTGTTCTACTACAAATTGTACACCAGACCCATGTCGTAATGCAAGGGAAATCATTCTTGTAAAAACAGAGTGATTAGGATTATCAAAAACTTTTACGATATCCTTGATAATAACTTCATCCCCATTGTCACCAAACTTAAGATCATATATACTATTAGTGCTTTTTCTAGTATGCTTGATAATGGTGCCGTGAGTATACTTTTTAGGAATTTCGACGAAAGTTGATAGGCCGCCCATAATCTCATATGGTTTATCATCCATCAATCCTACTAAAATAGTCCACTCTTCCCCCTTGATAGTCGGCCTGTGTATTTCGCATGATAGCTCTAGAGGCCTCTTAGGGGCATTGTTTTGCGGAAATAGAAGGTCTAGTTGTTCTTCCTGATCGTCGGTAATGAGAACTCCAGTTCTGGAGCCATCAACATACACTGTAACCCCTTTAAGGCCCTTTCTCCATGCATCAAAATATAACTCAGCAACCACTTCCGGTGAAGTTCCCTTTGGTAAGTTTATCGTTGAACTAATAGAGTGATCGATATGCCTTTGAATGAATGACTGTATGTCGATTCTTTTAGTCCAATCAATTTCATGACTTTCCGTAAAAAACGAAGGTACCTTCGCCGCGCCGGTCTTGTCCATATATTCTTGTAGATTGTGGTGATAGACTTTGAACTCTTTCCACCTATCTCCCAAATCATCAATAAAATCAGCGACCACATTTTCGCTATGATCTAGCTTTCTTCTTCTGGTGTAGGAATTCCTAAACACAGGTTCCAACCCCGAACTTGTCTGGCTCATAATCGAAACAGACCCCGTTGGTGCGTTTGTCAGAATAGATATGTTTCTTCTACCATGTTTTTCAATCTTTTTTTTCAAAGAAGCGGGTAGCGATTCTATGAAAGCGTTATTCTTTTCTGTTTCCCATGAAAAAACGGGGAAAGCGCCTCTCTCAATGGCCAATTCAACGCTCTCTTCATAGGCAGAAACTTTCAAAGTTTCATATATCTTATCAATAATTTTTAAACCATCATCAGAATCGTATGCGAGATTTAGACACGCTAATGCATCAGCCAAGCCGTGTGTCCCGAGCCCCGTTCTGCGTCCATTAGAGCAGGTATCGTAGAGCTTTTGCCACAAAGCCTTTTCATCAGCCATATCAGCCACTGTTCTAATGTTTTCAAGCTTTTCAAGCTCTAATTCAACAAGATCATCCGAGAGTCTCATTGCAGAGGATACAATGCGTGAAAATTTAGCAAAATCGAATGCAGCCTCATCCGTAAAAGGTCTTTTTACAAAGTTTTTTAGATTAATAGAGATTAATCTACAACTATCATAAGCCGATAGAGGTAATTCAGCACAAGGGTTTACACATTCTGTCTTAAACTGCTCATATTCGTTCGCAGGCAGATATTTTAGTATATTGTCCCACATGAGCAGCCCAGGTTCTGCTGTCGCTGTGGCAGACTCGACCACTAGTTGCCACAACTGCGAGGCATCAATATCTTTTGTTATAGTAGGTTCATCAGAGTCTACAGGAAACCTCAAAGTAAACGATTCGTTATTCTCTACTGCCTTCATGAACTCATCGCTTATCTTTACTGACACGTTGGCACCAGTAACTTTTGTCAAGTCCTGCTTCATTGTAATAAACTTTTCAATATCAGGGTGCCTGATGTCCATGCTAAGCATCAGGGCTCCCCGGCGTCCGTTCTGCCCAATCATGCGACAAACATAAGAATAAAAGTCCGCGAAACTCCAAGCACCACTAGTGGTACCGGCAGAATTGTTGACAGCCGCATTTTCTGGTCGCAGATAAGACAGGTCTAGTCCGACTCCGCACCTACGCTTGAATAGGTTGGCAAGATCTTTGCCCGCATCGACGATAGAAGATATGTTATCTTGAGGCGGCCCTACAACAACGCAATTAGACAAAGAGACGTTTACATGATTGTTGCCTATACCCATCATTGGCGACCCTTGGGGCACAATGTAATCAAAATTCTTGAGTACCTCAAACACCTGTTCTTCAGACATGGCTCGCAGGCCATTAAATTTATTCTCTACTCTTGCAAATTCTTTTGCCAGTCTTCTGTGCATATCAGCAGGAGTCTTTTCCAGTAAATTGCCTGCTTTATCTTTTAAACAATATTTTGTAATCCAGACATTTGTAGCCAATTCGTCGCCGTTAAAATATTCTAGAGTTGCCTCTTGTACCTCTTGCTTATCAAACATTATCTTTTATTCTCCTCCCATTGTTTGTATACTTTTTTCATCTCTTTTTGTTGTCTTTTGACTTCATTAACTTCTATTTCTTCGATAGTTTCATCAGTTGGCTCCAGAACTTCAATTTTTACATTTGATGTGTCAAAAAGCAAAGGAAAAACGATGCCATCCGGACCATTGCGATTTTTTGCAACATACATTTTACCAGTATTGGCCACCTTGTCTTCTTTGGTTCTCGAAACTGTGCATATAAAGTCAGCGACGAAGCACTTGTTAAAGGCTTCTGATATCGCTTCCATCGTAATTACCGCTTGATTCAAACCAGTCCTATTCGTTTGAGATGCTGTCCAAACCGGACATTCATATTCTTTCGCGATCGCTCGCAATTCTTCATAAATAGACTCTAGTTGGTTCCTTTTCTCTTTAAAATTTGTTGTTGCTTTCAAGATATCAGCGTAGTCTATTATGATTAGATCAACTTTCTTGTCTCTTTTCAATAACTTATCTAGTGATGCTCTTATCGTGTTTACGGTTGCAGACTTCGTAGGATATTCTTTGATAAATAAATCACCCTTTACATCCAAACATGTTTCTTTGATCTTGTCCTTAAAAGCATTTAGTCCAGAAAGTGGGTATCTAGTTATGCAACTGTCGTATCTTTGTCCGACCACCTCTTCTGAAAGCTCTAGGGTGTAATGCGCAACGGTTTTTCCCGATATAAGCGCACTAGCCCCTAAATGTACAAGTGCGTGAGATTTTCCAGCGCCAGTCGGAGCAACAACAACTCCCAGTTCGCCCTTGCCTATACCTCCTTTGGTTATTTTATCGATCCTGCCCCATCCAGTGCTGATCGGGTTACGGGCTTTGAATACATAACGAAGTTCAAAATCCTTTTTATAGTCATGGCCGTGGTCATTATCTACGCCAAGCTTTACAGCTTCGTCTATAACTTTTTTAATCTCTTCAAACGAAGAACTGTCCAGAAGTCCGACTGAAACCATCATCGCTTCTTTTAGCTTTTGCTTTTTACAAAAGTCCAATGAGGTTTCTTTAACATAGTCAGAATCTTCGATATCTTTAGTTCTTACTCTCGTGAAGAAATCACGAACTTGCTTTTTTACCAGATCAGCATGTTCCTCTAATTCGGTTCTAAGTATAGAGTCTAAAATTTCACTGCTAGGGTGTACTTTATATTTCTCTCTATACTCGAAAACCAAACTTGTGAAAACCTGTAAATATTTGGATTCAAAAAACTTAACATCCAAAACTTCTTGAATTTGCTCCGAGAAGATCCGGTCTTCTAAGATTAGTTGTACAAGTTTTTCTTGAAAGTTTTTTCCATATAAAGAAAAGTCTTCTTGCACCTTCCCCTCCTAGTTCTGTGCTAATATACAAAAAACGAAGCTATTTGTCAATGAGTATTTTATTAAATCGCTGGAAAAGATCCGCCCAGCTACTCTCGCCAAATCCATCAAGCGTCATCATCTTGATCACTTCTGTCTTATTAAGGATTAAATCATCTTTATCAATAATAGATCGTATTTTCATTTTTGTGCTCGCGCTAATATTTGGCGAATCTAATTGCATCAATTTATAGTTCTCTCGGATTAGTGATTCTTGGCCTAAAATAGAAGGGAACGCCTTGACTGTGTCGATATTGCCCCGGCAGTGCTCTAATATCGCTGCTATAGAGCACTCTGCTTCTTCTCTCATAAAGGGAAATCTTTTTTTGACAGTCGCTAATCCCACGCCCTTAACGCCGGGTAAATTATCATTTTTATCGCCTGCTATGGCTCTTGCCAGTGCAAAATTATTTGGATGGATTCCATATTCTTCAACAACACGATTGACATTCAAAACTTGATCTTGTGTCGGCCTATACAATACTGTCTCTTTATCCAACACCTGTATAAAGTCTTTGTCGCTAGAAACTATAACCTTTTGCCAACCAGAATAGTTTTGCAATCTACAAGAGAATGCTATCAAATCATCTGCCTCTATGTTCTCAAACATTAACTGCGTAACTGGCATGTAGCTTAGGTACTCAACAAGGCGTGTTTGTTGCCAAATTTTATTTTGCAACTCTTGGTTTTCTGTTAGGTTCCTTATCGTTCTATTCAGACGAATTGGATTGCGACCCTCTTTATAGTTCTTATTGACACTTTTTCTACGTCTTGAGCCGCCTGCTCCGTCCCAACAAACCACTATCCTATCTGGCTTTATATCTCGGCAGAGCTTCTGTAATATCTTAAGAAAGCCCTTTAGTCCACCAATTGGTTGTCCGTTAGTGGATAAAGAAGGGTCAACTATATACGCTCGATAATAAGAATTTAAAGCGTCTACAAATAGAACTCTCTTAGTCTTTGCCTTGGATCTTATCAACTTTTAACACCCTGAACGCTAAAACGCCGTTTATCTTCTTCGCTGCCAACGCTAGTTTGTTCAAGTGAAGTTTCAAACTTGGGTTTGTTAAAAAGAATTTTATTGTACATACTGTCAACTCCGATTTTTCACTCAAGCTCTTAGATGGGAATGAGTTAACAATTGTAACACCACACAGCGCCCTCATTTCATCAAGAATTTCAGTAATATTAGTTTCTTTATCAGATTTTACAGATACTTCTGCTTTATAAACATCGTGTTGTAGTGCTTCTAAAATAACTTCTTTGATTTTGTCTTTTAAAACCATGTATTTATCCTCTGTGTATAAATAGTTCGAAGTTATTTTAGAACCCATTACTCCGCATCTACATCATAAAAATCTGCTGCGTCTCCTGTTCTATTGTGGAACTTAAATATGATCTCTTCTTCCATGATCTCTAAAATACGATCTTTGAACTTTTCGTCTTTTAGCTTTTCGCTCCAACTAGAACCTTGAAACTTTTCTTCAGTTCCATCTTTATAGGAAATAGCATACCAGGGGCCTCTTGAAGTAAAGTGCTCAGAAGACTTTATCGCTTCCAGCCAGCTTTCCTCATCTTGGACTCTGACATCGTCACCCCACAAAATCTTGAAGGTGCACTCCCTGGCCTGTGTTCCAAACTTGGACTTTTCTAACTTTGCTTTGACTTCCGAACCAATTCTAAAGCCATTTTCGTCTTTAACAAACGAAGCCTTAGACTTACGTCCAGTAAGCCAAATGCGCAAATCATATGCGTAATGCATCGCCTTTCCACCGGGCGTAAAATAAGGCGTTGTCATCGCCTCCGCAACATTGGACGTAATATTGGTCTTTAGCTGGTTAAGAACAAGCAAGGTTGCCTCTGCATTGGCCAGAGGAATAGTCAACTTTGCCATGCCCTTGGATAAAATTCTGGGCTTGACAGCCATTGAAGAGAGAGGGTTAAAATCTCCCTCAATATCGGTGATCGCTGGGGTTAAGGCCAAGCTGTCCCAAACAAAGAGCATTTTATTTTGATTACTGCCAAGTAATTCTTCAATGGTCTCAAGAACAAACTCTACACTCTCCGCTTGGATGTATAGAACACGATCCAAGTCACACCCCGCCTTGGCAAGAAAGTCGGGATCAATCGCAGACTCTGAGTCGAAGTAAATAACATCAATATCCTGTTTTTGAGCATTCGCAGCAATTTGTGCCGCGAGATAAGACTTTCCTGTAGATTCAAGGCCAGCGATCTCTGTTATTTTTCCGATCGGAATCCCTGCAAGTTTTCCTTTGCAGATGATAGAATCCAGCCATCGCGAGCCAGTAGGAATCCATCCTCTCACCTCAGTGGGGTTGTCTTCCGTCAAGTTATAGGCCAAATCATAGCCTGCTTTGCGATTAATAATTTTTCGCATCTCGTCCATACTTAGCCGACCTAAATTGTTTGTAGATGCTTTTTTACTGCTTCTTGCCATTATAAAATCCTAATTATAGTGTTAAAGGGCGACGCGAGGTGTAAAGTGGAGGGGGGCCAACTAAACACCCCGCGTCGCGGGTAGTGCCTAAGAGTTCATCAACTCGTTAAAGGCACTGTCGACAGAGTTGTCTTCGCTTGTTAAATTAGCTTGGGACGTGCTATCGCCGCCCGCATCCGACACCTCTTCATCGATACTAGTCATATAGTCATGTAGCATCTTTCCAACATCTTCCGGGCTTGGACGCTCAAAGAGCGAGTCTACATCCGGAATAGAATCAAGTAGCTTCCCTGCCTCGTCACTGTCCTCCACCATAGGAGACGTGTGTCTACGTGGAGTGATTGTGGTCTGCGGGAACTGAGCGCCTGCGGGCTTGCCATAAGTGATGACAAGATCTGTCCCGCTATCAACATCAGTAATATCCCCGTAATCCGGGTTTAGAACAAGGTTTAGAAGCTCTTGGTAGGCAGTGCGGCCAAATCCCCACATCCTTACCCCCTGGTCCTCTTCTCCTCGCACAATTACTGGTGCAAAAAAGCGTTGGCGGGCGCTTAGGCTCTTTGCCATCTTGACACTGTCAGGATCCCCCTGCTTGTAGAGAGTTCTTACAAAGTCATCAAGAGGACACTCATCTCCAAAGTTCTTTTTTGGGCTTAGGAATGGTGTATTGTTGCCAAGATTGTAATGGAACCAAAATTCCTTAAACGGGTCGCCATCGGCAGTAGGCACAATGCGAATAGTCTGTTCTCCGTCCTTTGGTCGCCAAAAATTGTTTTTTTCGCTGCCTTTGCGATTCAAAGACGCCAACTTCTCTTTCATTTTAGTCATATCAATACCCATAATAAACTCCTTTTAATTAATGGGATAGAGTATGGTTGGCAAATTTCCCAACCATCTCATTTGTGTCGCAACTATACCTGACTCAAGAACACTTGTAAAGCTAAAAATCAAATTTTTGTTCTTGAATGAGTGACGAATGCATAACACAGTAAGCATAATCTCTTTCATATTCAGTAGGATAGATGCCAAAAGACGCTCTGGTTTTTTCTTCGTTCTTTTCTTTGACCGAAGCGGTTATTTTTCGTAATAACGAGCCATCCGTCTCTAGTTTTTCTTTATTAATCGCGTAATAAAGGCGAATTTCACGAGGATGACTTAGGTCGTAGAAAATGTTTGTCTCGCCCGTATCCGAATCCACTATACCGAATGTAGTTATCCTGCAAACATCTAAAGGATCCGAAAAGGTGTTTATAACTGGGTCTGTATTATAGCAAACGTTGAGCATGTGCATTGTAGAAACAAGCGTATGATTTATTTTGTCGTGATATCCAATAACAGGCACCTCGCCAAGAGCGGCTTCGATCTTAGAATTTTCTACAATATACATTCTTTCTAGAAGCGCCGATCTTGCGTACTGCTGCAAAACATTGAAAACAACCTTATGCTGCTTATGCTTTATATCAGACAGAAGGCTTTCATCCGGCTTAATATAAAGAACATAAAGCGGATGTTGCTTTAGTTTTTCTAGAACCCTAAGTGAAGCCCCCGAAATATCTCCCGATCCTCCTAAAATTAGCAAAACTGGGCCTGAAATTTTTTCAAAAAAGGCTTTTCTCAACCTAGTCTTGCTCTCATAATCTTCGTGAGACTTTTGCGGAGTTATGTACAAGTAATTGGGTTCTTTTTTCTTCTCAGAATTTATTTTATAAACTTCATATTGTGGGTACGACTTAAAACAGTCGGCAACAGCACACCCTGCATCCCCTAGCCCGATAATAGTTTCCATTATAACCTCTTTGTTTTCATTGAGCCATAATCCTTGCCTATGCTCATGTTTACCTTAAATTTAGCTAACTCAGTCTCAGAAAAAACACTTACCATCTCGCTGAGTAGGTCTTTATCTTCCATATCAAAATCAACCACCAACGAGTCATGTACTGAAAACGCCACGTATGACTTTCTGTTTTTTAGCAAGCTAAAGACTTTTATCATCGAACGCAAAAACATGTCGCTGGTTGTGCTTTGTACGATGTAATTGAAAGCGCGCCGGTCGTCTACTTCTATTGTTCTTCCAAAAGGTGTCTTGACTTCTTCACCATTGAAGTATTTTTTCGTGATGTCTCCTCTCTTAAAAACAGACTCTAATTTATCATTCTTCGCCAATGGATTATATAGCCATGCAAAAACCTTCTTTTTTATTTCCTCTCTATTGTCCGTGGATGCAAAAATATTGTTGCCTATCCACTCATGTATATCTTTATCAGGCTGTTCTACTCCAGAAAGTGCTAAAACTGTTCTCAGTTCCGCAGCGTTGAAGTCCAATTCAATAAAAAGATCATTATTTGGTTTAATAACTGCTCTAAAGTCCTTGTCCAAAGTCAGGATTGGGAAAGATCCTTTCTTAGTCGTAAGCCGTCCGGTTCTTGTACCGGCGATATCGTAAGATATGTATGGACTAAAAGAATTAATCTTCTTAAGGAAGTTCCTGGTTTTGGGCTTTGCAAATATGTCTCTAATTCCACCCACGTCTATGTTTAGCTTCCTATATTTTACGTCATGTATTATAGAAGAGAGTTCAACCAAAAAATCATAATTGTCTGGCTTATGGTGCGTATTTAAAACGTGCTCCGTTATCTGATTCTTCATATCGCAATACTCTAGTAAAAACCGCTCTTGAACTAGGTCAAAAAAACACAGTTCATTCATATCAACTTTCGCAGTCCGAAAAGACCTTTGGAAGGCCTTAAGTTTTCTGTTTATCTTGGCCCACTCTTCTTTCAAATGAGCGGGACACACATCAGCCAAAGAAGACCCGATGCAATATAGACTTGCATACTCTATCTCACCGGGAACGTAAGGAACATACCCCCAGGTTTTAGTCATCCCCTTCGGGATGCCATTAAAGTCAAGCTCGCCGTTTGTGTACACAGCAACACACTGGTTTTTGTCATCAAGCGTTTGAAATAGCATTATATCTCTATATTGATTCGTCTTTTAATCTCTATATCACTATAGATGGAAGCTAAAGACAAGTCAATAGAATTATTTTTTTTGCTCCTTGCAAACACTGACTTTAACAGGGAGTTTGTTTTGGCCTCTGTCATGCTAATTTTCTCTTCCGCCAGTCTCAATTTAAAATAAAGTTTAATCCAATTCTTAGCGCCATATTGATTAATCGCATTGATGCCGTCAATAGAGCCTCTTTCAGATGTTCTTATTTTAACTCTCGTTTTATTACATTTTTCATCAAAGACTATTTCCGGATTTATTGACCGTGGTTGTCTAGAAACATATGTGTTATAGAAAGTTGTAGCATGCTTTATCAATAAACTCATATCTAGTAGCGACGTTCTTACATATTGTTCTTCAAAAAGATTATCTCTGCTTAATTTATACTGCTCCATAAAAAGCTTCATTCTTGGCGAAGAAACGTTAGCTATAAGTCTCCACGGCACATCTCTATCTATTACAAAGCCAAAATGTATAGCTATTTTAGAAAAAGAATCAAAATTTGGATTTTCATAAAAATCTTGGACCTTGCTAGACTCATTAGATTTGCTAATATTTTCCAATTCTATTGCAAGACCTCCGTTTAATACATTCGAATATAAACTTCTAGTAAAGCCAGTCCGTGTTAGCGGAGCTTCTTGTGCTGTTTGGTGAAGAAAATCTTCAAAATGAACCATAAAACTTTTAAAGTTTGTCATTTTTTCGATCAGACCTCTAGAAATCATAAAAGAATTAAATGCTTCAAAGTAAGTCTGCATATAGGATTCATGAGTATTTTTTATGCTTTGGTAGCCTTTTCGTATGTTTAAGTTTACAAGAGTGGCCGGTGTGGCGTTTATTATATTATTATTCTTTGCAATATTATAATATGTGGTCATTGCTTCAAAAGCGTCATGAACGAACTTTGTTACAAAAATAGGATTAGTTTCGCTGTTTATCAAAGATAAATAACCCCTGTCAACACCATCTTGGTAGCTGCCCGCAACGTTTACGGTATTGAAGGCTGTGTCTACCAAGCCATAAAACCTATATAAGCCTCTAGTAGAAGCTACATTTTCTATATTTCTTTCTAAAAGATACTCTATTTCTTCATTTTGTCTAGAAAAAAAAGCAGTTCCGGCTTTCATGCCGCTCTTATAAAGTTTTGATGTTGTATCTACCATATTTTAAACTCCTGCCTCGTAATCAGCGTCCAACGTAGTCTGAAAGCCGCCGGAAGGGTCTATACTGCTCCTAACTTTTGTCACTACGTAGTATCCGCCAATACCAAGAGTAGAGGCGATTATTTTAGGCGTTACAATTCCACCAGTTGGATTACCAAAAGGTTTCCGTATTCCAGGAAAATTTGGTTTGATCAGGACAACCATCCCAGGATAGAATATTGTGTTTCCAAATAAATCAATCTCAGCGCTATGGAACTTCAACATTCTTCTAACCTTGCTATCTCCGCTTTTATCATTTAATGTTGCATCGGCGGCTTCTTGGAAATATGGTATATCATTTCCCTTAAATTTAATACTTTTAGTAAGACCCTTATTATATCCTGTTCCGAGTACCATAATCCGACCGGCCTCTTCCTCTGACTTATACTTTTCACTTCCTTTTAGCGCAGTTCTAGAGTCCATGAAAATATAATAATAGGAATTAGTGTTTTTCAACGTGTAGGCTCCTGATCCGGATTTGGTCTCTATGCTATCCGCGTTAACGCGGTCTCCTCTTTTTAAAGCGACTCCCGTTTCTTTGTTTTTTATTTCCGCCGCTGTGTTGTAAACTTGGCCTTTAATAGTATAAAGATCGGAAACTTCAGCACTCTCTTGGCAATCCGCTCCCAGCGCCGGTAATATCAATTTATCAAGCATGTTCTCTATGAATCTTCCTATATCATAAGTAACAATCCCCTTTTCCATAACCTCTGTTAAGTACCAGTAAGTGAATAAATCCATGGAGACCGGGATATCTGCTATTGATATGTCTTCTCTTCCAAAAGGGCCGGTTTCTGTATTTGCAGATCCAACAATTAGATTAAATTTCTCTAGAAATCGGCTCTTCGTTGTGCTCCTGCCGCTATAAACTCTCTTCATTACTACGTCTAAAATGGAACCAAGAGTTACAAAATAAATTGTATAGCCCCCATCAAACCTGCCTTCAGGACCGCCAGCCGCAGGAAAATCTCTGTCATTATTTTGACGTTTAGCTCTGTTCCTGAACGCTTTATTAGTTTGTGATATTAAATTATCAGCAAGACGATTTTTTCGACCAATGTCTATGGACTCAACGCTAAACTCCGTAACATTTTTGTCTTTTATTTTAGGAACGCCTCTTGAGGAAACAGATAATTTTCTGTTAACATTTTTCCTCTGGTAATGCGCTACCGACTCTGGTGGTATAACAGCCTTATATACCCAGTTTTCTTTAAAAACTTCTTCAAGCAGGCCATCGTGATTTATCAACATACCCTCTTGCTTAATTTCATTAACTTTTCTAGAGGCTTCGTCTACAAGTTTTTGTCTAAAATCTTTTTTGGTTTGTTCATTAGAGCTTTGCGCTGTGTCGAACCTATTAATATATTCAATGAAGCCAATGTCTTCTTGGTTGTCAATTTGTCCAAAAACGGCTTCTTCTTTAACTTTGTCATTACCCGCATTTCGTATAATTTGTAAAAGGTATTCTTTAAAAATAACTGTATTGTCCACCAAAGAAACGTTCACGTCTAAATCTAGTCCGGTTGCTACCGTTCCGTCTTGTAAATTAAACATTTGTTTTAAAGTTTGCTTGCCTTTTTCTGCTCTGTTGGCTAAACAGTCTACCAAGTATTCGGCAATTTTTATTTTATGTTCTTGGTATCCGTCATCAGTATCAGGATTGAGAAAAATATCAAATTTTAATCCCGATAACAGGTCGTTTATCCATCCTCTATATTCTGCAAATACTTTTAACGATCCGTCTTCATTAACTTCATAATTGAAGCTAGTAATTGTCAAAAAAATAGAGAGTTTCGCTGACTTGGCTGCTTTTGAGATTTCTTTTGCTCGAATGTCTCCCACGATGCTAGTCAGATCGTCTGGAGTCTGCCATCCCACCTCCGCTTTAATAGCAAAAGGTTCATTTCCTGCCGGATATGCCGCTAAGTCTGAATAGCTGAGTTTTTTATTTGAAATATTAAATTCCGCAATAAAATCGGACATGGATTTAAAAAAATATGTTGCATTGCAAACTAATATCTTTTCAGCAGTAGCATAGTCTTGCCCTTCAAAAGAAAAAGAAAAAGATTCTATTCCAGCATCATCACCACGCTCTCTTTTGCCCATTGTGAGCATCGAAGGATCCTTAAAATCGCTATGTGTCCCGAACTTAAAAGGTATTGTTTTTAATTCGCTCAACTGGCCATATATATCGTAAAACACCTTAGATAATTTTATTCTAGGCAAGAGCATGGACATCTCTAGAGAGGTCAAATCTGCAAATGCTCTTTGTCCTTTGTGAAAAGTCAAGTTATTTGTCGCTATAAAAGGTTCCCCCTGGACTGAAACGAAGTTCGAATACGAAGTTTTGCCTATATCAGTGCTATTAAAAATCTTATCAAAATTATTTGTCAAAAAGCACTGGTCTTGAAAGCGCCTTTCTCTTTCTATTTCTTCTGTCGATGGTTCTGTATCGACCTCCGCTGGCTCTAACTCCTCTGGGTCTGTGCCTTTAGATATCCCTGCTACATCTTTTATCCTATCTTTAACATTTTTTCTCTCAATTAATCTACCTTCTACCCATTTTACATATTTTTGCAGAGTGCCAGTTGAATCGATTACTTCTTTTCTAAAAAGTCGAAGATATTCTATGTTTTCTATGTCTGCCTTAGTAAATTTATCGCCTATATTAAAAAGTCTTTCAGTATGGAATATAAATTCATAAATCCCTCCACCAGGAGAAGGAGCATTTGATGAGTCATAAGATTCGTCAGGCCCCTGCGGAAAAGCCCAGGCCAAATTAGCAGGCAATCTTTCAAGGGATTGCGTAAATTCCTTCGCCCGAGTGATCTGTGCCCCTGCGGAAAATGTGGTTAGGTTATAAATGTCTTTTATGTTGTAGAAATCTGGGTTAAGAAAAGAGAGTAGTGCCGCTTTATCGCCGTCGAAGTCTCGTTCGTTTATCCCTGCCCTCTTTAACATATCGAGGTATTGGAGGGCCTGCACACGATCATCCGCGTTTAGGTATTTTTGTATATTTCCATTATTATAATGCTCTATTAAAGATTTTATTTTTTTATAGGCATCTAATCTCGCTTCAGTTAGGCCAAAAAGTTGTACAGATTTATATTCATTAGAGAGAGATCTTATGGCCTCTTTCTTTTGTTCATCGAGGTTAGCAATAACTACATCTTGATTTTCTATTTTCGCCAGAGCCAAGCCCGCCCTCAATTGAACAGTCGGGTCGTTCGGGTCGGGTGCTGTTTTGGAGTTTTGTGCCTCTAAAAAGTATTCTTCAAATTCAGCGAGTTCTTCCGCTAAAATATCGTCCAAGTTTGTTGAATAAGGTGAACTCTTCGCCATCTTTAGACTCCTAATATTTCTAACATCAAATCAAGATTTAATGGCACAAGAACAACATCTCCAAGGCTTAAATGTGCTTCAGTCGGCTTTTGATTAAAAAAAGCTATCACCCACCAAAGCTCTTGATCCCCGTAGTATTTGTATGCCAATTTATAGTATCTATCCCCAGTTGACCAAACGTGTCTAGTAATGTCCAATCTGCTGGCCTCTGCTGCTGTAGGATAATCAAGAATAGGCGTTTTATAAATCATTAATTGAGACAAGTTTCTTTTTTTTAAAAGACTTTTATAGTAGTTTTTTAAAACTTGAATCGTCTCTCTATTTTCGTATCTTATGCCCATTTATTATTCCTCGTCAGTTTTTGGAAAAGCTCTCGGCGCTGGGGGTAAAAACGGTTGCCCTGCCGCTTGTTCGGCCAAAACTCTGCTGACTCCTGGCTCTGCCGAGCTTCTTCTTAGCGATTTAGGGAGCGACGAAACATAAGTACCATTCTCATCTATCGTTAACTCTGCGCCGACAATAGTAGTTCCTAGATCTCTTCTTATGTCATTAGCCGCATAAGGAAAGTTTTCTTCTTCAAATTCGCCGTCCCCCATCCAGCCAAGGTTATGCGTGTGCAGTACATGTATAGAACATTGTAGTTGAAAGTTTTTGGGGAACAAGCCCCCTCCTAGAGCAAAATATCCACTCTCTACAACCGGAGCGTGTCTAAATCCATCAATAGTACAAACAAGGCCGCCCGTTTCGGCATCTGAAGAGGCTCCGGAAGTGGAGGCATCGGTTATTAAATTCATAAACTTTACTTTAAAAATTGGAGCAGTCTTTATTCTCTTACCATCAGTCTCCGATCCTTCATATGAAGGATAGAGCATTTGGACTAGCGTTGATATCCGCTGCTGGTTTTCTACGGCCTCTTCAATCGAGCCAGCCAAGACATCCCAGCCTAGATTTATCGTTCTTTGTGTATGTTGAAATGTATGAATCGGATCCATCTTACCAAAGACTGGGGTTCTCTTCCAGGTGCTATTAAAATTATCTTCATATTGCGTCAAAAACGCCTTGAAGCGAACTGCCTTCATACTAGGCACCTGATAAAATTCAATGAATTGCCCCTTGTTGGCTAAATTATCACTGGCGTCTGCGCCTAAATCAAACCACTGTAATTCATCTTTTTTAGCCACAATTTAACCCCCTAAGCCATTCCGTTGGCTTTTAACCCAACATTAGTAAGTGTTTTAGATATTTTCACAGTTTCTTCGGCACTAAAGGTAAGATTTAAAGTTGCATTATCTATCACGAATTCACTCTGGGCTGTCCGCTGTGATTGTGTTGCTCCCGGTGTTGCTCTATCATTACCTTCAAACAATTTATAGCCCGCATAGCCAAGCGCCGCCACTCCAGCAAGGACTGCTAAGACTTTACCAGCAACCAGCAAGCCACCCGCTCCAGCAACAGCAGCGCCACTAGCAGCGGCTGTTGTGCCAGCCCCAGCAGCAACTCCGCTACCGGCAGCCAAGACTCCAGCGGCCCCGGCTATGCCCTTGAGCGCAGGAGTTATTGCCAAAGCGGCGGCCCCTACTTTAAAAATCATAGTAGCAAGAAGTCCAACCGCCGCAGTTATTGACCCGATAACGGTTATAACTACTAAACCCCACGGCTCCACCCAACTGCCCGATTCCTTCCATTCTAGGAAACTTCTAGCTATGTCCAGGGTGCCTTTTAATATGTCTTCTATAACTTCGCCGTATTCGGCAACAAATTTTGCAACAGCAAGTTGTAATTTTTCAATTACTGGCGTGGCTTCGTCGACTGCTTTTTTGAGCGCGTTTTGTGACGCCTGTGCCGCATCTGTTTGCTGTTTATACGCTTCATACTCTGCGGCGGACATACCAAACAATTTGTTTGCTTCCGCCATATCCGTGATACCAACGGCAGTGGCGATTGCCTTTTGTCTAAACCTGTCCATGTCTTTAAACGCAATTCCTTGCGCTTGAACTGTTTTAATTATTGTTTCTAGTCTTTCTTCCTCACTCATTCTTAATAACTCTGTGGAGTTGAGGAACGCTCCTCCCAAAATACTGTTCAATGACGCGGCTGCTTGCGCCGACTGCTGGAAAGTATCAAATTTAGCTGCAACGCTCAGTAAGGTTTGCATTGATGCACCAGATGCCCTTGCTTGCGCGGACATGGCCTTAAACACCTCCATCATTTCGTCACCATGAGCGGCTAATGTTGGCATTGCGGAGTTTAGTTGTTCAAAGGACTCCCCTAGATCCATGGTCAAGCCTTTGGATAGCTTAAACATTTCGAGCGCAGTTTTTTTAGTTTGTGCTTCATTCTGTTTTAAGCCTCTCTGAAAGAAGGAAAGGGCTTTCGTTGTTTGTCCCGCATCTGCTCCAAGTCTGCTCATAAACCCTACCGTGTTTATTAGCTCATCGCTAAAGCTTTTATTTCTATCAGTAGCCAAATCTAAGTTTTTGGCCAAAGCTATTGCTGCTTCGCCTGCTACTTCCGCAGTAATCCCATAGTCAATATTTTGCAGGGCGGATTGCCTAGCTATTTCTACATATTTCTCTCCGCTTAGAACGCTCTTATTCACAGAAGCAGACATCTCATCAAAAGCAATTGCAACATCTTTTAAACGCTTAAATAAGAACATTGCGGCATCTTGCACAGCGGTTAATATAAACCCTGTGGCTGCCATCAAGATATTGGCCTTGCTAAAAGTGCCCTCAAAGCCTTTTTTAAAGCCTTCCATCGCTTTTTGACCTTCCTCTGTTTTGCTGTTCATCATACCCAGCTTTATAATAGAGCCAGCAAGCCCCTTTTCAAAATTCTTAGGTATTCCGAAAGCTCTTCCGAGGTCTTTTATATTATCCGCAGCAGTTTTGCCGACATCTTGTAGTTCTTTTATTTTATTAGTGACTTCCTGATATTTCTCGCTGGCCTTATCAAGCTCCGCGCGGATCTTTTTCATGGCCTCTGTATTATCTTTTCTTAACTGTAAAAGTCTTTTTAGAGTCGCTTCTTCTTCTGGACCGAGTTCTGCCTTTTTCTGGAGTTCTACTATCTCCTTGGTGTACTCAAGCCGCTCCTCTCGTTTCACTTCGAGAAGAGCCTTCCGAGCCTCTGTTTCTTCTTTGATCCTACTTATATTTTCAATTTTTATCTCATCTTCTTCTGCCACGAGCTAGCCTCCTATTTAAAAGGCCACTTCAGGCCGGTGGCTTTCTGGAATTTAGCCACCGCTTTATCAAGAAGAGTCTTATTATTTAATGTTCTAGAATCAGTAAGGCCATGCTTTTTGTAGGCCTCCATATATTTCTTTTCGCTGTTTAGAGCGTTGCTAAAAGCTTTAATTTCCGAAGGGGTGCCCTTTACTTTTAAAGGTATACCAAGATCGTATCCGAATAGTCTTTTTAGACCCATTTCAGCAAAATAGCCAAAAGTCTCCAAGAAGCCTTCATTTAGCTCCGAAGTTCTTTTTGCTGCGCCTAGATCGAATACCTTTTCTTCCATTACAAAGCTCCTTCTAAGTAAATAGTTTATAACAGATTATTTACCCTTTGTAGCTTTTTCCATCGCTTTGTTCTCTTTATCTATCTGCTGCGATAGCCTGTGCAAAAACCAAGCGCGGATCTTGATGGGGAGGTTATATGCCTCCATAAAAGACCAATTGCCATGGTATTTTAAGAAAAATATCTGCTCATATACGTTTTCTATATATATGTTATCGAGGCCAAAAGAAGTCCGCTGTGAGCGGCACCTCCATAATTTGCTCATGGCCACAATCAGAGCAAGTAAATTCCTGTTGCATGTCAATATCAGGAACAATTTTCGTGTAAGCACCTCTTAAGTGTCTAGAATCAAAAGCAGGCATACTATCAACGAATTTATTAATAGTTGCAGAATCTGCGTCGCCGTTGATCGCTACTATCATTCGCTTTAGCTGCGTAGTTAAAGCATTATCTGCTAGCTTATTCTTCTTTCTTCTTTCCGCCTGTTGAGCGATAAATCTTTCATCTGCGCCAGTCATAGGGCGAACCTCAACGGTGGCTCCCGTCTTTGGCAATTGTATACTAAAAGTATTCGCGCCCGTAAAGCTGATCCCTAGATCGTCGTCTGAAAAGATCTCTTTTACTTCAACTTCGTCAAGATCAAAAGAATACTCGACAGTAGAGCCACAAGAAGGACAAGGTACTTTCGTCTCATACTCATTGCCATAGCCGCTCGCCCTAGCAGCAATTACTAAAGCGTTCTTGTCTCCTACCAAGAGAGTATCAAGTGTGATTCTTTTATCGATCAAAAGACTCTGTAGAAGCCTATCGATAACAATACCTTTTTTGATTAACGCCTGGGAGGTTAGGATATCTTCTTCCTTCGCCGTCATGAAGCGCATCTCCACCGTCTCAACATTATGCAGCGGGTGACCCTCTGGGTAAAATTTACCTTTAGATGGGATCTCCACTAACTCGGTAGGAACAGCAAAAGAGAGGGGATCTCCTTGCTGAATCTGAGGCTGTGGGACGTCCTCTGGGACTCCCATGCGGGCCTCGTTCCTGCTTGAACTCATATTTACCTCACTATGTTATTAGTTCTTTAAATACCGCTTGAAGGGGTACTTGTTGTCTCGTATGTAGCGAAATCATATCTTAATCCGAGAACGATGTCAACAAGACTGTCGTCTTCGTAGCTCAAATCACCCCAATTAACTCTAGAAACAAATGCGTTGTTTAGTGTCCATGTATCTAGAATATCATCTAAGCCACCCGGTCCAAGATGAGAAATAGTCACATTGTTCATGGCAGCGGTAGAGTTCTTCTTAGAAACTGTTCCCGACTCTGCTTCCGCTTGGCTTGTTGGCGGAATATATCCAGAGGAAATAAGAACTTGGTACATGGTCGCAGTTGAATCAGGTCTTAGCGGATCAACAAGCGTAACTTCAATCTCATTCCAGGTAACTGTTCCGGGGTAGTAGAACTTATGATTAAGATAAGTATGCTCCGTTACATTGATGTCGAAGCTGGGCTTTGCGCCTGACTTTACAATCCAATGCTCGATTCCCCCTAGTGATAAAATAAATCTTGATTTTCTCTTTGGCTCAATACTTTGATCAGACCAGAATGAAGTTGACCCCATGTTTTTAGTTCTCCTCTATAATTTAAATAGATATTTGTTTTATTTTTAGTCCTCGAAAGACGCTCCACTATTAGTAATTGTGAAGTCAATAGCGATGTATTCTACAGCCTTTGTTGGCTTTAAGAAGATCTTCGCATAAATAATGTTTCTATCAACTAGGTCTGGTGTAGTCGTCGTATTATCGAGGACAACCTTGAAATCATCTAGACCAAATCTAGCCTTAATGCTCGCTAGGAACGGATTAACCTTTCCTGTGAACCTATTCCACGTTGTGACTGTATTCTGGTCGAACAGGACCTGATTAGCCATCTGGGAAATACTCTTCTTAACAAAGATCATCAATCTTCTAACATTCACTCTATCAAGAGCCGAAGGTGTTACTTGAAGAGTCTTCTGTCCGAAGATAACGATACCTTCATTTGGGAAAGAAGCGATAGGATTAATGTTTGCATCATAAAGTTTATCGCGGTCTTCAGCAGCGAGTCTTTCAGACACGCCCACTACCGGAATTCCTGCGTCTCCCTTGGAGAGGCCGCCTCTGTTGAAGCCAGCAGGAGCAAACCAAAGGTCTTGCTTTCTTTCGCTGTTAGACATAGCACCCAGCGCAGCAATAGACGGAGGCACCCAAACTGTAGCGTTATTCAGAGTGTCTCTAATCTGCACCCAGGGGTAATACGCGCATCCGTAGCTAGAATTAATGCCCCGATTATTTAGACTATCAATTGTTGCCTTGACGCTACCCAGTCTTCCTGACTGTGCTGTCGTGTTTTCTGAGCTAGGCACGTAGCCTCCTGCTAGATCTACAACTGCTAGCGCGTCACCACGATCCTCGCAAATATTGATTAGATGATCAGTCAAGCCGCTAGTCGTAATACCAGGAGCAACGGCGAGGTTGTAGTCAACAACTTCCGGATCTTTTGCAGAATCAATAGCTCTCTTAACAGAGTTATAAGCATAATTCGTTAATTCTGTTCCATCAGCAGTAAATGTATTTCTAAACGGATCTGATTCATCAATTCTAAGCCCATCAAAGCCGCCATAAAAAACAGTCGTAAACTTATTAAATCCTGCGCTTAAGATATCTTGCCATGAACCAGAACCTGCGGTTATTGAACGCCCCGCCGCACGACTACCTGAATCATAGTTTACTGTCAGGCCAGAAGAAGAGCTTAGATCGTCTAGCGAGAAAACCCAAGACCATTCAAGTTCATTAGCGACAGTGTCGCTATCTTTATGGCTATCAGGGAGCGCCCTAAGAATATCTCTTGTTGATTTTTCAAAATCAAGATAGAAAATTCCGCCTTCTTTTCTAAGCACATCTGCACCGAAGTATGCTTGTCTTGGGCTTTGTATGTTCCCATCTAAGGATCCAGACCTTAGAGGAATAGCCGGGAAATCAAAAGGAGCGTGTGCTCCTGCTCGTGCAGCGTTAACAGACGCTGATGGCGCAACACTAATCCAAGTTCTTTGACCATCAGCAATTGGATCATACTGGCCTCCTGGAATGAACGAAGTCACTCCGCCTACAAACGAAGAGACGTAAGTATTAACGTAACTTGTTGACCCCGAAGTTGCAGAACCGCTAACAACATGCGGACCAAGAGTTCCAGAAATAAATCTCCACGATGCGAACTTCGGGTGTCCATAAACTCCGAATGGTAAATATGAAGCGTCCGTTGTTCCATCATCAACGTCGAGATTCATCTCAACTCTAATAAATTGTGAGTTGTTATCATAAGACCCGTACTCTATGTAGCGCTTTGTGTCTTCGTCCCATTCAATATACTTGTCACCAATCTTTTTAGCCACATAGTTTTCAGAGTTAGGATTGAGATTACAATTATCATATAATTCAACAGTTTTCAAAGCACCATCATTGTCTTCTATTTTTCTAATTCTTACACTAAAGTGCCCATAAGGATCTGAATTATTGGTTGGAGCCGTTACATTTTCAATTGAAACTTTGAGATTGTTTTGGCTCCATTCTCCCCATCCAAGAGAATGAACTCTAAATAACTTCTGCATGCTCTCGGGACTATAAACAGGAGATAGAACATTATCGCTGATGTCGCCGGACCCCGAGGTTGTTCTTATATCCTGTGAAATGAACCAGCCAGTTTTGGCCCTTCTCATTCCATAGTTATGCTCTTGCCATTGGTTAGTAGCTGTGCCAAACTGAGCCATAGGGAGAATAACTCCCCATTGTGCAGAGCCAGTGCACTTATTGTAAACTTCTCTTTCGAAAGTCTCTCCGAGCCAAAAATGTTTTGTGTTTGTTGTCACAGCGGTGTTTGTTAATACCGGATTTGTATTCAATACTTTTCTAATGTACTTGCTTGAATTTCTATCAAAATTAAATGTAACGGTTTCAGTAGCCGCAGCCCCCGCATCCGCAGATCCATCCATCATAACAAGCTTAAAGGTCTTATCGTTTGTAGACTTGACCCAGATTGAGGAACCCGTCACGTCAGGTATACCACCAGCCGGAGCTACATCGTATCCAGCGGTCGACCCGCTTAGCTGCGGACATCCAGTATTGGTATAAAAAATCGCTCCTAGTGTTCCAGTAGCGCTCGCGGCGAACATCCATGGTGAACTCCCAATTGCACTGCCGCCCGCGTCGGATCCACTGTCAATAAGCCAAAGGCCATAAGCGCCGCCGCCTGCAATAACATCCGATGCTCCAGCAGCCTTGATTTCATTTGTCGTATTCCAGCCTGCGCCTGCGGCTCCGGTTCCAGTGCCTTTGGAGTTCTCATCGCCTAGAAGTCTCACTATTGTCACGGGGGAATTATTTGTCAACCAAGCTTGTGCCGCATATGCAGCGTATGTCGGAGCACCGTAATTGCCATCTCTCCAGCTATCTGTGTTTGTTTTGCCAGAGATTGGATTGCCGAATACAGTTACAAACTCTGCAAAAGAATTTACTTGATACGGTACCATCGCAGGGCCTCTTTCGGTCCTACCAATGATAAGAGGGCCTCTTCCTGTTGGCTCATTTGGCCTTTGGGAGTTGTCAATTTCATTAATGAAAACTCCAGGTGAAACAAATTTAAACTTCTTAACCGACATGTTAATGTTCTCCCATGAAATAAAATGGTTATTCTCTATTAAATAGTAAATGGAGCAGCGAAAAGAATAAAATTGGAGCTATTTCGTTTTTAAGGATTGCTCCCTATAGAACGCCTTGCTCCTCGTTTCTGGAATGTCGCCCATAATAACATGCTCTTTTGGCAAACGGACTTCAACGGCGTTTTGCGTTTTAACAAGTTTAGGAGGAGCTTGGTTTTTATCATCTCCCACGAGATAACCCCTTACTTTCAGATTTATAGTTGTTAAAAATGTCTTTTCTTGATCAGAAACATCAAGAGCGTTTGTTTCAAAGCTATGAGTAGGGTCTATAAAGCCCTCAAACCTATGCCCGTTTGATCCTAAGCTAAAGTAATTCAAGCCTCTGCCTACATTTAGAAACGGTGTTGTTATTTCGTTCATCTGCTGCTGGTATTCAGTTCTAACGTAAATTGAGTATTCGACATCAACATAGACCGGCAATGGCATCGTTATTGTTTCATAAACTACTTTGGTATTTTTTCTTTTAAAAGTACTTTGATTGTGCAATCTTTTAGCATCTGCGTTGGCAAAATTTGAAGTCTTGTCTTGCTTAATTCTTCTTGCTATCGTTATAGTCCCGCCTTCTTTATTCTGGGGTAACGCATTCGCGTATATACCTCCACGGTTTGCAGGATCTTTAGTTATGTTGCCTCTAACTATTGATATTACAGGCAAAATTATATTTCCATTCAAGTCGTGTAGGTCCGGAGACTCTTTAATGTGGAACGCTCTTTCCGCCGAAGTCCAAATGACCGGAACTTTTTTAAAACCCTGGTTTGTTGTCGCGAAGATGTCTAACTCGTTAACAAAATCGTATAGAGACTCATCTATGGTCTCCAAAGTTGAAGGCTCTAAAATCTTTTCTTGTACCTTCGACGTATCCTCTAGACCTGTGAAACTGTAATCAAGCTTGCTTTTATGTTCATTTTTCGGATCAGACATTAAACAACCCCTCTCTAGCTCTCGTGCAGCTAGCAATAATCTCAAATCTATGATCAATTTGACCAAACAACTGTCTTTGCCAAGTTATCATTGTGATCTCATAGTATTGTTCACCATATAACACAAAGTCTCCCTCTCTTACATACAAATCTTGGTCTTCTAAAAGTCTTCTTTTGTGGAATGAAACAGTTATTGTAGAGGTTTTATCTATTCCGAAAACATCTGAATTGCTTTGATTCCCCCCATATTCTACTAGCGCATAGACTCTTACTGGAGGTAAGAAAGATTTTTTTATTGCCTCTCCATAAACAGGATGAAAATCTGTTTTTTCTAAACTAATTGGATAATAAACTATCTGTTGTCCTATGACTCTTTCAATTAACTCATCATTGACCTGTTTTACAAGATCTCGCTCTTTTTTCCCAGCGAATAACGGAGGCGGCGGGCTGTCTGGCTGTTTCCACTTAGACATCTAACTACCCCCTACCCTGTATAAATGCCAGATGGCACCACCTTCATAGTGTTATTTACATTCCCTTGTATCGTCGCATCTCTCTCAGATAGCTTTGCATAGGTTAGTTCATCGAGAACAGTTTTGAGTTCTTCTCTTAATGCCTGTTGCTCATCTTTTGCTTGCGACAGAAGTTCATTTGCATTTAAGTTAACATTATCGCCTGGTATTGGAATAGTATTACCAAACTTGCCTCTTACTTGCGCCAGCATTTCTTTTGCAGTTGCCAGTGCGAATCTTCTAATCCACTGCTTGCCGATGCTGTTGATGCTCGTATATGGTATGTTTGCAAAGGGCAGTGTGTTCATATTATTGACACCATCCGCTCCGCTTTCTTTATCAGAGTCTTCTACCCAAGCATCTGTTTTTATTGAGAATTGAACCCAAAACTTAGTAGGAGATAGACCAGTTGGAGATGGGAACAATCTTAAGTTATTATTTTTAATTTCATAAGAATAGTGAGAATTTCTAGTATAAATCGCATCTTCATAAGCCATAGCTTGAGCTTTATTTTGCCATGCGGGAATCACTTCAAATGTAGAATCATCCGAATACATGCCATATGTCGACATATTACCCACCGCATTTAAGCCGCCATAATAGCCATAGAATCTCCACATAGCATGAGGAGTCTTGTAAAACACTTTTTTAATTGTAACTTTATTATTACCGACAGATCCAGTAAACAATCTGCCCTCAGCAGAACCGTCCACAGAAGCCGAATAAATTATTGACTGTAAGTCATAATCTTGCTTGTTTGCCACTGTATCAAAAGATGCCGAATATTCCGGCAAAGAACCGCCTATGCCAATAGCTTCAGAAACTCCGTCGGCGGCTCTTCTAGAATACTCAAAAGTAAACCTTGGCATTTTTAGTTCTACCCTATCTCCTCCAAGGCTCGAAGAAAGCTCTCCTGCTTTCATTTCTCCATCTTGATCAAAAGAGCCCGTCTTGTTCCCCATCAAGTCACCCAAAACGTTTTTAGCTTGATGTATGTTTACAATATATGAATATTCTAAAACAGCTTCTTCATAGGCAGTGTACACATTGCCTACTGTTAGTTCAATATCTAATACATCGCCTCCAAGTTTCTTATAGGTGTAAGCTACTTGATCTGATGCTCCCGAAATGAAGTCTGTGTTGGTCGCGCCGTACTGATTAGCTAGATAGATCCCAAATGCATAGTTTGCAGAGTTGCCAGCAGAGTTAGCCCATTCGTTTTCATTTGACTCTGCTGTTGAGCCAGTAGATGTTAAAACTACAGGACTTGGATTTTGTTTTGGTGATAGTGTCGGCATTGCCATGCATGTTGTCTCCTGCGCTATGAGTAAATAGTGTCCATAAGCACATTTCGAACTTAGAAACAAAAAAGGCCCCCACTTTCGTGAGGACCTTTTTCTAAGCTATAGTAGCTCTAAAATTACCCGAGTAGGTCTTCTACAACGACAAGACCGTACATATCAGGACGTACCATCTTCTTGGCGTAACGGGTCATGACACCCTTACGTGGTACGAAATCTTCCGTACCAAAGATGGTCGGCGTGACCTGTAGCGGTACATACGGGGCATATACATAGCCACTCTCAAGGAAGCTTGATCCCTTGCGACCTACTAGAACCACGTTACGTGGGAAGTAAGGATCGACATAAACATCAAACTTCTTGCTAAGGCTACCTACTCTTACAGCACCTGCGGTTCCTCTGTCATCATCATGCGTGACAGAAGCGCGGAATCCAGAAGTGAACTCCATGAGGTTAGCAACTTCAGGTGATACCACCACGAAGTTAGCGCCACCACGGAGAGTCTTTCTGTGGATTCTAGCGGAGACATCATTGATTGTCTCAATGAGCGTCTCGTACCACTCAGACACTGTACCCGTGAAGTCTGCACCAAGAAGTGCCTCGTTCTCGGTCGCGCCACCTGCGATGCCCGCACCAGTCTCGCGATCAACGAACTTACCAGGACGACGTGACCAGTATAGTGTACCAGCCGTCGAGCCCTTAACAAGATCTTCAAGAATCTCACGATCGATCTCTAGAGCGATGTGCTCAGAGAGAACCGAAGTAAGTTCAACCTCTGCATCAAGATTGTGATAAGCGTTGAGGTCCTGACCTAGCTCTGGAGTCCACTTGGCCTTGAGCTTCTTGGTCATCGCCGTGACACTTACGGAATCAACCTTGATGTCGATCTCAGGAATATCAACCTGATCTTCTAGTTGCCAGATTGTAGTAGCAGCAACCGCTCCAAGAGCGAGCCCATCAGCAGCAGGTGTACCACCGAAGTTGTCGGTAATCGGGAACGAAACAGCGTCAGCCGTAGAGCCTGTCACATCTCCGAGTAGGTTGCCAGCGCCGCCACCATTATCTAGGACCTGCGAGCCGGTTGCCTCAACAAGGAACGTCGCCTTCCATCCTGCATTGCCCGGTGCATAATCCCCGACAGAACCCGAAGAAAGCTTGGTTGTGCGTCGAACCAATTGTCCGCCACCCGGTGTGATGTTCAAAGCAATTAGGTTTTCTACGTTAAGCTGGCTTAGCGCAGTGGCTCCAGTGACCTCACAAACAACAACCACAGAACCACTAAGGTCTGGGTCATGGTTTGCCATCTTGTCCAGCGTAGCCTGATCTGCGGCACTAAGTGGGTGCGGAGTGGTACCAGCGGTATTTCCAACAGTACCAGACGCAACTACAACGTAGCCTGCTCCTGCAAACGAGGTGGAACCTGTTGGAGAAGAGAAGCCGTTATTCAAGTTGTAAAAACTATCTTCGCCACTCTCACCAGTGAGGTTAACACCGCCAGTCAACGCCTGGCCGACAACGCCACCGCCATAAATGGAGTCACCCCGCTCATAGGAAAGCCTCTGCGTCGCATTGTCATCAGAATAGGTGAAGTCCATGAAGAAAATGAGTCCCGAAGGAAGGCTCATTGGCTGAACCGATACGAGATCATTAGCAATAAGTCCACCGAATACACGACGAACGATTGGGAATGCTACAGCAGCAAAACCCTCGACATCGCCTGCGCTCATTGCAGACGATTCTTTTAGTAATTGAGCAGCCTGGTTTTCAAGCAGACGTGCCATGTTGTTACGGGCGAGATCATTATCGATACCCTCTAGAAGACCGGTGTTTGACCACTTATCAAGTAGTGCAGCACCTTCCTTCTGGACGTCACGATTAACGATGCCCTCAGTTAATGTTTCTAAAACAGACATTTTGTAAAATCCTCCAATATTATTTTTGTTTTAGTCCTGCTAATAGTTGCCAGCGTGTTACGGCTGGATCTACTTTGCTGTTTTGTCTTTTTGTTGCATTTCTGCTAGACATAACGTGAGTAGAAGATCTATCAACGGCTTCGCTCAGTGATTTTGGCTGTTTCTTATCGGTGCTGCCCACTGCGCTCTGAAGTGTCTCAAAGATTACCTTTGCTTCTTCTACAGTATTCGCATTTGAAATAGCTTCGACAATTCTATTCTTTTGTCGCTCATTCAAGGAGTCGCTAGTTAAAACGCGATTAGTGTAAAGGAGTTTGGCATTAGCTGCGTTCACTTCCTCTACATGTTCTTTTAAGGCTGCCACTGCTGTGGTCAGCTTTGTATTATGTTCCGTAAGACCTAAAATTGTCTCTTCAAGCTCTTTCTTGGCTTCCATCAATTCATCAAGCTCTTTGACTGCGTCTTTTGAAAGCTCTTCTTGCTCTTTTACTTCATCATCTTGCATACGAGCAAGAATTTTTTCGGCAGCAAACTTTTGATCCGATTGCGGGCGACCTGCCCAGCCACTCAGTACATCATCGACGTCAACAGTAAGCTTTTCTTCTAGAGCGTCAACAATCTCCTCTAGCTGTTCCTCTGACAAATCTACCTCTTCGTCAAGATCGTCTTGGTCATCATCGTCATCTGCCTCTTCTTCAAGCTTTTCTTTTGCGTCTTCGGCGGCGTCCTTCATGGGCTCTTCTTTGTCTCCGTCCTTATCGAGATCTAAAAAGTCAGGCTTTTCGCTAGCCTCATCTATACCAAGAATGCTGTTTATACTCTCTTGGAGATCTACGTCATCAAGATCTATCTCTCCTTCATCGTCTAAAAGCTCTTCTGCTGTGTCTTCAGCGTCAATCATCTCTCCAGGGTCCACCTGCTCATCATCCATTTGCTTTGCTAGGTCATCAAAATCCAAGACAATTACTTCTTCCTCGTCCGGGCATGGGCACATGTCCTCGCCATCCGTTGCGGCGAGAGGCACACTATCAACAACAGAGTCTTCCTCTGCTTCCATATCATCCATTCCGGTCAGATCAGTGTCTAAATCATCTAAGTCCATCTCATCTTCTTGCTCTAGTAGAGATTTCATGGCTTCTTTTATTTCAGCCGAATACTTTTCAACTACAGCAGCTTCAGCATTTTTTAACGCTACCTCTTTTAAAGCAGCAGCATCAATAACTGCCTGTTCCAACATAGATGACATATTAAACACTCCTAAAATATTTTAAGTCACAAATAAATAGTGCTTTTTTACGTAAAGTGACGTTTTTAATAGTTTTCTATTAAGAGCTACCTGTCAACTCGCTAATTCCGGAACCAGTTAACTCGTACATTTCTCCTGGTTCGATAAGGGTTAATTCTGCTAATAATTGAAAACTAGCGCTATTATTTAAAGCACCATTGGCTATGTGTAACTTTCTAGTTTTAATGTCTAAAGTAATAGAATCATTCGTGTTTGGTAGCGTAATATAATGGTTTTGCCGGATTGCTCCATTTTGATTAGAGGGCGTTATGTGCGCCTCCGCGCCATCTCCAAAGTATACGTGGAGAACTCCATCACCCAATGTCGAGTTGTATTGACTGCCGGTATAATAATTCGTATTGATGATAGTTATGGTCTTAGTTACTTTTGGAAATTCAATTGTTTCAAAAGTTCCAATTGCCTGATCAGAAGCCATGCCGGAGCCCTTTATAGAGCCGTGCGACGCGGGAAGAAAAACTCCGCCGGTAAGGTACGGGTGACCGCTTACCTGGAAAGATCCAACATTCTGGATGCCCGCTTGGTAGCGCTTGAACATGTTATCATAAGCCATTTTTTGCTCCTATCAATAGTATTTAGTTCTTTCGTTTCTTTTCTGCTTTTCTAGCGTTATCTTTTTTGCGCTTCTTAGCGAGCCTTCTTTTCTTAGATGGTTTTGTAAAATACATTCTTTCTTTGTATTCTTCAACAACTCGCATTTTTTTTGCTTTCTTTATAAACTTTTTAATCATTCTAGTCACGTTGCCTTTGACTTCTTCTAGCGTGACCTCTACATGTATGGGACTCCCCATTGTTAACTCCTAGATTAAATGCTTCCACTTGCCCTTGGCAAGCCCGACTATTCCATTGATATCCACGCCCTTGTCTCCTGGACTTACGCCAGCCAAAGGACCTTGTCCGTTAGACTCAGGAGCGGCAGGCTTGGTCCCTTCGAAGATATCAACACCAAACTGCTGTGAAGCGCTTTCATTTAGCCTTTTTATTCTTTCTTGTCTTTGTCTTTCATACTCTTCTTCAGCCATCTTTTGTTTCAAATCCTGCGCTTCTGGCTGGCTGCGGCTAGACTCTGTAATCGTATTAGCTGCTAATCCTTGAGCAACTTCCTTAATAATCCCAGAAAGAACACCCTCTTCAAAAAGGCATTCTTTAATGCACTCTTTCACTAATGGTTTTAAAATTTGTTTTAGTTCACTTTTTTTCATTATCGATCCATGTGTCTAAATTGGAGCGCCAGTTCTTTTACTATCTGACTAGCGGTTTGTTGCAAGAGATCCGGGTCTCCCAATGCATCTTTTAGTCGGTTATGAATGCTAGCAAGATCATCATGTCGGACCTTCATAGCGCGGTCATACCCTGCCGCGTCGGCTTTTTTCTTACCGAACATATCAATCTCCTCTAGCTGGTTTATCTCTTCGCTTATTATTTCATTAATAGATTCTTTCATTATATGTTGTCTCCCAAGATATCATCTAGAGTTTCGTTGATTATATCTTTTTTAGATTTATCTTTTTGTTCGTTTATATATAAGTTCAAATCGGCCACTTTGGGATCGCTCATAGTGGGATTTAGGTAAGCACCGGGGGTAGAAGGTTCCGAAACAATATCGAAACAGATAAGCTGGAAATCATCCTCCACCATCGTCACTCCGTTGGATTCGCTTACAGAGCCGAGGCCTCTAGAAGAGATCCCCAGTTTTACGCCGGAATTTAATAGCGCTTTTAAAACGTTACCAGACGGGGTATCGAGAACTTCAATCTTGCCCATAACATCATCACCTTTCCACCACATTTTTGTCACTAAATGTGATGCATTTTTTAAATTGATAACACTGTCGTCGGGGTGATCAAGCTCGCCCAATGCTCGTTTCTCACGGATCGCCTTTTGGTAAGCATCTATTTCTCTTTGCAAAGTTTCTTTTTTATAAATTCTTCCATTGCCATTTTTTGTGCCTGCTTTCTGGCACACACCTACCAAGTACACAGATCCGTTATCCATGTTTTTAATTTCAGTTTCAGTCAATGTTTCTACGGCGCAAAGACCATCGGGACATAGCTGAAAATACTCTTGTAAAAGTTTTTTTGCCATAGCTATGATCCTTTACAACATCGCCTTACGTCCGGAATATTCCTTCTTCTCATGGCTGCTCCTTCATTCTTTTAGTAATTTCGGCGTGTATTCTAGCGCCAGGGCCTTGCCCAAAAACTTTTCTAAATGCCTCTAGTCTAACTTGAGGACTTACTTTGTCAGAAGCCAGTATCGCACTCAGTGCTTCAATGTAATCTTCCACTGGCATTCTTCCGCCGGTAGACGCTCCTCTTTTTATCTGCTTTAATTGTGAGCTATCTGGCTTCTCTTCCTCGCCCTCTGCTGCCTCCGGGTCTAGGAGATTTTGTACCTGTTCCAAAATAAATTTTTTAAGATTTTCTTCTGTTAATTTCATCGTAGTCTATTTTCCAATTTTAAACCACTGTCTCCAAAAACCATATTAAGGATGTAAGAAGTTCCAGAACTCAAGCATCCAAGCAGCAGTATATTCACAAAATTATATTCAAAACTAAATAGTTCCGTATACTTGTTAATACCGAAAAGAAAAGCGCCAACCCAAAACCCCATACACATGGGACATTTAAATAGTTCTCCCATTTTTCCATTTTGTGGCCTTATTAAATTAAATATACTTCCGTAGACAAGTATTTGTGTCATGCCATAGGCACAAAGAATGAAAATTAGAATATCCATAAAACTCCGCCTAATATACGTAATTGGTATACAGACCGTATGGGCGTAGCTCTGGCCGTACCGAACCCTTCTTAGTTGAGTGGCGTCTTGGGTCAAACTCGCTCGACTCCTCTGGTGTCGGGTCTGTCATTCTCTCTTCGTAGGCTTCCTCTATGTCGTCCTCAAATTCTAGGTAAGGGCGCTCTTCTTCTATAAAATTTGCAATTGTAAAAAGAGCAAGCTGCGTAGTATTGTAATCTTTTGTTTCTTCAAGCTTTGCTTCTAAAGAGGAATAAACATTTCCCCCTTGGACAGAATCTCTTTGCACGATTCCTTTGTCAGTCAGATACTTGAACAATCTGTCTGCGGAATGATAAGACTCGTCTGTATACGACTCCTTGGCAAAAGACACAACCTTGTTTTTGTCAGGCATTACTACAATGTCAATGTCTCGGTGATCAAAAATAATTAAATCTCCACCAAGAGTCTTTCTTACTTTTAACTCTCTAGTCGCAACAACAGGCTTCTTTTCCTGTTGCACCGGCATCTCCGGAGAAGCCAAAAGGCCCACATCTCTGTTTATAGTAATATTAATTGACATCTTTCTGTAGCTCTCTAACCAATTTTTGTATTTTTAATATCTTTTCTACCGATTTCTCATCGATCTTTTTTTCTCTAAAAGACTCAACAAATTCTAGCACACGCTCTGTCTTATCTAGCATCTCAGGGCTAGTCTCTATTTCTTCTAGGTCCCTAGCGTTCTTTATTTCTTCCTTTAGTCTACCAAGCTCTTCATTTAAAAATATTTTAAATTCAATCCCATTGTCAACGAACGAAGTAATGTAATTACTTAATAAACTCCGCTGCTCCTCAAAGAGCTTTTCAGAGTACTCAGAATTAAATTTATTAATAAAGTTTTTAAGAACTAAAGTGTCCGAAGGTAGTTTATTTGTAACTGTCTTCGCTCTATCCACTATTCCTTCTAGCAGACTGTTTTCCAACAAGACTCTGTTTTTTGGAGACATCTCTTGATTAAAGATCTGGTATGCAGAGGCAAGGCTTTTATAATTTGGAACAAAATTAGAAAACACATCCTTTGACAATATTTTATTAATCTTGTTTATAACCCTACTCTGTTCTTTAAATATTTCTTCTTTATCCAAAAAGCTATACTGTCTTTTTGTTTCTTGCAATACCTTTTCAGCGGTTCCCATAGAGTCAAAAGAATCTTCTTCAACTAATGACTGGTATAGCTTTAATTCCCTTCCTAAGACAGAATCAGACTTAAAATGTTCTTTTATAATAGCAGCAATTTTCTTTTTCTTGCCAGTGTTCTTCTTCATCACGCTCTTAGTCATCTCTTTTACTAAAGCTTCAAAAATAAATGCAGTATTTCTTTTCTTATTATGTCTCAATTTCATTGTATTTCCGATTCCTTTTTAGACGAAAGCCCTTCTAGAAGCTGCTTTATATCTTCAGTAGTCTCAAATATTTTATTCTCTTCCTTAATATAAGTAGCTTCTAAACCTTCGGAAAGTCTTGTCATTCCTAACAAGTCACTATGCCCTTTAAAAAGATTAGACTTCGAAGAGCTAGCTAGCCGACTCCCTCCAGATGACTTCCATGTGTTAGAGCGACCAGCCATACTCCTTTGGTTTACTTGTCCGCTACCCTTTTGTCCTCTTCTAATATATACTTTACCTTTAGAAGAGATAGTCTCTTCATCATCTCTTTTTGCTGGTGGCTCATCGGCTGGCGGTTCTGCGAGGAGGGTGCCTGCGTCTGCCTCTTCTGCTGGTGCCTCTGCCTCACCTTCTATGCCCTCTTCCTCTCCGCCCAGAAGATCGCCCAATTCATCTCCTGCGCCACCGAAGGCTCCACCCAGATCTCCACCAGCGTCTCCTAGTCCTTCTAGGCCTCCGCCCTGCTCTGCCACTTCTTGTGAAGCTACTTCAAGAGATGCTTCAAACTTCTTATCAAAGAACATCTCTCTCTGCATTCTGGTTAATTCTTCTTCCGCCAGTCCAAATAGATGTTCTGAAATCCATCTTTTACTAAAGTATCCATCAGTTGCGCCATTTGCGACGTCAAATTTTGTTCTCCATTGCTCAAGCTCTTGTAGTTCTGCTATCTTAGAGGGATTATTTAACTGTAGTTCGAAAGATATCAAATCCGACCCTCTATAACCAAGTGTGTACAGATGAATAATTCCTAATTTTTCTAATTCAGAAATGACAGATCTTTGTAGCCTTTGAATAGTCCTAGCAAACCGAATATCCTTTTGCGCCAATGTGGTCTTGTCTTCCCCCGAGCCTTCATCAGAATTAGATAGATAAGAAGCGGGTATCTTTAGAGCAGAAAAAAGCTTATCTCTTAAATATTTTACATCATCAATGTCCCCAGTGTAGGTTCCACCCGGCAATGTCTCAATTTTAGAAGAGGTATCTCCTCTTACTGGAATAAAGTAGTCTTCTTCTGTGCTGAGCGGGTTATACCTAAGATCCACACGCCCACTGCCAGAGTCAACAAGTTGATTTCTCTTCATTTGAGTCATTACTTTTTGCATGTACTGCTCGATATCTTGGGGTGCAATGCTACCAACGTCAATATAGAACACTCTTCTCTCAGGAGATCTAACAATTCTATAAGCCATCATAGCATCTTCTAACAACATTAGCTGTCGCCAGATTCTTCTCGCAGGATCCAACACACTAGTTCCGTATGGTGTAAACTTATCATTCCCTAAAATTCTAAAATGACAAATTTGCCAATTTTCAAAAGTCATGCCTCCGGAGTTCCATTGGTATTGAATATAATTCGGATTCGTCTTATCTTCGCCTTCTAATCTCTCGATCTCGCCAACGGGCAACGCTATAGTATTTTTAATTCCGACCTTCTCATCAAGATCTAAGTAAAGAAAGAAGTCGCCATATTTGCACATGGTTCTGCACCATCCAAAAAGACTAAACTCTATATTCAACACATCATTGTACAAAGTGCTCAAGATGCCTTTGATTTCTTCATTATGTGTCTTAATCCTTAACATTGGATGAAAAGTATTAGATGTAGTCATCTCATCGGCGTATATGTCTAATGCCGACGCAATTTCTGGTGTGTATTCCATTTGATCAAAGTCTACGTATCTATCAAGCCTACTTTGTGTTGACATGAAGTCAAGCTGTAAGGACTCATAAGGGTTTACGTTTGATTTCTTAAATTGCTGCCCTGACGCTGAGGTGAACTTATACTTGTCTAGTTGCCTTCTTTTATTTCTTCTCGGAGCTTGTCTTCTCCTATCTACGACTGGGCCGGATAAAAGTCGGGTAAGTCTCTTAAACAACTCACTGGCTGTGTTTCTTGGGTTGTTGCTTTTTGTATTCTTTGTAACCATTTTTTATCCTTTCAAGATCCATCCAAAGTTTTGATACTGCTCTTTTGCTGCTTGATCTTTTATCGGCTTGTGACCGATCATGCCAGGAATTGTTGTATTCATTTTAGTATCTGCCCTAGACATCGCGCTTAAAAACGCCTTTTGATATTCGCCCTCTCTAACATTTGTAATAAAAACAGAATCTCTTATCCAGCAGCCGATCGCACAAGCCATAATCAAATCGTCATTAAATCCCTTCATTGCCTGGGCTCTTCCATTCTGCCACACAAACGTCTTCATTTCATTATACAACCTATTGGAGTTTATTTTAATTAGTTTATTCCTTATGAATTCCTCAAACTTAGCTATAACAAGCGGCCTTGTTGTTCTAGACATTGTAAAACCACCAATTGTATTCCTGGAAGACTCAGCAACAGTCGCGTCAACAAATTCGTGACTAGTCTTTTTTGCATAATAAAGATTGGGATAAGCCATTTCTTGAAGCTTAGTGATAACGGTCCAACCTACGGAGTTGTTCTCTACTGCCAGCAAGCAATTGCCATATTCTTTACCAATATTAAAAAGAACATTAGCAAAGACATCAGGCGTAGGCTTGCCTCGATATTCTGCAACTATCTCCATCGTATCAACTTTAAAAATATGAAAAGCAGAATGATCTTTTCCGTCTCCCCTTGCTACGTCTGCCGACAACAGGTACTGCTGGGATTCATCGAACTCTTCCCATATCCAGATATTCCTATCAAATCCTGTTCTATATTTTGGCTCACAAACTCTGTCATGTATTAAAGCCATGTCTTGTGCATCAAAAACTGTTTCTCCCGACATGTTGAAGTTACACATTAGCTCTTGAGCAATCTGCCGTGGGGACATGTTTTTAGTTTCTTCTCGGAACCAATTATCGTTTCTGTCAGGATGCACGTCCCAAGGCAAAGTCACAGAATGGAATTTGTTTTTCTTTTCCTCTGCCTCTATAAAGGTCTGATGGAACCAATTTCCAACCCCGTTCGGTGTTGACAGAGCTATGCATCGACCACCAGTTGAAAGAGTGGGATATAGGCCAGTCCAAAGCTCTTCCAAGCCCTCGACGTGCGCAGCCTCATCAATGACTAAAAGAGACAGTGCTTCCGATCGACCAGCATCACTACTTGTAGACGACGCTTTAATTTGCGATCCATTAGATAATTCAAAAGATGTTCTGTTATCTACCGCAATATCAGTGATCATTATCCAAGGCGGGAGGTTCTTGATCATATGCTTTACTTTCTTAACTAAGTTAGCTGCCGTGCCAAATTTAGTTGCAATGACAAGAATGTTCTTATCTTTATGAAACATCATTAGCCATACAATATAGGCCGCTGTAATCGTTGAAATGCCTAACTGCCTAGCCTTTAAGATCACATTGAATCTGTAATCATTAAAATCTCTAAGCAAGTCTTCTTGATAGTCAAAAACTTTAAACGGAATAAGACCCTTCATTGGATGAGAGATCTTTGCATAATTATTAATAAAGTATATCGGGTCTTTGCCTGCTTTGACTATTTCAGCAACTACCTGTTTCTTCGTTAACTCGTGTGACATTCTGGCTCTTAGTTAGTAACGTTTTTAGCGTTTCTTGAACCTAGCCCACCTTGATTTAAAAAGTCCTTAAAGCCCTTTTGAACTAGATCCTCACTTGGCTCCAGCTTGTCTTCAACCCCTTCAAGGCCGCCAACTTTAAACTTTTTAGTGGCGTTCACGAACACTCTTACTTTCGACGTGCTTTGAACAATTGCGTCCACTTCTCCTACTGGGGTTAAAGATAGCGCGTTTCCGGTAACCTTCTTATACTCTTTCTTAAGCCAGCTAGCGATGTCAGCAACAGTCTGCTCTAGTTCGTCCTCGAACTTGGTGTTGTGAACATCCTTAAGCTTTATTTCCGCTTGATAATTAACCATCAAGTGATTGCCACTCATCTTAACCTTAAACCCGTCCATGTCTCTGGAGCTTAGAACTGGGTGTCCTTCTTCTCTGTTTAGTCCAACCGAGATAGGATCTCCATTTGAATCGAAGGCCCCGTCATAAGCGTTAGCTGCTGCTTGGGCAATTCCTCTAACTATCTCTAATGATTTCTGTGACATCTGCTATTCTCCTTGGATTTTTTCGGGTCGCCAGCCTGTTTCCCATCTCTCTTCTCTTCCCTCTATATATTGAATAAAACAATCATAGCAAGAATCATACTTAGCCATGTAAACATCGTCTTTTACTTTAAATGAGTATTTTTTACAAACCGGACAATTTCTTTGTACGTCTCTAATAAGTAGTTTTTTAGGTACGAAAAACCCGTCAAGTTCAACCTTATCTTTATTTTCTTGTATTTTATTCTCTTTGTTAGTCGCAACCTTAAGTTGCTGTAAATACTCTTTTTCTTTTTCTTGACTCCAATCAGACTTTGGATTTTTAATAGCAGTTTCTCCGTATTTTAGTTTTATCGCCTTTTCTAATCTTACGATATAGTCTAGATCGTCGCTCATTTTTGGACCTCAACAGCAGCATAAAAAATAACAATAGAAGTAATAATACCAACAGCAACTCCTCCTCCAAACCACCAATTTGCATTGTCATTTGGATTTTTTAAAGCAAGAGCATGTAACCTCTTTATCTCTTGTTCTTTAATGTCAACAAACGAGCTATGCTGCGCCCTAAGTGAGTCAAGCGTAGCTTGAACGTTTGCCATTTCCAAAGCATGTTTTGCTTCCATCTTCTCAAGCTCAAATTTAATTTTAAGATTACATTCAATTTTTTTGTGCTCCTCTTCGGCTATTAACCTAGCCGCGAACGTCTCGTCAAACAATACCCCGCTGTAAGGTGCCGGTTGACCTTCTTTTAAACTAGCGACCCTGCCAGTCTCGTTTGCCATTACGCTGCATGGTGTCAGCAAAATAAGCAGACTCGCAAACAACGAAATTATTTTTATTTTTAAACTATGGTACATAGGTGGCCCCAAATTTTTTACTTATTTCTTTGGCAAGACCGTCTGTGTCATCATGATATTTTTCGACAATCTTTTTTAAAGCTCTTTTTTTAGACTCACTTAGCTTCTTTTCTTCTTCAGCGTATCTACTCTCTATATCATTCAAGACTTCATGATATTTTTTAAGTGCTTCATCTCTTTTGCTTAGTTCTTCCGCGTGTGCCTTTTTTAAAGCACTCATTTGCTTTTCATAGCTTTCAACAGTTGTTGACAAAATTTTTACCGCCGCGTCGCTTTTTTTTCTAAATACAAAAAATAACACAACAGTATACAACAAGACAGCAGGGATGTACCAATAATTTTTCGTCCATATCCATATTTTTTTAATTACTAAAATTGTATTAAGAGGCATTAGTTTTTTCATATCCTTGTACAACAAAGCAGTGCTCTACTAAAGCACTCACTTGCCATGTCTCCAGGTTGATGCTATGTCAACTAGCGCCTCAGATCCAATATAAACAAGCGCAACAGCAACCCAATCTTCCGATGCAAGATTACCCGTCAATGCAAGACCAGTAGCGGTTAGCCAGACCAGTAGTTTTCTACTAGTTACTTTAGCTAGCATTCTATCTAGTATTTCTTTAGTTTGTTCACTCATAATCAAACCCTCCTCTTTAATTAGTTGACACTTCCGCTTGGTATCTCTTTTCCAGTTTTCAAAATTTTCAAGTTTTTATCAAGAATCGCCCAACCAATCGCCTCCCTGGCCTTAGCTCGATAAAGAATATCTAATGACATCTCACGAAGATCAGAAAAGGGATCAGACGTTCCCCAATTGCCGATATGAAATATTCTTCCGTCCGACATTCTACAAAGACACATAGCGTGGCCAATAATCTTTCCATCTCCAGTTAGCCATGAAAAAAGAAAAATTCTGGGGTGGTAATTTTTATCTATGGCATTTGCGGCCCACACTGAAAACTCATCGCAATCAAGAGGCAAATCAAGTTGTCCACTTTTTACCTTTATTCTAGGTCCAAACTTGTAAATATTTTCTCTACTTTCATTTATGATGTGTTGTACATAATTAGGGGTGCCACAAACATCGAATAATTCTCTCCACCTGTCCGGCTTCCACTCTAGCATATCTAAAGCGTCTTGCACTTTAGTTAGCGTTTGGTTTTCTTCTACCACTACATTACTGTACTTTGAGTGCCACAAGATGCGATACAGCTTGCTCCAAGTTACCCAATAGTAAATGGCGGGCTTATAAAATAATTTCGCTATTCTTTTTTTTATTTGCTGCCACGCAGCGATAAACAATTTCATTAGTAACTCCTAAAAACTTGTGTGGGCATAACCATCGTGATCTTTTTCAATAATTATTTGTTTATCAACAACATCTTTCAAAGTGTCAAGATGGGAGATTAATAAGACTGTCTTGAATTCAGATTTTATCATTTCTAGTAATCTAACAAACCCTTCCATGTGTTCTTCGTCTAGCGCAGTTGCTGGCTCATCCAGAATAAATACATCGCCAACAGGTAAAGTGCTAATTTTTATCAAGGCTAGTCTTATTGCCATAGAGGCAATTGTCTTCTCTGCCCCCGAACCCATTTCAATGGGCCGAGGTTCAAATTTTGGATGCTTAATCATAATGTCTAGTTTTCTTCCGTCCTCTTCAAAGAACACTTCAAAATTAACTATATTTGCTAAAATCTTCGAAACTTCTTCGTTAATAATAGGCAGTCTCTTTTTAATAATATCATAAGAGATTCCGTTGCTATGCATGCACTTTAAATACAGTTCATAAGAAGTATATTCTTTTTGTAGTGCATCAAGCTCTTCTTGTCTGTCCTCTAAGTTTTTTACTTTTTGTTCTAAGGAGCCATGGTTTTTAAACAGAAGAAGCAACTCCTCTTGCGCTGCGGCGAGATCTTCTTCGTTTAGGCTGATATCTTCCTGGACCTTGTCTTTTGTTTGGACAATCGTTTCAAGTTGTTTTATTGATTCCTCATTGTCTTCATATTTCTTTTTCTTTTCTTGTAAATCGTTATGAGACCTCATCGCGTCTAAAAGAGATGATTTGTTTTTTTCTAGCAAAATTTTACTTTCTCCAGAGCGCTCAGTAACTTCTTTCCTCTTCTTGATCAAATCATTGTACTTTTTTAAATATGTTTTAACCGCGTCAGGCTCCAAGCTATCCACTTCTTCACTTATAACAGTTTTAGAAATGGTTAGATCTTTAGCTTGGACTCGGATTGCTCCAAGGCTTTCCTTTGCCTGGTAAGCGTCTTTGATAAATTTGCAATGAGAAAATTCAGATCCACAGGGAACCTCTGACAAAAGCTTTACTTTGTTTGCTTCTGTCGTCTCCTTTTGCTCTAGCAACTCTATTTCTTTTTCAAGAGAGGACAGTTCTCTAAGTTTGACATCTATTTCTTGCAGCTTCTCTTCGTATGAATCAATGTCAATCTTTTGTAAATGTTCCTCTATCTTAACAAGAACCTGTTCGTCGTTCTGTACCGACTCCTCTAAGTCATAGTTTGATTTTTTTATAGAACTTATCTTAGATTCCACCAATTGCAAGTCTCTAGTTATATCTTTTATGCTGAGCAGTTCTTGTTGCGAAGAGTCCAGCTTACCACTTATCTCTTCCATAGTTTCCTTAAGAGATTTAGCGCGATCTTTTAAATTTTCTACTTGCTGCTTTTTTCTATCTAATTCTATTTCACTGTAAGTTAAATGACTTTTTGCTTCGGCCAGTTCTCCAATGAAATCATGATCTTTTAATTTGTTTAATGCTCCCTTGATATCAGCAGAGTCTTCTTTGGCTAGCTTAAACTTTTTATCAAATATATCCAAGTCCAGAAACTTAGCCAGGATCTCTTTTCTTTTTGTAGACCCCTCACCAATAAAAGATAGTGACCCCAACTGCGATGCCAGCGAAGTAAGTAAAAACTCATCTATATCCCCGAATGCTCGGCGGATATTTTTATCGGTCTCGTTTCTATCGATACCATTCATCTCGATTACTTCACGAGTCGTCTTGTTCTTTTTACTAAAAGATACATCGGTCTTTGCTTCGACTGTTTCTTTACCTCGAAGCTTTTTCCTATACTTCTCCGATTCTCTTACAATAGTATAGGTATCTTTTCCGATATCTATTTCTACTTTGCCATAACAAGAATCCTCATTTTGATTTATAACATTAAGATTTTTTCTGTTGTTTTTTGACGTAGTGTTAAAGACCGTGTAAAGAAGGCCGTCAACGATACTAGACTTGCCGGAATAGTTTTTACCGAATATTCCCACAAGTCCTCTAAGTCTTGTAAAGTTTATCTCGTTTTTGGCTCCGTAATTAAAAAGGTTGTCCCACTTAAACTTTTTTAATTTCCACTTAACATTTCTAACCACCTCTTCTGTCTGCTCTGCTGCGACATTATATCTTTTATTTAAACTAAAGACCTCCTTCAAAGTCTCTGGTTCTGTTTGATAGTCTTTTAAGAACTCTTCAATGATTTCTTCTTGTACTGATATATCTCTCAGATCCTCGTGAATAATATGATCTGTTATTTCTTCAGCAGAGGGTTCAACATCACCCTTATTTACAAAAGTGACAGACTCAGGTTTAAACCTAGTTTTGCAAACATCAATAGCGCGGCGCATCTTTTCTAATGTCAAGCTATAGCTAGCTATTAGTCTAATCCTAGCATCCGGCGGAATTTGTAAATCGTTTGAAATTTTGCCCTTGCTATCTAGTTCAATTGTAACAAATGGCTTAGGGTTTTTGAATGCGTAATGCTTAACTTTGAAGTTTTCTTTACTATCAATATCCCAAATCAAAAAGCCCTTATCGTCAGACTCTGCAAAGTTTTGCTGAACCGTGCTGCCGCAATATCTTACTCTGCCTTCTGTGTCTAAGATTTGATTGGTCCGATGGATGTCTCCAAGAAACGCAAAGTCAAACCCTTCAAAGATATCTATCGGATGGTCTCCATGATCTAACAAAAAGTTAATATCGGTCATCGCCCCTTTGATACAGCCATGATAGAGAGCTATATTCACTCTATCTAAGTCACTAGGCTCTACCCAATTGTCCTCATCGAAAATAGAAAGGGCGTTCAAAGCGAACTGTTCGTTAAGAACTACCTCTTGCGCCTCCCTCAGCAAGTGTAAGTTTGCATGATCTAGGGACTCAACAATAGGACTAATAGAATCTAGTCTACTACTATTTTTAAGATTGCCATCGTGATTGCCTAATATAATATATGTTGGGGCAATGTCTGCTAGATTCTTGAAGAAGTCCGAGCACATCTGTACAAACTCAGGAGATATTTGTGTCTTTGTGTGTGCGATATCTCCACAATGCACAATTGCGTCAGGCTTTAGCCTTCTAAGCTTTTTGTACATTTGTTCAAATACCACACGATATTCTTTGTGGTATTTCAAATTTCTAATATGGGTATCTCCAAAATGAGCAAACCTCATACAACCTCCATGATTGTGCTGGGTAGACTATACAGCACCTAAGACGTTATGTCAAGAAAACTAATTCCGAGCCTTTTGTAGGGCTGCTTTGCGCATGGCGGCAAATTGCATAGAGCCCTGTCCCATATGGCCTAGTGTCTTTTGGATCAAATCCGCAGCAGCCGAAGCATCTTTAAGGGCTCTTCTGGCAGCGGGGCTCTCTTCACTTTGTAGAACTTTCTCAACATTTCCAAGTAAATATAGAGCATCATTTACAGCATCAATGTCTTCAGGCATTGCAGTGCCGGTGTAAAGAGATTCATTGATCTCCTCTTCATCACCTTGCTCGCCAAATATAGCACTGTCCGATATTGGACGAGGGCTCTTAAAAGAAAAGCCTATTTTGCTTCCAAATACCACTTCTTCTATTTCCTCTTTAATGATTTGTTTAAGTTTTGATTTTGTTATCTTCATTGAGAGGTCTCCTACGCATTTTGGATCTTCCTCAATAAATAGTTGGAGGGGTTAATAAACTCCGCGCTTTTCTTACGAGTGTATAACTCTTCCTTTGGCATGTCTCCAATATCTTGGTATGGATAAACATCCATTTTTCTAACTTCTATACCATAATCTAGTAGATCTTTAATTAGTCTCATAGCTTTTTTTTCTGCGTCCGGGTCCAAAGCTACCAGTACCGGTGTGTCGTTTTCTACAATTTTTGTAAAAAGCTTAGAGTCTTGTCTTAGCGTCGACCCTAAAATAGGCACCGAATTCTTGCCCGCTTTTATAGCATCAAAAACTCCTTCAACAATCATCAGTTCCTCATCCCATTCGAGATAAAGCTCATTAAAAATAATGTCTTTGCTCACAGGGGGATTTTTATATTTCATGTAATCTTGCGTGTACGTTCTTGCAATAAAGTAGTTACAATATCCGTCTTCATCGAAAGAAGGCAAAATAATTCTATTTTTGTAGTCCCCTTCACTACAATAGCCTATCTTCCAATGAAGAATATCTTCCTGTCCTATCTCCCTGCTATTTAGATACGCTCGGGCTGGGCTGCATGCATAGGACCTTTTAGAGGAAGTTAAAGTTTTAAAAGGTGTCGGCAAATCTATTCTTTGCGGAATACTTAGCGACCTCTCTTCATTGAACAAGTCCTTTGAAAAATCACTTACGTCAACAAAGTCGCCAAAAGACCTCCATTCGCTCTTTTGAGGATATGTGCCATATTTTCTAACTATTCTATATATGCTCAGGCCAGACCAGTCACATATCCAGCATTTAAAAGCATCTTTGCCTATGTTTACCGATAGCTTCCTCTTGTGATGTTCACAGGCTGGGCAGTGAAATAAAAGCTCGCTACCCGACCGATAGAATGAACCCAGTATATTGCCGAGTATTTTTAGCTTTTTCCTGTCTGACATAGAATATAACCCGCTTTTGCAATCACCAAAGCGTCAGCACGATCAAAAGCTTCAGGCCTGGGATTGCCGTGACGAGTGTATTCTACCGGGAAGCTTGGTTCTGTGTCAAGGAGAAACTCCATAACGCAATCCTTGCCCTTTTTTCCTCTCGGAACCTTGATACCACACGCTTTTCTAGCCGAAGTGACTCCAATAAATTCAGGCGTGACTCCGAAAACTTCATATATCAGCCATGATATCATTCCGTTAAATTTCGCTAGCTTTGTGATGGTGCCAGCAGAAGACATCCCAGAACTAAGAAACATTAAAGATTGTTCTATAAAAATCTTCTCTATCTTAGTTTGGCCCAATTCAGCTTTTAATTCAAGAGCCAGGTTATGTATAATCTTTGCCTTTTCAAAAAGATCCTTAGATTTTTTTGTATTCCAAGAAAGTGTTGAAAAGTAAGTCCCGTCTTCTCTTAGCAGAGCAACACCCGTAATGCTAGTTGATATATCCAAGCCAAGTATCATTAAAAAAGAATACCACAATTAGACATCTAGTTTAAGCCTAAATGTTAATTCGTCCTTTTCTCTCTTGCGAACAGGTGTTGCCAGTTTAGCCACTCCAATTAGATTGTCGAAATCATCGTATATTCCGATTTTAGATATATAAGTTGTACCTTCATAAGAAGCAGAATGGCTCGAAAAAGAACTGCTATTTATAGCCGTCGATTCAATATTTGGATTCTGTATAAAGGTCGCGCTTCCGGTAGTCACTCCAGAACCAGAATTGAAACTGCCAGATGTAAAATTATACTTAACAAATGTAGGATTGTTAGAGTGATTCAATTCTCCTTTAGGAGCCAGTGCCTCCATTGTAATTGTGGGGATGTAATTAATTCCCTCAAACTCCATGTGATAGCTAGCTGTTGCTGCGGAAGATCCCGTTGGGCCTAAAAGGCCAAAATATTTCCATGCCGGGGCTCTCCACTCGGCAGATGGGCCAAGAAAAGACCCAATGACGGCTGTGTTGGTTGGATCCCAACTACCGGTTAAAGTAATAATTCCTTCATTGTATAAAACAACGCCAGCAACACTACCAGAGCCGCCGCTTCCATCAGGGCCAACTTGAACAAGTTCTCCATTTTGCCTTTCATCTTTCAGTTCTCCTATAAGAGTACCAGTAATATAAAATCTTAGTCTTACACTGCCCTTGTTTATCGATGATCCATAAAATATAGAAGGTATATTAATAAAAGACATAGCTTGCTTGTCTTTTTCCCAGCCTGTGTCATTTCCATTGCTACTAGAGAACTGGTAATGTTGGCTAAGTATCGTATAATTATTAAACGTGTTTCGTAGTGCTTCTATGTATCTTGTTGTGCTCGGAGACGCCAATTCTTTGTATCCCCTTGTATCGTTTCCGTTGGCGACCGATGAAGTTGCGTTGTTGTCCGCGACGGCGAATCCATTACTAGCCGAAAGAAAATCAATTGAAATACTAGCGCTCAACGGGTATTGCGCAGAAAAGATTGTGCCATAATCTGATTGGTTAAAAGAACTAGTTGTAACGGTTTTAAACGACTCAAGCTCTCCACTCTTAATTATTGACGCTGTTACGGTACTAAGAAAGGGCCTATCAACATTCATTTCGTACAGACTAATAGAGCCGCTACTTAAATCGGCACTATTACCCAAATGAAGAACTATACCATCGGCACTTCCTGCACCTCCAGGATATAGCTCTCCTTTAAATCTCTGCTCGTTATTTAAGAAGATGTTGCTTGCAGTTATCCAAAATTCGTTTTTAGGAAACGTTTTTAGTCTTGAATAAAACAGATCATCTTTTCCAAACCTATAATAAGACACACCAGAATCCTTTTAATATAAATAGTATTCGTGTCTAATTTAGTAATCTAAGCGGACTTTTAACGTCATCTCGTTATTTGGGGTCTTCTTAAGAGGCTCGGACAGTTTAGCGACAGCCATCAATTCGTTGTCAGCCGAATACAAACCAACAGTGGTAGCGTAAGCAACAGGTACATCCAAATTATTTTCTTTAACAAATACCTTACTAGCACTTAAATAAGTTGGATTAGAGCTATAATTAAACTCATTATGATTTGCTCTACAGAAATAAATTGTAGAATTCAATTCAGTTGTATTATTAAAAGATATATTATGCACTCTATGCCTTAAGCAGTCCGCTGCTTGTCTAATTGTAGAGCCGGTAAGCACACCTGTTATATGAAGTATTGTCTGATTGTTGTTAGAATCTTCATTGGCCACGGATCCGGTAAAGTCCGAAGATGCCGAAAAGTTACTAAAGACTGAGGAAGTCAACACTGCAATTCCTGCTTGATAATAAATCAGGCCTTTTGGATTAGTGGTGTACTGTTGATACAAGATGCCATATTCTCCTGCTGGAGAATTAATACGATAGTCTGTGCTAGCACTAGCATCCACAAGAGTCATCAAAGAACTGGCCAAAGATCCAATGGGAGTCGCGCCGCCAGTTAAAAATTGCAGGCTTGTCTCTCCCTTCTTGATCTCATCTTTCGTAAGAAGTCTAGAAAAATTGAGGAAAACACAACTTGTTAGCTTTGTTCCTCCGCCAGTGATATCTCCATCCTCGTCAAAAAGCTGGATAGCTCCGGTCACATCATTACCCATAAGCACTTGTGCCATTTGGTTATAAATATTTCTCTTCTTTTCGTGCTGAGTATTCGTAGAGGCCGCTATCGCTGAGCCAGACGAATATCCAACCGTAATATCAAAAATGTGGTTTGCAGAAGAACTTAAATATGGATAGTCATAGACCGACTGGAACATGCCATGAGAATAGTTCTTAATATTTTCCTCATTTGGAAAAGCTGTTGCTGTTCCATTTACCCCGTAGGTTCCAGATACTAGCGTACCTGTAAGAGGTATATTTTCGTGCAATAGCGTTCTTGTAGTGGTTACGTCATCTGCTGTAATGTTTTTAAAAGATGTTCCCATAGTTGTTTCCTACTTTATTGTTTATGCCTTTTTCAAAAGCTTGATTGGAATGTCAATTCTATAGCCCGTTGCCACTCCGATTACTCTAACTGTGGTGTCAATCACTCTGTATTCTTGGCCTCCGACTGACAGGTTAGTAGCGTTGCCAATCAAGTCATAGAGGTACGTTGATGTATTAAGATTGATTGAGGATTTCAATGAAAATCTTAATATCGTACCCCTGGGTCCTGATATTCCAAAATCATTAGTTGTGCCGGAGTCTGTAGCTTTTGGACTAGCTATAGTAACATACGAAGCATCAGTCCCTGATGACAGATAATAATTAGCAATACTATCGTCATCTATAAAAGACGGAGTAGCGACTAAGCTACCGTCTGGGCTTATTAGTTGCATCAGCCTGTTATCTAGTTGGATTTGATATTGATCCTCTCTTAAATCAATATCAAGCGCCGTTGTCGCCGGTAACTCAGTAGTGTCAAGGCCTTGATCTAGCCTGATGAACTTGGCCCCATCTGGTGTCGCGCCTTTTAAAACACCCTCCAAGGTACTGAACTTGGCTGCTATAGAATCTTGTGTATCAACATCGACGCCAACAATAAATCCCTGTGAGTCCATATAGGCAGCATTAGGTATGTTTGGTTGCACCACAGTATTCAAGCGTACCACCGGCAAATAAAACAAATCGTTCGATTGATAAGACGTTAGCTTAGAGTGCATCAAGGACGTGTTGTTGGTAAAGGATTCAAGAACCGGTGTTTGCATAATCTGTAAATCATAGTATGCACTCCCACTTGGATGTGCGCCATCAGGATGATTTGAGTTCCTGTAAAGCTGATAATTGATCTCATCGTCGCCTAAAGCAAATTTAGTAATTTTAAAACCGCCCCTTGCGATTCTAAATCTTCCTGTGTCGGTTAAGACAGCATCGAGTATGATATCTCCTGAATTGTCTAAGAATCCCATCTATTGTCTCCTTGCATAATAATTAGCATTTAAATTTAATTTATACCCTATGTATCCGAAAATAAAGTTCTTATCCTCTATAAGGATCGTTGGCGGAGCCTCCTTGTTGAGGAAGAGGTAGTGACTTTGGTTCCATGGTGGGCGGATTCGGCGTGCTCGGCATGGCGTCTGTATTGGTCTCTGCTCCCGCGTCTCCTAGAGAGATCGGAACAATACTAGGCGGAATTTCAATCACTGGCTTGTTCTCTGCAACAACTCCTGTCTCTGCTGTGTCTGGAAAATCCCATTTGCTTGTATCAAAAGCAAGAGCTAGATCGAAGTTGGGCTCAAGAGAGCCGGAATAAAATTGATAATTGTTAAATGCATATTTCGGTAAAAACTCTTTTTGAGAGATATTAATTTTATCCAAATCTTTCTTGTTTTCATTTACTTGATTAAATCGTACATTAAAGTCTATCATCTTATTAGTTTTTCTAGATGTCAGTCTAACCTTAAACCTTTTATCAAACACTGATTTGTTATTTACTCCTAGTGTTGGGTTTTCTGGGTCTGCATTGGATGATATTTTTATTTGGTTTCTCGCCGGTTCTATGTATAGTGCCTTTCTTCCCGATTTAGTTCTAGTTCTGTTACTTTTCATATTCATCGGATATTCTTCTATCAATGGATATATAAGTCCCTTTTCGTCAACTAGTTCTACGGAAAAAACAGGACATGGATTTGAATATCTGCCATGAGCATCTATAGACTTAGCAGTATAATAATATCGCACATTTGGCGAAATATTGTCTTTTATGCTAGACCCCAGCGCCGCGTTTACATCAAAAACTATAGCATCATTAAAATCAGAGTATTTTTTAGGAGCCACATCTAATCTATAAATTCTGTACCCACTGATACTATCGTCAGAGGAAAACCTCAACATCCCTGATGGCGTATTATTAAAGTAAATATCCGAAGGGTCATATTCATACGATTCTTGTTCGTCATCTCTAATTGAAATTGGGAATTGAAAAACGTCTCCTGCGCTCGCCTGCATATTGATTAAAACTTGATTATTAACGTTTTGGTATGGTCTTATCTCCATATATGGAGCAGTTGGTGGATTATTTTTTATCAATGTAGGCAAAAATACCCCACCTTTGTCTTCCCAATCTATTCCGTGAAACGGCACTTTAAATATTTTATATGATGGTCTGGACTGGTAGGTTATGTCAAAAGCATCCACTATTGTATCTTGTGTTTCATCTAGCTGTTCTATAGCTTTATCTTTTACACTAGTTTCTTCAATTTTAGAACACCTATACTCCGTTCCATATACCAAAACATATGCAAAAATTTGATAAACATATCTTTTACCGAATTTTACTTGAGTATCTACATATCGAACGTACTCGTCTGTGCTCTCTTGTCCCGCTAGTGGTGGAGGGGTCAAAAAGAACCTTTGGACTATATTGCTTCGGTTAATCGGAATTCTTCTTCCTCGATCATCTTTTTGAACTTCATATTTTTCAATCCCAAAAAACAATGTCTCTACAAAACATTTCTTACCCTCTATGATATCTCTAAAGTCCCTTCTAACAATTTTTAAATTCGGAGTTTCATAAAGCTCCTTGTGAGTTTTAATTGTCATTGGAAAATCAATAGTTACTTCTTCTCCTCTAGGTAAGAAAAAATCTTCGTCTGTATCGGAAAAAAAAGTTTTCGATGTTCTTTTCATAATCCCAGTGTAGTTATCAACAATTGTACCAGAAGAATTAACACTGTCTGCATTGAGAACTAATTGAACAACGTCCTCTAAATTTACAGAGTGAAGCTTTGTATGGTTCGTTCTGTGTCCGTATTGTTCTTTTTGTAAAATACTCGCTTGCCTAACAAAATTAGGTGTTTTGGCACTAGGAGATATAACCGTTGGGTCGTTTTCTTGTTCATTTATTGGCGTTGGACCGCCGCTAATAATATCAATTGCGTCCACCGTGGCTCTCATAAACGGATCTGCAAAGTTCATTGACATTATTTTTTGCATTAGGCCCGCCTGGGTATTAGACCCAACGCTTTTGGAAGATAGCAGCGATTCAAGAGAATTCCCATTTTGTGCCAATGGATGAAATGCTGTCTCTACCGGATACCTAAATTTAATTTCCACGCTCATCGGAAATGCAGCGCCAGGATTTGATAGTTTAGTATTTTTCTGTCCAATATTCAAAGAATTTCTAAGTGTAAAGTCCATATCTCCAAAGTATTGTTCAATTTCAGAGTTGTTAAAAGAAAAATAATCAAACACGGCATTGTTTAAAAGCGAGTTAAGTGCGTCTGGAGAAAGGGTACTGGCTTTTTGTTTGTGCAATGCATTATCTAGTTCGGACTGTATGTGTCCACTTTCGGCCAAAAATCTATTCCTATTTTTAGCGACTTGGCTTAAAACTTCATAGCCACTAGCCTCATCTACAGTATTATTTTTTTCCTCTTGTAGCGCCTGCTGTTGATACGCTGATGCCGCTTTTGACCACTCCCTCAAATAATCAATTACAGATCCATCTCTTATCAAAGAAAAAGAAATCTTGCCGCCTAAACTAGTGTAGTCTACATAATCTGCTCCATACAGCTTTTCAAACACTTGAATAGAATTTATGACATTTTTTGTGGTATCAAGTATGGGCGTGATTTTTTCACTCCCACCACCGGCAGTCACATTTGAGTAAAAGTCATTATCAAGAACAAAGTTTGCATATTCATAATCGTAAGGGCTCGGCAAGATGTGTTCTACTCTGTCTCCGGAAGTCTTTAAAGCAAGACTAAGGCCATTTACGCTAGATATGCTAGTGCTTGAATCACTCAAGCCGATAACAGCGTCTTCGTATTCTTTCAAATAATAATGGTAGCGAAACTTGACATCAGCGTCTAGCGCTTGCGTTGTTATATTTGCGGCAGCAAGGCCATCTTTTGAATATGGTGTAGAATATTCAAAAGAGTGATCTTCAATAAATGGCGCGTCTTCTTTAATAGTTGCAGAGAAACCAAAGGTTTCTGCACTTCCCTCCGAATTAGCAAGCTCTATAATATCTTCTAAAGTAACCAGGCCTTGCGTTGCTTTTTCTGGATCGGCCTGTCCGTTTATATTTCCTATATTCATATTATAGCCACCCTGCGTGACCGTTGCTAAATCATAGGGAAGCTTGTACTTGTTCTGGTCTTCTATTAAAGAGCTAGCTAAAACTTTGCCTTCACTATCCAGTTCATAAGAAAGCCATTTTTGTCTCAAAGATAAAGTAAATTTTTCTTCTAAATTAGATATTAATCCATTATTAAAATTAAAAAATTGATCGGAAACTACGTTTACATCGCTACCATAGCTATAAAATCTCCAGTAGTCAGACTGTATTTCTGAAAGACTCTGTGCGCTATACACTGCCTCATCAAGAGAAAAGTTTTTATACACAAGCTTTTCCATGTATTCACCAACAATGCTCGAACCTTCAAGACCATTGTTTAGCGGTGGTAAATCAATTTCTTCGATCTGCTGGAGTCCGAAAGGACTAGGATCATAATAATACGATCTAAATTCTATCCTTAGCGGTTCTCTAACAATTCCTCCGCAAGCGTCTATGTTGTAGTAGCAATTTTTTTTAGAAAATTTTATTGAACTCATTTATTTTGCTTTAAACAGTGAAAGTATCTTCTGGCATGATTTTAATTCCGCCGCCCATCAAATCGCTGTCGTCTCCATTTATTGTGCTGTTTATAGTACTCAACATTTCGTCCTGCTTTGAAAAGGCACTTTGAAGTGATTGCACTTGTGCTTGATTAAAGTTTTCATTTGTAATTTTAAAATACTCATCATAAATAGGCAGTTGTAACAAATTGATTTTTTTGATATTGAACTCCGGCAATTCATAGCTTCTAATTCTACATAGAGTGTTTTCAATTGCGTTGGAGGAGACCCTAGTCAAATCTAGCGGTGCCCACAACTCTTTGCTGACATTGGGGGTGCCGGACTCGTCAAGCTCGTATCCAGAAAGATACTCAATTATAACTAAATTTTTATACAATAATGCATAAGCGCCAAAGTTTTTAGCACTATTCAGCGCCGTGTCATTGTTGCCTAGATTATTTTTTTTCACTAAATTAGAATTGACCATGTTAAACATCAAAGATTTAACTTGATTTGGTAACAATCTAGTGGATTTTGCTACCTGATCTTTTGAGCTATCCACAGAAAATCCTGGCTTTGCTATAGCAGAATCGGAACTGTTAATATCATAATAAGACATACTATCTTCACTATAGTCTAGATCAGAATTTGCAGCAACAGAGAACATAAATAAAGATTCTTTTGATTTTTTTATTTTTAACTCATCTTTTTTAATATTTGAAAAAGATTTTTTAGTTTTAGAATCATTAGTAAAAATTTTAAATTCTTTCTTTTTTTCTAAGCTTGTTGCCGTAACAACAACACTACCATCAGAAAAAAGATCTTTTATATAAGCATCTATTGATTTCTTTTCATCATTGATTTTATTTAAAGATATTTTGTTTGTTTTATTATATTTTATAATTTTAGATACGACTTCATTGTATTGGTCCAAATTTATTTTTGCGACATTAACATTTAAATTATCAAACAATGGCTTGTCATCATAAGAATTAAAAATTATAGATTGTGTTTTCTTCTCCCCTCCGGGTGTTTGTTTTTGTTTTATTTTTACTTGAGACATTTTTATCAGTGCAGGTGTCAAAAAAGTATATTTAGTTCTTTCTATAGAGTCATTAGGATTTATTGTTTCTCCCGAATCTTGTGGAATTAGCGTGTTTGAGAACGCCCCATCATCATCGGCTGAGTCTTGGACAAAGTACTTTTCGGTCTCTAAGTTGATTCTTTCTAAAAATTCTTGCTTGCTTAGATTTCTACTCGGACCATAATTTATTCCTACCTCTGCTGCTTTCCCGGCTACGGTTGATAGTTTTTGTGCAGATGATAAATATTCGTATCCGTAATATGTTGAATCGGCACCTATTATATCTTTAAAAAAATGAGAAAATTTAATTTCTTTAGTGCTCTTTAAAGACTTGTTGTTGGATTTTTGTGGTGTACCAGTTGAGTTCCCAGGCTTTTTTGATAGATAAGAATTAGAATATGATTGTAATTTACTTGTAGTCGTGTCAATAATATTGATTAATTTTTCTATTCCATCGGGATTTCCAGAGATGGGTAAAGAAATATTTTTAAGAAAACTAACTACATTCTGTATGTCAAGAGACTTGTTGCCAATAGACAAGACAACCATTAGATCCATAATCGAATCTTTAATAATTTTACTATTAGATTCAGTATTTATAAATTCAGGACTATAACATAATGACGAATAATTATACTCTTTTTCTGCATTTGATTTGAGAGCAAGTAAGTCCTTTACTCTTTTAGATAGCTGCTTCAATAGTACTTTTATTTTTGAACTAGTTAGATCTATAATAGTTCCTTCGACTCCATACTGATACTTTGCACCTTCGGCTTGTTCTAGCTCATCATGAAAATCAAAAGTTTTTACAAAATTGTTTAGCTTTACATCATTGAACATGGTTGTCACTGTAGAGAACTTATTGTCTGTGTTCCCTGTCCCGAAGGCTTTATTAGGGTTTTTATATTCTCTAACAACTTCTGTTGGGGATACTACAACAACTTCTCCATCATTTATTTCAACTTTTCTTCTGGTTATCTTTAATGAGGCCAAAGAAGCAAAGTCTTTAAGATCTAGCATGGAGTCGTCGAAATGATTTGAAAAAGATATGTAACTTTTTAATAAATTATTAGTATTCATAGAAAAGTAACCAGTCGTAGAATCGTAGTATGTTCTCGAAAAGTAACCTCTAGAGAATATAGATTTTTTAAAAGTGTCTCCAGCAAAATTAATTTTATTATACGAAACAGAATTTATTTCATTTAAAAGTCTAAAATCTTTTATTTTTGTATTTGGAATCCCAGTAGCACTCAAATATTGACTATTGCTAGAGTGCGATATGCCAGTCATCGGTCTATTCATATTTGCGCCCATAAAGTGGACTGCTCCCGACCAAACAACCCCGGATGCCTTTCCGGGTTGGTTCAAAATATACGCCGTAGCAGTTCTGCTGACTTGTCCTCCGTTGATCACAACTTCTCTTTTTATCAAAGAATTTCGCTTATCAAGTTTTGAAAACAATGTATTTGTAGAAGAAGCTTGATAAAGTTTACCAGTAATTTTTGGAATAAAGAAATATTCAAGAGTTTCAGGCTCTGCGCTATCAACGATAAACTCAAATTCCATCGGTATCTCGTATAAATTAGCTCCATTGTCTTTTCTTACAAAAAACTTCTGTAGCTGGGTCATATTAAACTTAAGCCCCATTGCGGCTAGGGACGTTTTAATATTTATAAGATGTTCTTTTTTATTTTTTTGATTAAATGTTTTTAATTCTTGGGAAGATACAATGGTTTTTTCAGTTAAGACCTCTGGAATTAACTCACTGTCTGTAATTTGCACTACTTTTAAATATAAATTTTGAGTTGTAGATTTCGTAAACCATTTAGCAAACTTATTTCCTCTATCTTTCAACACTACTTTAATATTTACTTTTGTTTGCTGTCCAAGATTAAATAAGCTAATCTCCTTGACGCCAAACTCCGGGAACGGTCCATTTCCTGCCGATGTCATTATAGCCATTAACAAATACTCCCTGGATCTTCCGTGTCATTTCCATATATATTTATTCTGTTAGGTGCAGGTGTAGCATCAGGCTTCAAAAGCTTATCGACACGAATATTTTTAAGCCTATCTTTATACTTTGCAAACAATCGACTGTCTATTTCTTCATCAACAAAAATATTCATAAAATATTCTACGTTATTTTCGCCTACCGGTTTAGAAGATATTTCTTCTTCTTCGGGCACATATAAGAATCCTGATTCTTTTTCGGCATCGCTTTGAGAAAAATATAGTCTCCTAAGCGTTTTTGACGCTGGGTCCTCGTCCCAATTAACAAGCGATGTTAATACACCAGCAGTAAATAATGTTCCTTGTACAGCGTGATCTTTTGTATAGACTTCAGTAAACCCAGTTTGATCTAATATGAACTGGTAATTGCTTGTAGCACCTATCTGTTTAAATGTGGCTACAATACCGCCCGAAACTGTATATTGCGTCTGGTTAAAGGATTGGATGCTTTTAGCAATTGATTCAGCCAAATCCGCGTTTGTAGTAACATCGCTAGTGCCTATTATGTTTGCAGTTGAATCAGCCTTCGCTACCGAAGTATCTATAGTGGCGCTGTATAGAACGCCATCGTATGTGGTAAATTTAAGGGTTTGTCCATTAGAAAGACTACCAACTCCACTAACTATGAACGTTGCGCTCGCTGGCTTTTCATTATTCTCCATTTCAAAAACTTCAATATCAAAATTTTCATTTTCGAAATAAGTATTTTTTTCATCTATTATTAAAAGTAAATAATCGTTTTTGATTCTCAACTTAAGACCATCTATCAATTGTTGCGTCTGTACAATATCTTCTTCAAGTAAATTTATAGTCTTTTTATCATCTAGGATTGCTCTAACATTAATATCTGCTGTAATTTGTGGTATCGACAAGTCTCCGTATGTGTAATATTTTGTATTGAAAGAGTCTAGCTCTTTGTTGCCTGGTGTAAAAGCAACTAAATTCATCGTTAGCGACCTAGTGTTTATTTCTTTTTGGTTTAAAGATAAAATATCCCATGCAGGCATTTTTTGATTTTTTAGTTCCATCGATCCTAAAGGCAGACCTTCATAATAAATATCGTGGTCAAAGACTCTCCTCGTTCCTCCCATTTCTATTGATTCAAATTGAGTTTCGAATATGGGATAATATTTTTTTTGAGATAGCGGCCATTGGTAATATTTTGTGATTATATACTTTGGGTCTTTGACTTCTGGCGGGGTCCCTGTGAGAGCCTTTTTATGGTATTCTTTAAGAGCTTTTTCAACATCAAAATTAGTTTCTACGGTAGTCTGAGACTCATAGCCGGACAGCGTATATGTCTTTTTAAATAGCCCTAGCCCCTCCTCCTTTTGTTTGGTAACAATATAATTCACTTTTGAAACCCAATCGCCAAATCCGTTTGGATAAAAAGGCCAATCAGTAAATTTAAATTCCTTCACGGCTGCAATTTTTGTTTCCATACCGATAGATTCAATTTTTTCTTCAAATCCAACATGATTTTGAACTGCCGCGCTCATCAAAAAGCTCTCTTCTCCTTCCTCTATCTCTCCTAAATTATAGGCACTGCCATAATTATATTGGGCTTTTCCTCTAACGGATTCCTTAATTCTAGTAGAGATGCCATTCTGCCTCTCAGCTACGGCCCCAGCAACACTAGTAGGATCTGTCGGTGTTGAGTATTGTGTATCATAAACGATGTCATCATCAAAAAAAGCGTACTTCTTCGGCTTGAACTTTCCTTTAGACAATAGCAGTTTGCCATATTGAGTTAGTTCAATATCTATAACTTCTTCTTTTCTATTGAAGAATGTCATTCTTTTTTGTCTCCCTCAATCTCAACAGCGGCCTCTATCTGTCCTAGCTCAACCAATGAGAAGAAATCGTATGGCCAGTTATAACTATGTTTGTAATCTTTTTCTGATGATTTGAACAAGAACTTAAATCTATCGTCGTCTTTAGAATCGGCAGTGATCTTGAAATAATTGTTTTCAGCCCTTCTCTTTACTTTAAACACCATCCATCTAGTTTCAGGCGGTAGCGGCATACCGCCAAAAAATTCATGCTTATTCATGGCATGTTCAATAGTAACGTCTTGCTTTTCTGCTGTTATTGAAATTTTAGGCATAACGCCTTGCCAAATGTCCGCCAAATCTCTTTGGTCCAATACATGATTAAATTCAAAGATATACATTGCAAATGGGTCTTTATCTAAATCTTTATCTGTAAAGTCTAGCTGCGGCGGTATTACATATTTTTGCATCTTTTCATACATGTCAGTAATACTAGTTTGTTGAATATTGTCTGCGCCATCTTCTGTGCTGCCTTTTTCTACTGCGATACCTTTAGATATTTTAAGCTCTGTTTGGTACCTATATTCATCTGTGTCTATCTTAAAGAACGACTTGCCAAGATACTCAACTGTATCTAGACCAGTAAGTTCCGGACTATCTACAAAGGGAATTGCCACGATCGCTTCCGATATTTTTTTGCTCTCCGCTATTTTTCCGACTCTCTCTTTACTAGTTTGAAAGCCAACCACTTCCAGTAGAGATTCTTGATCGCTGACATTCGAAAGCCCAGTAAATATTCCCGTTGTATCATCCGGTATTTTACCATAGCCAGCCCAGACGCCAACGCCTTCATCAACGCTGTAAGAGGCGGAAAAATTCAAGGCCGGACATTCCCACTTAGTTCCAATTGACCAAACATCAAAGGAGGAATCGCTAGGCGTTTCAAAAGTGTTGGGGAGATAGTTGCCATCTGGCCCCAAGCCTGTAGAATAATTTACTTTTTGAACCCTCGTTGTACCAAAAAGATTCATTGAGGCACTAATTTCCATTTTATTTCTTGTAACATTATCATTATATTGACCAGTGAGTGCGGGATTGGCATTTGTATACGATGCAGTCACGCCTGCTATAATCTCTTCTAAAGTATATTTTTTAGTTTCAAAACACTGAAATGTAAGCGTTGCCTGTGATAGTCCATAAAAATATGGTGGCGTGTGCGGCGCATACGCTGGATCATCGAATCCAGATAATACAGAGTTACTCTCCGAATGATAACTGCTCGACATTGGAGGTCCGTATAGTGCGCCCCTAGCGCGGCCCCTAATAGCAGACGCATCAGTGTTTTCACTTAGCTTCATGTCGTTTGTTTTATACATGTTGACTTTCATACCGTAGGTAGATCCGGACTTCATTGTTTTAAATTGGCTCTCTTGAGCAGAATAAAAATTTGTTAGCTGCTGGTCTTTTAAGAAGAACTTTACTGTTTCTCCTAAAAAGTTATGCATGGCTAATTCGAAGTTAGGCTTCTTTTCAAACATCCAGTTGGCATAAGGATAGGAACCTGTTGCACTAGGCTCTCCCAAAAAAATATTAGTTTGTGTTGCCGAAGAAGTTCCAAACGCTGTGACGTCTTTAATTGTCGGCGGGAGGTGCCTAACAATGTCTACTAGGCCTTCAAACGGGAATCTCATATCATAGTCATCACTATAGCCAATAAGCTGTTGTTGGATTGACGATGCTCCATTAGGATATGCGGTGCTACCAGTTTTAGCCTCAGTATAAAACGGAAAGTCGACAGCCACTGCCGACTTAATGCTATTAAACAATATTCCTGGTGCCACAAAAAGTCGGTTAATTGAATTTAAACGCTCCGTGTCTGGGTTATTTGAATTTTCATTTGATCCACTCAAATAAGGACCAAGGGATTGCGAAAGCAAGGAGGCTAACTGAAGAGTTCTGGTTGAAGGGTAAAATCCATTGTAGGGAAGAAGCTTTTTAACTCCTCTACAAGTCATTTTAATTCTACTTGGCTTGCCTATTTCTTCATTTATATGGTCTTCTTGAACAACATCAAAATATTTCATAAAATCAGAATTAGAATAGATATCAAAGAAATTGTCATTAAAGTCAGCAAATTCGCCATTCGCACTAGAGGTGTGTGCCGCTCCATCTAGACTAAGAAATTTATTGTTTGTTCCAATAAAAGAAGAGCTTTGATTGTTTAGATAAAAGTCCATATGATCTGATATTCTAAATTCCGGCAGTACCGCATAATCTTTCGCTATCCTTCTTATATCTTCCGAATAATCCTCATAGCTGTTAAACCAAGGATTTTTTCCTGCAAGGACATTTGTACGATAGCCCGGTGGTCTGATATAAGCATCAGCATAAACCTTGTGATTTATTGCTCTTCTATACATGGCAGCAGAAGCAGAGACGTGATAACCATACATAGGAGCGTTAAATCCGGACGGGAAGATACCGTCATCCACCGAGCCCGTGGGGTTAACAAATGGATAGTGTACAAGTTCTCCTACTGCTCCGTTTATATCGGACAGGTCTATTGGGAATCCGTTCAGACCGTCTATTTCAGAAACATCACCACAGTCTACGGGCCAAACACTAAGTATCCTACTCTGATTATTATATACTGTATATCCTTGGGAATTTAAAGCGGTGCCCGCTGTTCTTTCTCTTTGAAATAATGAATCTCGCCAAAAAGTCCTACGATTTATACGATCAAACCCATTCTCTCCTGTTCCAGGAAGTTCCGTATAGTTTTGTCGGCCTCTAATTTTTCCTAGATAGGCGTTGACGGAGCGTGGGTAAATTGTCTCTTTATATTCTAGAGATAATAATTCAGAGATAGGATTGTCGTCTCCCAAGTCTTTATTAGTATATATCTTGTACAGCTTATCATAAGGCTGTGTTGGCTTATTATTTTCTGCCCCCAATGCGTTGTTTAAGTCAACCGAAGCAAACTTGGATATATTGTTAGCATAACTGTGTTTAATATCAAAATTAGCCTCATTGCCATCGTAATCTTTTGTAGCAACCTTGTGTGTAATTGGTTTAAAACTAGTAATAACAGGCGGCTCTGTAAAAGAGGTCAGTTGCCGCACATTGGTCGCGCTATTGTGAGATACTTTTTCTTTTCCAGAAGCGCCCGACCACTTATATTTCGATTTAGCGAAGAAGTCATTCATTGCTGCAAAGGTGGAGATTCTATTATTTTTTACCATGTTCCTCACCAGCGGATTAGTTGAATTATTGATTTGCTTCCAGCTAACAAATCCATACGGACCATTTTGATGAAGTAGCAAGGCATTTAAAAGATCTGACGAGTTTAATGAAGCGATAGAAGTATTTAATGACGCCGTGCTCACAGCATTTGTCCCAGTTAATAATGGTGCGTTTATAAGAGTATTTAATCCAACAAAATCAACAACATGGCTGTCTACCGACGTCTGGCTTGCGCTCAAGAACTTAAACTGTGATATTTCGCCGCTAGAGCTTGATACGAAGCCTATTGGATTCGCAAATCCATAGGGCGCGCTGTTTATATCAAACATGGATGAAGTAATCCAATTATAGTTTCTATCGCTTTGAGGTATTTGATGTGTTACATTATCGTTATCAAATATAGCACCAGAAAGCACCGTTGGATTGACTGGCGGCATATAGCTTGTTTCTATAACAGTAACATTCTTTCTAGCGTTTCTATTAACTTTATGATAAGACGCTGTAACTAGTGGCGAATATGCATCTCCCGAAACAAAGCTGCCTGTTTGAATTCCATACAATAAAGAGTGCAAAGCTCCGCTAACGTTCAAAGCTGTTCTGACAGTCGAATTCCTATAATTTAGCTGGTTATATACCGAGTAAGTTTCAGACGCAGGGTCTAGATAACCTTTAGTGAGAACCTCTTTTCCGCCAGGCGACGAGAATCTCTCAGCTATAACTGTCTTATTGGAGCCGGTAGCTCTATCCGGCAATGCGAAATTTAAATTACCAGTAAGAGTAAACACTTCGGGGTATTGATTGCTTACACCCCCTAGTCCTGTAGATCCGGACTTAAACCACAGGTTATTGATATCTCGACCCGTAGTCATAACTAATTCGTAATTTCTTTCAAAATTACCCATAGTCCTAGTTGGTGTTGTAAAGTTTAAGTTACCAGTTATAGCAGAGCCGCTAGTTGCATAAAATGGCCTATTTGTAATATTGACAGGCCTTTTAACACCAGGCAGCCTTATTCTAGTGCCCCTAGCAAAGTTTGTGTTGATACTGTCGACAGGCACAACGGTAATTTGATTTGAAGCAAGAACGATATTGTAGCCTTCTGGCCTATTGTACGCCGTGTTAAAATTCCCAGCTTCGTCTAGTTTATTAGGAGCGACATTTCTATATTGGTACCCTCCTACAAATCTTTCTGTAAACGGCCCTTGCAGCGGAGTTTCGAATTCATTATTTGAAAAATCATTACCAAAGTTTATTTGTGTACTGCTTAAAGACACACCCAGCGAAGCCAGATACCCACCTAAAGAGGCCCCACTATCATATTCATAGCTCGCACTATAAAAAGCAAATGGTAAAACAGAGTCACTGCCGCTAGCAAGGTAAGCGTCTGGTTCGTTGTCGATATTGACTTCGACTATCTTTCTCTTGGTCAACAACTCTGTGGGAATAATTTCTTCTATATAAGTTTTTGTTGAATCCGATACATTAGAATTATTAATAACAAACTGTTTATTCGACGCAAAAGATAAAACCTTTGAAGCTATAGACATTCCTTTTTTATTCGTTGGCATTCTAACGCCACCGGCTATTTCTTTTGATTTTATGCTTGTGTTAAAAACAAACGGCTTGTTTTGCAAATCCTGGTTGCCGCTCTGATAAACAGTAAATAATTTTTGTCTAACAACATCTAATACAGCGTCACCAGTTTTCGCATACTTTGTTTTATCGACTTTATTCTTCCACCACAAAATATGAAAATCTTGGTCAGTACTTGGTGGGGAATTAAGCTTGGGTCCAGCCAAGAATGCATTCGGTTTTGCCGAAAAGCCTTCGTACTGTTCAACCAATAGTGGTGGGATGGCTATATTTCCGTCATTGCTAGTCGTGTCGAGATTAGGCTGCAACTGTCCCGATGATGCCGGTTCAGCAAATTTAGAATCAATTGTTGGAAATTTATTTCTGTACTTATTTCTTTCAAGAGCGTGGCTTTCAATAACTGTTTTGATCCCTCTGCTAACCCCAGAAGAGGCGGGAACTAGATTAAGAATCATGTCACCAAGTGCCTTATCTATCCATTTAAAATAATCAATAAACTTTTCTACGTCAGGAGTGTTCCCCAGTCTTTCAAAGAAAATTTGTTTTAAAAATGCTAGCCTTTTATAGTTCTGTCTATACCTCTCTTCTGTTCTTCCTATCAAAGCGCCATAGTCTCTAACAGAGGCAAAAAAGTTCATAATTTCTTCGGATAAATTATGATACATATTTTTTTCAATAGAAGTTATAAATTTTATTGGCTTCTGGTCTCTGTAAAGATTATCATCATCAAAAGATAAAATTGATACCATGTCTTCGGAATAAAGCAACTCAGGCAATTGTTTTTTAGAATCTTCTAGATATTCTACAGAAACAAATGAAGAAGTCGATGCGAGAAAGCCTCTACCAATTCCAGAGTTTGGCAAATTTACAACATTCCCAAGCCAACCATATTCTTCTTTAAGATCACTAGACCCAGAGGTTATATCATAAACAGCGAAGCCTCCGGCAGCGTCTGATCCGGTAACAAGCTCGAAATTCCAATCAAGAGCAAGAGTTTTTATTTTTGGAATAAAAACATTTGTTGATCCACTATTAGAGGTCGATCCTGTTTGAAAAACAAATGCATTATTTGCTGGCTGTCTAGTTCCGTAGTTGCTTGCATCTATTGCATGTGATTTAATCTCCTCATTGCTAAGATGAGACATCCATGCCTTTACTGAAGAAATCTTAGCGTCTGAATAAATACTGACAGAGCCGGTAAAATTAGTTACGCTAGCGCCTGCAAAAAGTCGTTTAGCTTGAGACATGAACCCTGTCCCATAAGCATTGCTGATTGACTCTGTAACATGAAATTCATTTTTTACGATGTCTTGTACTGTATTGACGCCATAAAATTCAACAACGTATGTGTCTGAAACGCCTATCGTTCTATTATCTAGTGTTGACTGTGGATACTTTGAAGGCGCGACCTTGACCGCAAAAGTCCAGCTTGAGTTGTCATACACATCATAAAAGACATCGGTTTCCAGCTTTCCACTAGACAACAACGAACTAGATAATTGAAAAAATGCGTGTCTCGTATCTTTTACGCTCTTAACAGAGCGGACTTCAAAAGCCCAATCGTCTCCAGCAGCATTGTGTGCCCAAGTTGTATCAGCAGGCGTGTCCTGGCGCGCGGAGTGTGCGCCAAAAATAGAGGATGTTAAGGGGTAATTACCCTCAAACTCAACCATGTCCGGATCCGGTATATACGGAAATAGTACTTCACTCTCAAATGTTGATCCAAATCCATTAGCTTCTTGCTGTAGCGTAGGATATCCAGAAGCCGACAAATACGCAGTGGAATCCGTAATTAAGGAAGATGTTTGTTGATAGACGACCGCGCTGTTTGCATCTAACGAACTAAAATCTATGAAAGTCTTTTTAATTGTTGAATCATAATATTCATCTTTAACATCAAAAGTTAGATTGTCGGCAAAAGTGTTAATTTTTATTAAATCTTCATTAATCCCAAAACAGTGCATCAAATTCCTAAGAGACTTTATGGTCCCCTTAGATTTCATTATTTGAGTCAAATTGTTGTAAATGTTCTTATATATTAAATTTTTAATATCATCCAGTGGCTGGGAATGGATCTTGTCTTCTCCCATTTGCAAGAACTTTTCTACTATTTCTGCATCTGCAAATAGGTTTTCAGTATTGAACCCGACTCCATCCAAAAGATTTCTACTAATAGATGATTCTTTATTTATCTCGCTTAAAGATCCGGATACATATCTAATATCTTTTATCTTATTTAATTCATCAATCATAATATGCAACTCATCAAAATAGCTGCCTATTATTTGTGTTAGCTGTTCAAGAGTTGGGTTTGTCTCCGACTCTTCTCTTATCCAAGATGGTAATGAATTAAATATGGAAGCATTGTTAGTAAGATCGTGTAGTTTACCTTCTTTTATTTTTGTTTCTATAAGAGATTGGACTTGTGGATGTTTTTCATAAATTATTGGGTCTTTAAATTCTGCTGCCGAGGCGCTTGCCTCTACAATTGCAGAATTTGTTGATCTCATATCCGTCAATAGCGCGCTGCTGTTGCTATACCCTGTCCAAGTGCCGTTTGTTACTCTTCCGGAATAATCCAAAACAACAGCATCTACGCTTGCTGTCTGGGTTATCCCCTCGTTAAACTTATAATAAACTCCAAGATCTACGGCGTTCCCATCTTCCGCAGAGCCGCTATAATAATATTTTATGTCGTCGGTATTTGTGCCGCCACCAATCTGTCTTTTCCAATATCTCCCAATTTGTTCAGGAGTTCTCTCTTTTCTCCAGAATCGGAACTCATCTAGAGATCCGCTTAAGGCTCCGTAGCCTTGCGTCGCAGCGTGGGATCCAGAAGGAGAAGCAACTAGGGCACCAATTTGTGCTACCATAGTTCCCGTTATTGAAGAAATAGACGATCCTGTAATTATTTCTTGGTTTAAAGCTCCATCTACATACAGCGTGGCTCTCATGTTGCTTCCCGTATTGGCGAAGCTAAGGGCATAATGGTGCCATGTTGAGCTTGTAACAGGAACATCCGTACCTATTGATATTAGTGTTTCTCCGCCAATCGTGGCAGGCTGTGGGTCAAAAACTCCTTGGGCATACTGTCCTGACCCGGACATCAAAGAAATGTACAATGAAGAACCAGATGGAACAGGATCGACACAAGTAACGACTTTTAGACGCCCATACCCAGGCTGCCCCGCGACATCAGCACCCCAAGAGCCACTACTCCAAAGATCAAAAATTACCTGTGTTGGTGATTCAACGCTCGAAGTGTATGGCACTTTTCTAAGCCAGAATTCTACTGTGAGTCCGTCAGTTCCATTAAACTCAAGATTAGATATTCTATTAATGTTAGAGTCATAATAGTTTGGCAAAGAATTAATAGAAGAGCTTGGCACAACTTCGCCACTCAGAGTCTCTGTTCCTCTAAGCTTACTAGGATGTGGACCACCTTTTAGAAAAATATACTGAGGATAGTCATTGTAGGCATACGGATGTGAGACACTAGTAAAATTGCCCGCTACAGTGCTCATCTCTCTAGACCCTAGAAAATTAATGTATCCATTTGTTCTAGGATATTGTTCTTCAAAAATATATTTGTCGATCAAAAGAGAGTTTTGATCCCATTCCATCTTTTCTCTTAAAGAACCATCATAGGGATATTCTTTGTAAATACGCTCTATTGAATCTTGGTAATATCTAGCAGCCAGGCCGTATCTAGCAAAGTTTTTAGGGTCAGAATAATCTACTTGAGGCAAGACTCTATTAGATTTTTTTAAATAAGTTGGCACAAAAGCGGAAGACTCCACTTCTTGCTCTAGGTCTTTTTTACTTTTTTTAGTCAATAGCTGACTAAACTTTTCTTTTTTAAAGAGATCTTTTAAACTCATTTTTCTTCGACTCTAAATTTAAAAACTTCTGCCTGTTCTTGGTAATCGCCATTAATATTATATGCAAAATGTATTTTATACATATAATCAGTATCTAACATGCTCATGTCTAAATCGAAGTAGTTGCCATCAGAATCGTAGGACAATTTTGTTGCCTTGGTACTGCCAGTATTATAAGCGACGACTTCCAGACCATCTACTGCTCTAATAATTTTATAATGTGCTTCTTCAATCACTTCTGTATTTGGCGTTGTAGAAGACAAAGTATATATATTTGGATTCCAATTCTTATCCCTGACAAAGAGCCTAAGTCTTGGCTTTTCTTTGTTCGTATATGCTGCTTTTAAGTTTACTATGTTAGTTACGTATTCTCTAATTGGATAATTTGTTGATCCTGTTATTCCTGTCGGGCTTATCGTGCCTGTGAAAAACTGTGTCAGATCGTAGTTTGCAAAAGTTCCAGTACTCCAAACGTCATAAATTGTTTCTAACGATGGAGATCCCGTAAATGCCAGCGAGGCTGTATAAATACCAGTATCATAATAGCCACCTGTAGCATATAAGAGACTCTCTCCTACATTACCACCAGCACTTAAAATCATTTTAGAGCCGGACGGCTCTGTATCGCTAGCCGATCCAGAATACAATGCGACCATAATTGATCCTGTTGTGCCAATTTCAGGAATATTTTTTAATTGTCCTTTAATATAATTGTATAAAAATAGCGTATTTAAGTTGTCTTCCGCAGGAGCCAAGGAACTGCTCATAAAGAATTGCCCTCGATCATCTTGTACAGAGGAGTCCCATCTAGCTTCTAGCACTGGCCTCTTAAAAAAGAAGTCGCTGGTTCTGGAAAAGAACTTTTTAGTATAATACGACTCCGTCGAGCCTTCTAGATTTCTAGGGACGTTAGTGCCATCTCCTACTGAGTACGCTTCTTGAGATGCTGTCAAATATACACCAAATCCATAGTTTAAGTACGTGCCCGCAATCCACTCTTCTACCGCCGCAGTCACGTCCACTTCCATGTCTTCATCGCCGTTGGTGAAGGTTGTAGTATACATTGGCATTCCATCAGTCCCAGCAGAGTAGGCCGCTGTATGGAATGTTCCTCCAGGGACAAAGCCAGTCGTTTGATCCATACTAGAAGTTCCCCACGCTCCGTCCCATCCTCCTTTACCAGAAGCAGGAGCATCAACGCTTCCGGATATATTGCCAGAAACCCAATTAGATATACCAGTATCGGTATAATTCTCCATGTCTAGCCCGGTACCTTCATTCCAGGACTGGGAAACAGCTTGTACATTAAGAATCATATTTCTAGGAAGGGTTAGGCCATGTTTGGCGTTAAACATTCTAAGATAAAATCTAACGCTCCCGCTAGCAGGTATAGTTCCTGCTGTCCTATCTCCTTTTATTTCCCCCGCCGTTGTGCCGGATACCGGAAATTGTATCAAAACCCTGGAAAGCTCCGTTGAGCCAGAACTCGCTTGGCCAACAATAGAAAAAACTTCAAGGATATCAGAAGCGCCCATGTTTGATCCAGTGCCTCTTGTGCTAAGGTTAGTTTTAAAAGCATTCGTTATCGTGTTATCCGCTGTGGCAAAATATCTTTTAATTGACATTATCTAACCTCACCTTTAATATTCGTGCTTGGGAACTTGATTTCATATATCATATTCGCAGGAATAAGCAATTGCGCGCCATCGCTAGTCGTATTGAGAGCGACGTTATACTGATTGTTAGAATACGCTCCGCCTAGTTTTTGATCCACTTGTACATCCACAACGTCTAAGACGCTATCAAGCTTATTTAATGTTTTATAAATATCCCTAATCTTAAATGGTTCGCCAATTTCCGGCAGTGTAGAAAACTTTTCTTGCAGCGCTTGAAGGCAGTCCGTTAGTGTCTGCTCCGGAGTGTATTGTTGGTCCCCTGTCACTATAAAGTCAATTTCTAAATTAATTATATAGGCGTCTAATATATCAATACTATCATTAAGCATTTTATAATTTTGAATCCAAGTCTTTAAATTTTCTTTTATAGAAGAATTACTATTTGAAAGATTCCCATCTGAATCTTCGCTTATGACAAATAAATTAATATTTCTTTTTGATGAATCCTGATCTTGGTAAACTGCTGCTCTTCTGACTGCTCCAAACTTTGTTGGCATTCTATAGCACAAATTAATATAATCTTGCTTTGTCACTGCTCTGTTTTGAGATGAATATGTACCCATTGCTCTCATTCTTATTTCGTCAATGGACACGTCTTGTATGTCTCCATTGATTGGGCTTTCATTATAAACTTCAATACTATTCCTAACATCTAGTAGCTTTGTAGAATCTAGCGATTCTTCGGCTAAGAAAAAGTAATTTATGTTTCCAGGTCCAGATATACCTCCAACAGTTATATTAGAGTCTGTTGTACTATTTCTTCGGTATTGTACTGTAAGAGTTGTGTTGCTTGGAGCAATCCCTAATTTGCTATTCGACAATAATTTTGTTGGATCAAAGCTTGTGTCAGCAATATATTTTTTACCGTATAAATTAAAATTAACTTTTGAAGGATCTACCACATCGTCTGAGTCTACCTCTGCTTCTGAACCGAAACCAAACTGCAAGAAAGTGTTATTGTCATCTTTCTCTACTACAAACCTTCTTGGCACTATAACTGGCTTTAATAATTCTTTTACAAGCTGTCTATCATCCCCAGGATTTGGCACGCCTCTAAACACAGAATCTTGTGTTAAATTCTCTACTTCGTAATACTCTCTGCCCTGCTCATCAAAAACGGAAATAATCTCCGTTGTATTTTCATCGTCAATTGGCACTTTTAAGAATCTAATAAAGTCTCCAATCGGGATTCTCTTCACACTCAATTCGCCAGAGATAATACTGCCAACTGCTTTTACCGCATATTTTAATGGCTTGCCAGTCGCGGAATCAATTGTAGCAGGGTACACAAGGTTGTCATTGTCAGCGAAGTCTACATCATCAACAAGTGTAAAAGTTGTTCCATTATCACTTCTTACGGTGCTCCCTTTTAATATTTTTGGCATATAATTGGTGTCAGGGCCACTTCCTACAGTATTCGCCGGTACTAGTAAAAATAATGAAACCAGCCCGGAAGAAGTATAGGCTTTATCTAGCTTGTAGCCTAGTTGTCTAGCTAGTCTAACTACATTATCATAATCTACAGCGCTATCTATAAAAGACTCGTTGACCTGATAATCGAGATAAAACGAGAGCATATCTCCAACATAAGCAACCGTATCAAACATCAAAGAGCCAAAGGATGATTCGTTGAAATCTTTATAGTTAGATGGATAGTATCTTTTTGCGTATTCTACGAGTGACCGCTTTATTGATTCAAAATCTCTATTTGTGTAATTTATAGGATTATTTTTTTTTGCCATTACAATGTTCCCCAAGCAAAAATAATTAGTTCAAATCAACATTTATTGTTATAAGGTCTCTTAAAGTTAAGGATTCAACAAAATAAGAAATTTGTAGTGACAGGGTATTTTCCTCGCTATCAAAAAATTTGATATTTAAAATCTTTATAAAAGGCAAATAAATTTTAACCTGCTCTTTAATTTTTGCTTTGATGTCGTTTTGTACATTTTGTCCTTTATTTTCAAACAAAAAGTTTCTCAAGCCCACTCCATAGCCTGGTATCATCATTCGCTCTCCCGGCGCTGTCAACACTAACATTTTTAAGTTTTGTCTCATTAGAGTTGCATAATCTTTAATTAAAGAATACGGCCCGTCTTCTATATCGATAGTTAAGGGTAATTTTGCGGCTATTCCAGGCATTTTAAGATTCCTTTAAATTAAATAGTTTGATGAAACTATTATTAACATGGTTCATTAGAGTGATACCCTGCGGTAAGAGTTCCATCAAGAGGATCAAGTTTTCCGGTAACCGAAAGTCCCCAATAAGTCATTCCTAAAGGAGTGATGTGGAAAGGATTAGTAATTCCAGCAGCAAACAGCACTTCTTGTGGAATTAAAGGATAGGGGAGAAGCGATAAAACAATTGGGAACATCGCTTGTGAGCTTCTCCAGTATCTCATTGTTTTATTATCGTAAAGAGATGATGCATCTCCACCAAAAGCAGCCTCTCCTGCTTTAATAGTTGTTTTTACGCCTTGATAGACAGTATCCTTAATTGCCTTCGCTGTTGCGATCGTTGGGTCTGAAATTTCAGCTAGGCCTTTTAGTATCATTAAACTAGCTTGTAAAATTACCTGTTGATCAATACCTGTAGCATCGACCGGGTCTGCGGTAGAAAAGGCGTATTGTTCTTCATAAGATCTAAATTCTGCCGCAGAATCATATGATAGTGGCAAGCTAAATGCTGTCATTGTATTTAATAAATCACTTTTTGTTTGGCTAAACATCTGACTAAGCCCTGGTTTCGCCGTATCAACTATAGTGTTATAAGTGCCTAATGCACTCAGAGTAGCTAGGTCTTCAACAGGTAGAGAATAGCCAAAAAGCACTTGAAATTTTTGTTTTTTTAATAATTCTTCTTTGAGTTTAAAAACTTCTTCATAAACTTTATTGTAATCATACAAAATATTCCCATCTGGGCCTAGTTGCAATGCAAAGGAAAGAGGAATATCTTTATCTTCAACTCCATAAATGTCACTAATCTTAATCTTGCTTTCCGCTATCGGTATTTTATATATTTCTTTATTTATAGTTTGTACTTCTTGTTCATCATCAACAGTCACTTGCTTTGTTTCTCTTTCAATTATTTCATATGATTTTTTATATAAAGGAGGATAGTTCCTACCGGGAGAGCCAGCAAATGCTCGGCGGGCCTGAATCATATCTGATAGGCTATTTTTTAAAAAGACACCGTCTGATGGAATCGACTCTTCAGATTCTTTCGACACTGGTAAAACATAGCTGAGCCTGACACCAGCCTTCAAGGGCTCGTAATAGGTCGTATGGGGTTCATCAGCAAAAAATTCGCTACCCTTTACTGCTGGCATGAATTTAATTACTTTGTCGCGCAAATTGTTAATAATTTTAGCTCTTTTATCTCTCAATTCTTCAATCTTATCATACCAATTCTTTAATAGCTTATAAGCAATTGTTTCTTCGCCTGAGATTCTTTCGTATTCATTCGTTTCAGGATTCAAATAATAAAGAGTTCTCGAATTGTACATATTATTATGGTTAGTTTTAGACATGCCTGTCGCGAAAAGAGCCGCATCGTTCATGTGAACCGCAAACTTGTCTATAGACATGGGCATATTAAGATACTCACCTTCGACTCCAGGGGCACCCGCTCTTACTAATGGAATATCAACAACTGGCGTGTAAACAGCTTCTTCCCCTGCTTCAAAATCTTGTCCGTATAAAGTGTCATAATTAATTATAGACATAAATTTATTGAGCGTCGCTCCAATTTCCTGGTCATAGTCGAGGCCGCGAGAGCCAATGTCTATATTATTTGTCATGGAATTTATTTCATAAAATTTGCCACTTGGCGTAGGTCTTCCAATCCTAATTGATTTTAATTGTAGCGATTCATCAGAGTTCATAAAGTTATCTACAGCATCGCTAATGTATAAAATACTCCAATCATTCATATGGCTTTTAGGAAGCGTGTCATAATTTTGGATTTGATTCAGATAGAATTTCATGTTTAACAAAAGAGTGTCTAATGTGGCTCGTCTTCTACCATGATCTTCTGTCCAAATTTCTTTAAACTGGTTTAAAAAATATAAAACGCTTTTCGGCCCAGGATTATTTTCATCACTTAATCCACTAAATCCGAATAAATTGTGAACACCCTCCATGATAGCGAGACCTGCGTCTTTTGCTCCAACCCAGAACCCACTATCCCAATCAGGATCCCAATCTTTATGACTACCAAGTGATTCATTTAACAGTGGTGCGTAATTTTTTGATTTAATACCCCAAATTCTAGAATATTGTTGCGGCTTATAGGAAGCAGCAAGTATGTTCCTCTCAGGAAGCGCATTTTGTGTCACATCATCAGTAAGCACCTTAAACCCTACCCTAGAGGTCTCTTCGTGTAAATAATCTGGGTGATATCGTTTGCTCATATGTTCACTCACGCTATCTTGGATTATATCGTCTGGGTCCATGTTAACATTTTCACCCATCCAATCGAGTGATTTAAAATTAGTTACACTAGAGTTTGGTTGATGAATCGTTGTCTTGCCGAACAATAAAGATGGCTTTACAAACAGCGGCGCTTCGTTAATATCTGTGCCAAATAAACCGCTGAAGACGGCTATCTGTGAACTGAATTCATAATTTACATCTTCATAATCTAACAAAGGAAGAGAAGTCAAATCTTTTATATTCTTTTTTAAATTTTTCGTTGTTATTTGTTTTGGGAATATTATTTCCACGTCTGGATTAGAGAACTGTCTCCAAGTTAACCGTGAAACTGCTGAATTACCTTTTTTTAGGGTAGCGTCTATTTCTCGCTCAACAAGCTCATAGGGGTAATAGTTGAATCCTTGTATACAACTCGACCATTTTACTAGGTTGGCACCAATGCTTTTATCAGCGAAAAGGCCATAAAAAGTAAGACCTTTTAGCACATGGTCAAAGTGCCAATAGAGTTCTTCAGCGTTAAGATTAAAAACAATCTCATTAACATCTACATATGATGTAGCTAGATTAGAAGAAATTTGTAATTGCTCGCCATTAGTGGCGGTTAAAATATTTAAATCATAAACAGCAGTACCATCTGCAATACCTTTTAACTCGGCTATTTGGCTAATTCCTTTTGACTCTCCAAAAGGTAGTTCAATCGTAGGATAGATAGTATCAAAAATTTTATCCCACTCTTCTCTTTCTGGCGTTCCCTCCTCCGCTTTTGGTATAGCATATTGTAAATTTAAGAAATTTAAAAGAGATTCTGATGCGTCTTGCACATTTGAAAAATCTGCGTTTCTAATAAATTCTTTTAAATCTTTTTCAATAGGAAATAATGCTAGATCTTCACTATGTTTATTTTCCATATATAAAATCAATCTAGGAAACAAAGATGACTTTAGTGACAAGCGCCACTTTCCTTGTTCCGAATCGTAAATCAATTGTCTTATATGAAATCTTTTATCCCAATCAGACCACCCAGGAGACGACATACCTTCGTAAATCTTAGCAAAAACAGCATAGCAATCTTCCGACGTTATTGGGTTATCGATATCACCTTTACCTAAAACAATTTTGTCTTGATTTTCATAAGCAGTATTATCCCAGACATTCCAAGTAAATTTTGATTCATATTCAACGTAGTATTTCATTGAATTTAAATATTTTTGTATATACAGAACGTTAAGCCATGATTTTTGTAAATAAGTGTCAACCACTGAAAAAGACGCCGGGGCGTGGATTAAATTGGTTCCTTGATTAGGAGAGTAGGGAGCAGCGCCATCAGTCCAATCTAATGATTCTCCAGTATAAGGAACAAAATTTGTAAGCAATAAATCTGTTTTAAACTGCTCAAAATCAGTTCCTTGTTTTTTAAGCATTACTTGATATATCGAGATGATAGAATCGAATAAGGCACTTTCTTTATCTTTTAAAGAAACAATATCAAGCGCACTCCATTTGCTCCAATCGGTAGCACTCAAATCCGCTTCAAATTTAACAAAGCTGTTAGGAGTGTACCTTACGACAGATCTTTTTGAATTATTGATACTATCTCCTCCAATATAAAAAGAGAAATTAGCACCTTTCTTTGCCTTAGATGTGTTTGGATCAACAAGCCTATGAGCACCAAGGGGAACGTGTGGAAGTCCATCAGTCTTCGCTAGATCCCCTATTGTGGCAATTGATTTAAACACTCGAACATTCCCATCCGAATCTATATTATTTATATTTTTAAAGTTAGAGTCTTGGCCTGTAAGATTCAACAATTTTTTGGGAATCGCTGTTGGCCTATATCTAAACTGTTTCCAGTCTTCAAAAATTTCAAACAATTCTTTATCAATTGCAGACAATTCAGAAAAACCTTCATTAAGATTATTGGTTACTGTAGCCAGTGAATAAAAATCATCTAGCCCTACATAGCCATTAAATAAAGGTGCTGCTCCATCAATCTCTAAAAAGTCTTTCACATAGTCAAAAGATTGATCGCTTATTTGTCCATATATTCCTTGGGAAACTGCCTCTTCCGCCGATAGGTTTGAAAACATAGGATTTGAATTAAAATTAACCTTTTTAGCACTTGTTTTAATGGGAGGTATATTTTTCAACTTCGGCTGATTATTGCCGATATTAAGCTTGGCCTTAACCTCTATGAACTGTTCTAAAACAAATCCTCCATCTTTAAAATATCTTTGATCAATATTATTTTTTAATATTTGCTTTTCTATAGAAACAATCCTTCCAAGCTCATTGTTATAAAAATTTGGTGGTACATCAAACTTTTCAAAATCAACTTCAAGAGTAGCGAGCATATCATTTAAATCAATAGTCCCCTTTTGCGAAGCCTGCGACAGCACTTCTAATAATTCATCATTTTTTGGACCATTATAGGCATAGCTTAGATATCTTGCGATATCCAAAGCTTGATTAGCAGGGTCCTCAAACATACTAACAAACGTAGGAACGTTTAAGACCTCTGGATAAACCGTTCTTCCCGCAATCTTAAGGTTATCATCAGTCAAAGCCTTGTTTTTTAAATCCGGCTGTACAACTCCGTATGTTTGTACGACTGGCGTGTCTAATATTCTACGGAAAAGGCTGTCAGATACTTCTCCAAACTTTTCAACATCAATATCTAACTCAGAGACTGTCTGGATGTTCTCTTTAACCTTATCTGAGACTTCGTACAGTGTCTTTTCTAAAAGCAATTTTAAAGCATCAGTGTTTGTCATTTCAATGGCTTCTTCTTGAGTTAAAATGTCATATGAAGCTTGTGCCATTAGACTTAAAATATCGTCCGCGCCGTCTTCGACTTCTGCACAAAATAAACTAAATATAAAGCCCATATAGATTTCTTTGTTCACACTGTTTAGGCCAATCTCAGAAAAATAAAATATAGACGGAAGAAATTTTTCATATATTAGGACTCTCATAAAAGTTTTAGTCAGTCCTGCCATGATCGCTCTTTGCAATGCTGCTTGCTCATCAAGTCCTTGACAAATAAAGTTCTTTCTGATCGTTTCCATAGATGCCGTTAAAGAGGCCAGGTCCATAAGATCAACTTGCTTTGTAGGACAAAGCGGATCATCAAACAGAGTCATAGTTAAAATTCTGTTCGAGTCTAAGAATGGTGAATATAAAGATTTTTTAGAAAACCTTCCAGCGAGTGTGTCTAAAGCAGTCGAATAGTGGGCTCGCATGGACGCTCTGAACTGTGCCTCAAATTGCTCATTAATTTGACCTAAAATAGGTTTCCAACTGTCTGTCATGACCTGAGAAAACCTTTCTGCTTGGGACGACGGCTGAAACTGTCCCTCTATCCCCACCGCATAGGGGTCCGGATAAGCGTGAGTTTTTGAAAGAGCCTTCATGGCTTGTTCAAGTTGTGCGCTTGGATTAGGGCTTTTTATTCTCAAAGACAAGGTTTCATTTTGATTATCTATTTCTATAGAATGCAAGCCTGTAATGTCTATTAGATACTGCGAGGCTCCGTCAGGCGACAATCCAGAATAAATTTTATTTTTAAGAATTATTTCTTTATCATATTCCAGATTATTAACAAAATCATTATTTTTTATGTTTTGAGCATTCGTCTTCTTTGTTAAAGATAAAGCAGCTACTGCTCTGTTTTCTTTTAATTCACTAAAACGATCAATGCCGTCCAATGATTCTATAAATTCTAATCCCGCAGCAAATCCAGAGGTGTTAAATAATCTTCTTAATTTTGCCATGGGATCGATAGTATTAAATCTAACTTCTTGTTTAAAATCGTTAGAAATGACCTCTACTAAGGTGTTATCTTCATCTTTTAAAAGATTTCTAAAATCTACTAAAAGCTCAACATTTTTCTGTGAAGCTCCTCCTTTGTTTGCGCTCATAGAAGGCACTAGCACTTTGTCATCAAGCTCTATAAAGTTGGTAGTAATGTTTAATTTAGAAATTGCATCGCTATCAAACAAAAATACAGGAAAAGCATTCAATTCAACCGTAAACTTTGTCTTAATTGAATCAAAGGCACTCTGATAGGCGCTTTTATTCATAAAATCGCCAGCCGGATCAGGAATTTTTAACAACTCACACGGCTGTAAAACAAACTCTGGGTCGAATGCCAGAGCGCTTTCAGGATTTTTATCTGGCAGTCCGCCAATAATTTCATCTAAAAGACCGTCATCATAATTTGAATATTTGTCTTTCATTTGCTGTTTAAAGTCAGCACAAATTTCGGCGCTTGACATCCTAGCCATTTCATCTATTTTTTCATCTAATAGTGATAAGTTACAATCTTCTCGACCCATAGACGCTAATCCAGATTCGACAGCAGCCTTTTCGGACCTGATCCCTAGTTGTTGGTTAAGTCCTCTTGCTATCGCTTCAATTACAGAGTTATTAGCGTTCCCTTGCAAGCAATCTCTCATTTCCAAAGGAGTAGTAGTGTTGGTAACAATTTTCGCTAATTTTTCGATTTCTTTTTTAGTGCGTAGTAAGTTTGCAGACTTCGGAGATCTTTCCATTGATTTTGTAATAACATGGTCTGCAAACTTTAGAAGCGCATCATCTTTATTTGTTAAAAAGTCTCCAAGGTCTGCGGCCCCCTTCTTAAACTGATCGCCTACACCTTCAACATTACAAGAAGCGATCATTATCAGCATTTGTTTAAAAAAATCAACAATTGCTCGTTCTACGGTCTCTTTTATAACTCCTTCAATATTGTTAGTAAAATCACCCCAAAAATCACCAATTGGAGTGGTTTTTTTGAAAGCAGGCATTATCCTAGTATTTCCTAGAGTTACCAAAAATTTGTCAATCCTGTCAAGAACATCAACATTTGGAGTGCCATATCTATCAGCACAAGTTAATCCTAGTATTAAAAGGTCTCTAACTGTCAACCTTTTCACAATCAAGTTTTCTATATCTTTAATTGTTTTAATTCTAGAAAGAAGCCTGCCGGAACTGATCTGCGCTACGGTTGAATCTCTAATAACGTGGCTGGGCCTTATTTTAGCATTGCCAGGATAACTTAACCAGGGCGCATCATATTGTTCATTTAAAGATGAAAAGTTAAAGCCATCCGATAAAAGAGACCCATATGCCTCATGTAGGCCAGAGGCAGCGATAGACGCAACCACTCCTCCGGCAACATCGCCAGTCACAAACAAGCCTTTTATATTGGCATCTGCTCCCGCCTCGGCAATACCAGCTAATGAGTTTATTGCGTCCTCTCTGTCAAAAGGAGCATTTGTCACTTGATCATAAAGTTTTGAAATATCGTGTTTTACTTGTGATAAAATAGCCTTTTCTTTTTCAACATCCTCAGAACCTTTGTATAGCGCATCTGCTTCATCAAATACTTTCTCTATTTTTTGTAGATTTTCTATACTAATGTCTTTTGGATAGTGATAGGCCTCCAAAAATGGCATTAAATCAGTATAATCAGCACCCCCTCCATCTAGAAAACCAGAAGTAACGTCGCTAATAGGATTAGAAGAATCAATTATTTCATTAATATTTCTAATGTAGTTAACGAAAGTTGGGTAATATTCTGCTTCAATTGTGCTTTTAGTTCTACCTATGGATGTATCTAAAAACTGGTTGTTACCTAGTGACTCCTCGCTGCCCTCTAAATTTAGCTCTGCTGTTATTTGTGCTTCAAACTCTGACTCGCCAACCCTAATAGCAGCCGCTGGTAAATTTTTGATAAAACTAAATCCAAAGTACTGTTTTTCAAACCCTAATCTAGAAAGTGCTTCGTCGCTGTTTAAAGAAGACTCTCTAGGATTTTGCTCTACTAGTCCATAAACCTCTTCCATTAAGTTAACAGCCTGCTTTTCGCTAGAGTCTGGAATTTCCACTAAGTTTCTAGCTTCAGCCCTAAAAGATTCAAGCCCTCTAGAATCCGGAAAAGTTATACATAGAATAGGAACCAACCCTTCCAGCCACGACACCGGCCCTTTAGTACTTCCGGCTATTTCATATAAACCCTGTTGGTTCACTTCGCTCGCTTGTTTTTGGGAAGATTTTTTCTCTTCATAAAATTCTTTCATGTCTGCTACTAACGCATCTTTCCATGCGTCAATATTTTCTATGATATATTTTTCTTTATAAAGATCGACTTTAATTTTATCTGCCGCTTCAACTATTGCTGTTAAAACAGCCTTTAACTTTCTTAGCTTAGCCACGAAAATAGAATTGTCGCTATAAGTTTCGTCAAATTCTAGTATCACAAAATCAGTAGCCCCATTAAGAAGGGCGCTGCTAGGAGCATCTCTTCTAACTGCCCCTAAAGAACTTAATACAACATCAGATATCAAAACACTAACAGAAATCGTTGCTGCTGCCGGATCATACTTAAAGTAATCTCCCTTAATAGCTCTAGGTAACGAAATTAAATTAGCATCATTTGTGAGTTCCGAATATGCAGAGGGCGATAGCAGATACTCAGTGTCTAGCAATTCAACCGCTCTAGTACGAATTAATTTTTGTACTTCGTTTGTAAACAGTTTTTCATTTTTATCAGCAACAAAGTCCTTGCCGCTAGACCAGTCTATTACTATTGGAATTTGTAAATATTTTTTTGTAGCCACAGGCTAATTCCTTAAGTTATTATTTTCATGTTTTTAAAAGCACTTCCGACTTTATTCTCTTTTTGTTCTAAATACTCAAAATAATTATCTAAAGTTGTTATTTTAGATCGATTTATTTCAGACCATTCACCATATAAATCTATTATTTTTTGTATGTTTTTATTTTTTGGTCTTTTATTTTTAATCCACTCTAAGTTAGCTAAAATTGTTGGAGAGTAGTAAAAGTTTTCCTTTTCTTTAGGCCCCCCTTTTGGCGAAGGCCACCAAAACCATCCAGAAGCTTTTGCACTAAAATTCTCACTATGGATATCCTTATTTTTAAATAAGTCTTTGTTCTGATTTCTCCAGTGAATAGCATCATAATGCATATTATCAATTATATTCCTATTTTCATACATGCCAAGTCTACCGGAAGGTAACAGGCCAGCATCTAATAAAACACTAACTGCTGCAATCACTTCAGTAGTGTCAAGTGCTGTATTGTCATCTGCGAAAAAAAATACGGGTTTTGCCGAAGAGCCATAATTTCCGTGATCCCAAGCAATTCCAGCCGGATGAGCACCGCCTAGCCCGCTGCCTTTGTGTTGAACCAAAGTTCCTATTTGTGGTACATAGTTCACTCTTCTGCCCGTTGCAATACTAAGGAATTGCTTAGTAATTTCACCGCTTGCTGCATTTAATCTTAATCTAAGATTATCTTGGATTAGTTCATCTTTGAAAGGGGGAAAAGTTTTTTTACTCTGTGACCTGATGTATTTTGTTCTAATTCCGTTTTTATTTATTTTTTTTACACCATTTTGACAAATTAGGATAAGAAGTTCATAAATATCAAGAGGAGTCTTGCCTATGGAGACATCAGATGGACTTTTCCCTTGCAATGAATAAAGACTTCCAAGTCCTAAATAAAATTCTTCAAAGGTCTCATCATCTATATTAACTTCTTTTGTAATAAATTTGGTCATCGTTTCTTTTAGTTAGTATGGTTTTTATAGCTACATATATATTTTTCGCCTAGCAGAGCATCTGTATAGGTTTTTTTATTAATAATTAACGTTGCTTGATGCGCTTTCAGATTCTGCTGGAAAAAAGACGCCATGACGGCATTTATTCCTTTTCCTACGTTTTCTAGCCTTTCGGCTGGTCTGGTGGGTCCATTAAAAAACGGCGAACTATGTGTGTGTTTTATAACGTGGGTATTAAAATTCGTCTGGTCGAGCACGAACTTTGATAAGTGCCCACTTAAACTAGCCACCTGTTGGTAAAGGTCATCAATACATTCTCTTAAATTATTTCCCTTGACCAGCGGCTGAACGTCAGTTGACATATCAACTCCTCTTGGATTAGTATTGTTGTTTGCAATCAAGTCGATACCGCCCGAATCGAAAACACGCCCTCCAAGAGAATTCTTTTTACCATTTACCATGTCCGACTCTGGGCCGACCCCGAATCCGGAAACAATACGGATGTTTTCTCTACCAATTATCCTAATAACATCCGCCTTCATGCCGATTGCGGCTCTAGGCATTTCTTGACCATCATCTTTTGCAGTCGGTGCTCCCGGAGAAGACTGAAGTCCAAAATTCGTATCAATATTTGTTTTTTGGCTAATATAGATTCTAGCAGCATCATAAATAAAATTATTGTCAACATAAGCATCTTTGCCATCAGACCGCTTGCTTTTAGCCAAAAATCCCATTCTTCCAACAACCACATCAATAGTATTAGATCGCGTGTTGCCAAGCCCCCCATATCCAGAAAAAATATTTCCAGGCCTATCCTTTCCCATGACTATATAAGAATTATTTTTACCTTTTATAACGTGTTCAGATTCAGTTTCAATAAACTTTGGTTCTGGCTCTGGTTGGAAACTACCGCCGACGCCCGGATAGTTTTTTTTCAAATCTCTAATTAACTCTTGCGCGCCATCAGAAAATTCATCAGATTCATAGCCGTCATAATCAACTGCTTTTGAAACAGTCTTGTTAGAAGATATCTTATCTTGCGTGTCTTTCAATTTTTAATCCTCTTCTACAGCTTCAATGGTCGCACCTATACTAACTTTTGAATCATAATCAGATACATTTACGTTAGAAAACCTATCATTAAAAGTTGTTAACGCTTTCTCTTCTTGCGTCGAGTTTAAATTTGTTTTTTCAGCACTCTGGCCCTTTACTGGACCTAAGTATCTAGGCCCTATCATATTAACCGGATCTTCATAAATAATATCAACAAGCGCTCCTACTTTAGGGATTCTAACACTATCATTCATAGGGAGGGCCACAGGATGTGCCTCTACCAAAAGAGAATCAAAGCCCTCAGAACTGTCTAAAGTATCAGGTGCCGGTATGCAGGCGTGCATCTCCGGTATTCTAAAAATAATCGGAGGTGGGGCTTGATCCATGAAAACATCTTTCTCAATATTCCCTTGATATGCCGCGCTCGAATTTTTTGATAAAACGGCTAAAACAAATCCTTTAAATACACCTCTCTCTCTAAATGGTATTGCAACCTGCTCGCTAACCCTTTCTTTAGCAACTTGCGTTAATTGTTCTAATTTATCAGAAACGGTTGCAGCGAGGGGAGACAATTTTCTTTTGTCAACCCTTCTCCTGTGAACATTATTAGTAGGCGCAGTAAGTCTTTTTTTTAGTTTGTTTCTCATCCTTCTAAATTTCCATCCGGCTCGGCCTGTATTAGTTTGAATATTTCGTCTTTGTCAAAAGACGACAAGTCTTTGCCGCTGGATATCTTTTTCTGGAGTAGCGCTGATACTTTTACCAACTGTTCATTAGAGCGCTGCAATGTCTCTAGATACTTCGCAGCAACAGGTCCCAAGTCCTTGTGCATCTCTGCTAGCTGTATCTTTTCTAGTATGTCGGTTAGCAAGGTTAGGGCTAATGCCCTATCACTTCTTATGTTTGTAACCGATTCAGCTAGATATTCTTCTATTTTTTCCATAGTAAAATAAATAGGAAAAAATTATTTTTTTCCTACAACCCAGTCCTTTTTGAAAGCCCTATACTTTATTCTTAATTTATTAAGATTATTAACAACTTGTTTAGTATTCAGACCTGTGATTTCCCTTATATACAAATAAATCGCTTTTTTGTTAAAAATTTCTATATCATCTGCTTTATCAAACAGGAATCTTATTGCCTCTAAAACCTTTTTCTCGTTTTCTTTTAATTTGGAAGTTTCCCAAGTATCGATCTCCACCCAAAGATGTTGCCAGAATTCATACTTTTCTCTTTCGTTCAAATATTCATTTTGAACAGAAAGGTAGCCCGTCTCTAATTCGCTAGATAAATCATCAAAATTTACTTCTCTTTTTAAGTTTTTAGAATTCTTTTTAACTTTATAGATGAACCAATTTTTTGTAATAACGCTAAAATAAGAAAAAGCTTTTGAACCTTTCTCTGGGTCGAATTTATCTAGAATAGTCGTTAGCCAAATTTTACAGTCTTCCTTTAAATACTCAATATTTGGGAGATTGTTAAATTTGTACGTGAATACTATCTTATCTACCAGTTCGCTAAAAGCGGGCTCTATTAGTTCTACATAGAGCTTAGTTCTTTCTTCTAAACTATCCGTAGTGGCGTAAGCCACTATTGCTTCCTGATGTATTTTAGTAAAGTATTTGTTGGTAGTCCTGGGTCTACGGCGTCTCTTCATTGTCAAAATCTATTTCCTCTATTTCTTGTTCAGCTTCTGTTTGGATAGAAATATATTTATCAATATCTTCGACAACATATTGAGAATGTTCTAAAAGTTCTTGTAATACAGTATCTCCATAAAAAGTTTCCATCTCATATATTTTTTCAACATGATTTGCAAACATGGTTAAAGAGGTTGATATTTCTATTAAATTTTCTTCAGACGTTGATAAATCTTTTAATAAGCTTTTAATATAAAGAAAAGCTAACAAATTTAAAATCACAGAAAGAAAAAGCAAAAATGGTACGATGCCCACGACTAGAGCAATTAATAGACCATTTAATAGTAATGAAATTACAATTGCTATTCTAGCTTCCTGGCTCATATAACTCCTCTTTTAGCTTTTGCTTGTCTTTTTTCAAATCAGAGCGGAATTCTTCTATGCTTTGTTTTACCAAGCTTCCCACTTGATGAGGACTATCAACGCTATCTTTGCTCTTTACTGTAAAATTTGATATAGCTCTAGTTACACAATTTTTTTCTTTACAGACCAAGCAGTCCTCCACTGTGTCACCTACAGAGTGCCTAACCATAAACGAGACTTGGCACTCACTGCATTTATAGACATATCTAGGCATCGTCTGTTAAATCTTCTGTGTCTTGTATTTCTTCTACATCAAACTTTACGATTGGAGGATTTAGTACAAATAATTCATCGTTTACAGTTGTAAAGTCTAAATTTTTTAACATGGGCACGATGTCACTCTGGTCCATAATGCACTTCTGTAAGCACATCATAACTGCTCCTAATGCCTCATCTGAAAGCTTTGTCTTTTCTTCAATAGCCATTGTGGTTCTCCTTTACCATTTAAAATTATTTTTATAGTGCCAAACAATAGCACTTATTTCTTCATCAAAATTCTTCTTTGGTTCCCATCCAAGATTTCTTAATTTAGTATCATCTAGTGAATACCTAACATCTTGTCCAGGTCTTGTATGCTCCAAATCGATATAATCGTTCCAATCTACATCATGAGAAAAATAACATTCTATTATCTTTTTAACAGTTTCTTTATTTTTTTGTTCAAACCCGCCAGCGATATTAAAAATTTCATTTATAGCACCAGATTCAATAATCGTCATAACTCCTTGTGCGGTGTCTTCTGCGTGTAGCCAGTTTCTATACGGCTCTCCTCTATCGTGTAATCTTATCTTTTTCCCTCTTTGTAAAAGCTTAACTGACAATGGTATTAGCTTTTCTGCATTTTGATGGGTACCATAATTATTAGTTGGACGCAAAATAATGTAATTAATTCCATAAGTTCTGGCCCAAGCTTCAATTAGCATGTCTGACGACGCCTTAGAAGCAGAATATGGGTTGCTTGGCTTAAGAGGGTCCTTCTCGGTGTGAGCGCCTTCTATAATGTCTCCATATACTTCATCCGTGCTAAAATGAAACAATACCGGCCTTTGTCCAACATTTGTTGGCTTGTTCTTTATCAGATCAAGAATATTTTTAACTCCATTAATATTGCTCTTAATAAAGTCTTCACTGTCTATTATGCTATTGCCAACGTGAGTTTCTGCGGCTGTGTTAATAACATAATCGCAATCAGGTATGGATTTTAAATCGCAAATGTCTGCTCTCTTAAAAACAAAATTATCGTCGTCTTTATTAAACGAATAAAATTCTTCTAACAGTTCCTTATTGGCTGCGTAAGTAAGATCGTCAATACCATACACTCTCCAGCCTTTTTTTAAGCAAAGACGAGTAACATGAGAACCAATAAATCCCAAACATCCTGTTACAATTACTAATTTCATTAATCACCCTTTATAACTCTATAAGAATCACTATCAAAATGTTCCGTTGAAAATTCGTATAGTTCGCTATCTTCCAATGCGACCATCTGATGTCTTAAGCCCGGATAAACGTAAAAATTATCGCCGGGGTTTAATATTAGTTGTTTAGCCTTTGTTATATCATCACTTTCAGAATAGTATAGCATCATCTTGCCAGATTGTAGGTAAAACACTTCGTCTTTCAATACATGGTAATGCCAAGAACACCTTTTGCCTTGTACAAAAAACAAAAGCTTCCCACAATATTCTTTTTTATTAACAATCCACTTTTCATATCCCCACCCTTTTTTAACAAACTTAATCGATGGAGTTTTGTTGGTTAAAGAATTCACTTTATTTATCCTTTAGAGCTTTTGCTAGTTGTATCTACCTGCTTTTTTACCCAAGCATATGTTTCTTTCATTCCATCTAAAAGAGGCTTTGAAACTCTCCATCCAATCTTTTCTTCGTATAGATTGTTGTCTGAATTTCTGCCATTTACCCCGATAGGACATTTATGCCCGTATTTATTTTCAAATTCCTCGCCACTAATATTATGTACTGTCAAATTTTTGCCAGATATATCAATAGCCATTTGGGCAAAATCATTGATTGAAATCATCTCATCAGAGCCAATATTAACTGGTCCCGTAAAATCTGACTGCATAAATCGATAAGTAGCTTCCACGCACTCATCAACATATAAAAAAGATCTAGTTTGGTTTCCAGATCCCCATACTTCGATTGATTCCCCTTCTTTTGCTTCAGCCGCTTTTCTACACATAGCAGCAGGAGCCTTTTCTCTTCCCCCATCCCAAGTGCCACACGGCCCAAAAATATTATGATACCTAGCAACTCTAACTTGTAGGTTTTTATTTCTCATAAAAGCAAGATAAAGCCTCTCCGAAAAAAGCTTTTCCCAGCCGTACTCAGAGTCGGGGTTGGCTGGATACGCAGAATCTTCGACGCAGTTTGGATTATCGGGATCAAGTTGGTTGTGCTCGGGATACATACACGCAGAAGACGAATAAAAGATCTTTTTAACGCCCTTGCTAGTTGCTTCATGTACCATATTTAAATTAATTAAAGCAGAATTGTGCATAATATCAGCGTCATTTTCACCAGTAAAAACAAACCCCGCGCCGCCCATATCTGCCGCAAGTTGATAAACCTCGTCCATATCCTTATCCACAACGCGGGCGACAACATGAGGGTCTCTCAAATCTCCAATAACAAAATCATCTGCTATTTCATCTACGGGCTGGTACTCGTTAAGCTTTAGGTCAACCCCTCTAACCCAATACCCTCTCTCTTTCAAATATTTTACAAGATGTCCGCCAATAAAGCCACCGGCTCCACAAACTAAAGCTTTCTTCATTATGTTATCCTTTTAAATTTTTAGGTATTTCACAAACAGGTGGCATTTGTAATTTGTGTTTAGTATTATAGTGCCTTTCTCTATATATTTTAAGAACTTTTTGTTGTCTTTCAGTAAGCTCTTCTTCAATGCCACGATCATTGTATTCAAGAGCCCACTCTAGTTCATCATAAGATGCGCCAATTTGATCCTCGTCCGATCTATTATCATTCCATAATCCATCAGTCGGTATAGCGTCCTGTATAGAGTTCGGGACTCCCATATAAGATGCTAACTCATAAACTTCAGATTTTAAAAGATCCGCTATGGGGCTTATATCAACTCCGCCATCCCCATATTTAGTAAAAAATCCTATACCATAATCCTCAACTTTGTTGCCAGTTCCAACAACCATGTAATTTTTTGAATTGGCACAGGCATAAAGAGTCATCATCCTTAATCTAGAAGCAGAGTTCGCAACCGCAAGATTTGTTAGCTCGGATACAGACATCGCACCTCTAAAAGCATTAAAAGATTCTGTTAAATCTATTTCATAAGAACTAACATTATTATATTTTTCTTTCAGCCATTTAATCTGCTCATTAGATCTATTATATTGCCCCTCTTCTTGTGAAATAGGCATATTTAAAACTAAAACAGGTCTTCCTGTATTAGCAGCTAAGGTAGAAGTCAAGGCAGAATCAATGCCTCCAGAGACACCTACAATAAAGCCATTACAATCCGCTTCTTCTATGATGTTGTCAAGCCATCCCGTTATAAAGTCTATTGTCTGTTTATTATTCATCGCTATTAAACTCTCTCTCTTGGTATACAAAAAGATTTCCAAATTTTTGTTTAAGTTTATTAACAACTTCTTTAGATTCTTTAATTACAACAGTAAAACCCTTTTTTGCTATCTGAGCGGCATATTCTAGCTGTTGGGATTCTTCAATTATTGTTGTGTTCGGCTTATAGGTAACTGAATCGAAAGAAACCAAATCCGACTTTGCATTCTTACAAAAGTCTTCCACCTGAAACTTTAAATGCTCCTTATTGCTCTCGTCGGAAGCTAGGCTGATAAGGGCTTTAATATTCTTATCGCTTGCATAGATCGCTAAAGCCCTATTATCTCTTGGGAAACAAGGTCCACCATATCCGAATCCATAGCCAAGATACTTTAATCCAATTCTAGAATCTGCTCCAATTGCATTCAAAATCTTTTGTGGGCTGCATCCGGAAGCTATTGCAATATCCCCAACCATATTGGCAAATGCAATTTTAGTTGTCAAAAAACAATTAAGAGATATTTTAGTTAATTCTGCTTCAGTCCTATTCATTTTATGAATAAATGGATTATTGTTTGTCATATCTTTGTATGCCTTTTCAATAATCATTCCAGCATCTTTATTGCCTTCTCCTATTAAAACCATATCGGGTTGTAGCTGGTCTCTTAGGATGCTGCCCTGCGCAATAAATTCAGGATTATAGCTAACAATATAATTAAAGTCCTTAAGTCTCTCCTGCACTGTATCGCAATATCCAGGCATAGTTGTGCAGCAAATAACCAAATGTTTCGTTTCTTTTGCAGGCCCAAGTTTAATTAAAGATTTTGCCAGTTCGTCTACTTGAGAATGATCATATCTGCCATTTTCTAAAGACGGAGTTGCTACAACAACAAACAAAAGATTTGAGAAATCTATCGCCTCTTGAAGATCTGTAGTGGCCTTAAATCTTTTAGACTCTTGAAGATATTCCTCCACATTTGGTTCAACACTAGAAAGCTGCTTCGAATTAATTAAATCAACATAATCCTGATTGACGTCTACTCCAACTACGTCGTATGATGCTCTCTCTAGCGTTAAGGAGAAGCAGAGACCCAGCCTCCCAATTCCTATTACTGATGCCTTATTCACTATTACAACTCCTATATAAGATGCCAGTCTTCTGGTGTTTGCCCTTCCCTGTGCGCGTCGGGGTTGTCAACAAAATAATTTTTAGGGGCTACAACTATCTTTTCTTTATTATCATTTAAGTATGCAGCCCACCATCCAAATGATGTATTATGACAAGTGATATTGTGATCACAGGCCTTCATAATTGCAAAGTCCATTATATCATCTTTACCTTCGCAATATAAAATATTTTCACCATTTATATTATTCTTACACCATTCTATATCTTTTTCGTTTCCAACTTGTCCTCTACTGCCGCCAGTAAAGATAAGATATTTTACTTTCTTACTTTTAAATTTAGTTTTTGCCTCTTTAAAATATCTACCGAATATACTATCCCAAGTAAAAATATCATTTTCCCCATAATAATGGCCTAGCTCAGGATTTGTGCCATCCGTGTTGTCTCCACGACGAACATGCACACTGACTAATTCGCTGCCGTCTTCTTTCAATCGATTAACATATTCTTCGGCTTCTTGTTCTAAATGATCTAAAAGTCTAAATTCTTTTCTTATTTGTTCTTCTATATTTTGAAAATAGTAGATACTTTGAAAGAATCCATATAAATCAGTATTAGGAGGAACATTAAATATATCAGGATACCACTTCATGTGATCAGGCTCCACAAAGCGCGCCTGTATATCATTATATTCACTTAATTCTAGATATTCACATTCAATTTTAAAATTTTTCAGCAAGCATTTTTGACCATGCCAGGACATATGATCGGGATCAGGAATTTTTAAAACATTACCAGTCTTAATAGCTACAGATTTTGCCGTCGCATATTGATATAGTTGGTTGCCAAGTCTTCCCAACATGCCTAGTTGACTAAAAGTAATCATCTTACCTCTATATTCTCAAAAAGTTTAAATTCGGTTAAATCTCTATAAGGTGGATCTTCCGGTATGTCCGGCATATGTTCCGGATAGTTTTGCATCAAAGTTAGTCCTCTTGCTGCTTGTTCAGGTGTCATGTACATATTCCACCCTTCTTCGTCAATCATGTCTTCGTGATATTTCATCCCATCTGTCCTGCCTTCATATCTTCTAGCTTTTAGCCATTTGACAGCATCCATACTATCACAAAGAATCATGCCTCCCTTGCCTATTTTTAAATGTTTTTTAATGTGAAAAGATAGGCACATAAGAGTCCCAGGAATATACATATTAGAAGTCAGTCTTTTCGCTGCGTCGTAGATCGGAAACGGTTTAAATTGATAGATTCCTTCCCACTCAATATCTTCGAATACTAACTCCCCTCCTGCTTGCATAATAGATTGCGGAGGAGATAGATAGGTTCTCTTTGGTATAGTGACCTCTTTGCCTTCAACTCCTACCCATTTACATGCAAGAAATAGAGCGTTTGTGCAACTATTCACAGAAACGGCAAAAGGCGCTCCCGTATAGTGTGCAATCTCTTCTTCAAACATTTTTACTATTTTATATGGATTATGTAACATGATTGTCTCCTAAATTAAGATTTGCTTTAGCCAAGCCAAAACCCTCTCGTCCGTATTTGTCTCCATTGTAAAGCATGTATAAGTTTTCCTTGTGTTTAAAAACATGGGGATAACATACCATATTTTTATCCCACCCTTTAGCAGAAATATTTAAATTGCTTTGTTTCATGGACCAAGCTTCTCCATTTTTACTAAAAGCATATCCAATTCTATATGGTGTCCCGTCGCCTGATCTGTAGGAAAACCACATGTGATATCCATCTATATCTTTATGGACAGATGGTTTAGAGAAGGCTTGTGCTTTACCTATTTCATAAGGTATTGCTACACCTTTAAAGTCCCAAGTTTCACAATCTTTAGATGTGGCGTACTTTATGACGTGAACCATTTCTCCATTGACAGACGTCCAGCTTATTGTAGAGCCATACCACATTTTATACAACCCATTTTCATGAATAATGTGAGGGTAAGATAGGCTAACTTTGTCTTCTTCGTTAGTACCCAGGAGCATTGATATTTCTTTTGTTCTTAAATTTACTTTTCCAATATCTCCTCTCCAATGATGACCTTCCCTTTGTTGCCAGCCCATAAAACCAATATAGTCATCGCCATCCTGATTCCAGCAGTTGCCAATAGTTATTCCATGAGAATAGAAAGTATTCTCTTTTGGCTCAGCTATGGGATTTTTATGATCATTAACAATCTTTCTCTGCTCGATATCAAAATCAACATAAGAAATAGAAGACCTATTTTGGCTATCCCTTCCGGAGTAAAATATTCTAAATATGTCGCCGCCTAAATGATAAGCTAAAGGATTAGAAGCATGAGTCACCAAAGACGGATGATCATTGTCCACCTCATATATCATTCCTAGTTTTTCCCAAGCACATTCTTTCATGTCAAAGCTTAAAACTACTACTTGGCTTATCTAATTTGGTGCTTCTAGCAGGCACGTACACTGAGCCTTTCTCTGTGTTTTTAGTTACTACAGAACCGGCTCCTATTAGACTTTCTTCCCCAATTTCGACCATATGTCCTATAGTGCTGTTAACCCCAATAAAGCAATGAGAACCTACAGTACATTGTCCAGAAACAACAACATGAGAACTTATAAAGTTGTGACTCTTTATAGTGCTATGGTGCCCAATGTGATTGCCGCTCCAAAGAATAACGTTATCTTCAACTTTAACAAACGGTTGAATAGTATTGTCTTCAAAAATAAAACAGTTCTCTCCAATCGCTTCTTTTGTCATGATACTACTTTTTGAACTAATATAAGACGGAAGATTGTAGCCCATATCTTTTGCTTCATAAAATTTTCTCTTCCTCAAATGATTTAGTTCAGTGTAGCTTAAAGCTATATGCATATCGTGACTTTCGGGAGGGTATAGATCGCGCACTTTAGAAAATGGAACCATGGGGAGCCCCAAGTATTCATTATTAGTTATGTAATCGTCATCTTTTGTAAAACAAACGACTTCATATTCAGTATCATCATTGAAATATTGGTGAGCTATTTCTGTATAAAGTCCTTCTCCAAAAAGTATCAGTTTTTTGTTTTTCATTTTTTACCTCTTCTGTAGTTCTAATAAAATAGATAAGTTCATTATACACCATATTAATCACTTCCAATTAAAATATTTTATAGTCTGGTCTCCTAAATTAAAGAACATATCGACGATACTAACATAGTGATCAAAGCCCTGCCACATTTGTGTATATTCAGGAAAATTATCTAAATCATAATAAGTTAATTTTATATTATTCTTTTCAAACAAGCCTTCATCCATATACCCCTTTGCGGCAGGCCCAGTAAAATATTCATTCGCATCCATATCATTACACAAATTAATAAGTTTTTCAGTCTTCCCGCCCCTTATATCAAATTCTCTTGAATCTAAAATGCTTATATCTAGTTCTAAAAGACTAATACATCTTTGTAATAATACTCTATTAATATCCGACAAGTAATCATAATTTTTTAGTTCTTTGAGATAAAGTTCTTCAAAGTAAACGGAATATTCTTTAAAGTATGGTGCTTTCCGATAATTCTCAGTTATTTTGTTCCAATGATTCAAAGACCAGTTATTATCTTTTACTTTCGCTTCGTTTATCTTTTGATGAAACTTGCCTTTAACATCAACTGGAATTGATAGCCAGGATGGTCCGTTTGGAGTTATTATTTTATTTCTATTTCTCCAATCTCGCTTTGTATATTGGGCGTTATCATATAAGATAATATGAGTAGCCTTTTTCATGGTGGTAAAATAGCCTTTCCATGGTATATAATTTGATTGTGTTATGATTATTTTATTCGGCATTGTTATTTCTATTAAGTCGGTATGTTCTAAAATCCATCACACTTAGAAATTCATTACTCTCAAATCCTAAAAGTCTATTTAATCTATCATCTTGTGTTTTTTTTCTTAAACAGTGTGGATATTTTATTTGTTGTTTTATAAATGGCAATGTAAACATATTATTTACACCGCATCTTGATTGATTTGTTTTATTGTCTCCGGCACTATGATAAACCATAGAATCAAACAAAATGACAGAGCCTGCCTCCACGCCGGGTGTTTCTTCATTATTATAAGAAGTTAATTTTTCAACCATATGGCTCCCTGGTATAAAAGAAGTCCCTCCATTGCTTTCATTATAGTCATCTAGGCAATAATACAAATTTATAGATAAAGGTCTAGACGATGTAAACTCTTGATATATGAGATCTCTGTGAAAAAAGCTTTGGTGGTGTTTTTTCATGGGAGGTATGAAAATACCATTTTGCAAGCTTAATATCGCATGGTCTCCTAGAATATCTTCAACAATCTTCCGTGAAAAATCATTATAAAAAAGATATTGAAATTTTTGATCTTGCAAAAAAGGGGACCGAACTGTGTTGTCTTCTCCAATCTTTTTAAGGTTGTCTTCTCCAAAATCATCCTTTTGTTGTTCATATAAATCAAGAATTCTATTTTTGTAGAAATCAACTTGAGACTTCTCCAAGACATCATGGAATACTTGAAATCCTTTTTCTTTAAAATCTTTATATTCCATGATTATTAAAAAACTCTTCCCATTTGCCAACAAGCCTATCAGTATCCATTAGGCTCTTATAAGTCTCATACATATTAAAAGAAATTTGTCTTTTCTGTTTTTCACTATAATTGGCAAACCTATACATCTCCTCTGCAAACCTTTTTGTATCATAAGCCGGTACAAGTGCACCGTTACTCTCATTAACAAAATCAGAGGCATTGCAGCTATCAAAAGAGATCACTGGCGTTGCCAAGGCAGCAGACTCATATGTTGTTCTTGGACCAGCATCTCCAATAGTAGTAGAACAACTTATGTCACTAGCCGATAGGATAGTGTTATAGGTATCTTTATCTACATGGCCGGTGAAAACTACCGGTATGTTTAAGTCTTGTATCTGTGTCGCAACGTTTTTATCGCCCACTTGTGCACATACAAGCAATAGCATCTCATTGTACCTGTCTATCTTCATTAAGTGTTTTAATATTTTTAAAGAAGTTATAAAATATTCCATACCCTTTCTTTTTATTGCTATGTCATGTGCTGCCCAGGTCATAATAAATTTTATATTTTCAACATTAATAGAGCTTTGATTTTCGATAGATTGTAAAATATTTTTTCTTTGCTCTACTTTAGTTTGCCACAAAATATCAAAATCATAGTCATAAAAAGAATTTTTTAAAGGTATAAGCACTTTTTCAACATCTTTAAAAATAAAACTTTGATTTGCCTCTTGATAAGAAAAATTATTTCCCACGTTCAATATAACCGCGTCTTGATTTCTTTTTACGAAATTTTTTGTACTGTTAAAGTTTGATATTAATAATTCCTCACTACCGCTCGCTTTCCCAAATAAGTCAGGACAAGGCGAGCGACATCCCTCTTTAGTTTTGAATTTATCACAATTATGCTCACTCGGATATGAGCAGCCGCCTGTCCATGTATTATTAACAGCAGATAAAATAATAACTTTAGATTTAAAGTGCTTTAAAACTAGTTCTAAAATCGGCAAATTAATATCTGCTTTATCGGCAAGAGCAATAAATTTGTGATCCGGCAAATTTTTTATCAAAATATCAGCAGCGCGTTTTATATATTGTTCATGATCATCTTTTACATTTAAATAAATAAAATCATGATTAATTTGTTGCGCTAAGCGCATATTATCACCTAAAAGACTAACATCAAAAACATCAATATTGTTTTTATATAGACTTTCTAATGTATTTACAAAAATAGATTTTATTTTTAAATTATTTCTAAAAAAATCAAACATTTGAAAAAGTCCATGATTAGGCTTGCCTTCATTGTGATCAAATGCACTAAAAAATATAACATCGATATTTTTTAAATTTTTAAGTTCCTTGTTATCCAGATTCATGTTCTTTTTCCAAGATGTAGTATTTTTTCTTAAAACCGGCTTTTTCGAACAACCTCACGCTAGCCTCGTTATCCAACTTGACTTTTGCCAAGGCGTTTGGATGTCTTTTCATAAGTTCATTGATCATAAAGATGGCCACCCCTCTTTTCTGGTAGTCGGGATGTGTGGCTACTCTTATATCATTGTCAATTACTCCGGCATACCCAGCAGGCTTATTGCTTATCAAGCAAATATAAAACTTATCCCCATGCAACTTCATATATTTTTCATGATCTTTCTTAGTTATCTCTTCCTGTTGAATAAACCCTTTTTTAACCTCTTCATGGTTTCTTAAGTTTCTAATAAATTCCCAAAATGTTTTATTGTTTAAAACAAACTCTTTCATACTTTTCCTAAGAACAACTTTTAATTAAGTCCGGATGAAAAACACTATGGTGATATGCTCTTAGATAATCCCTTGAAAGTTCCATGCCCATATAGGGGTGTAAAGTAGTACCAACATCAATATAGGTGTTATTATGATTATACTTAAAAAGTTCGTAAATTAAAACCTCACTTAAGCTACTTGCAGAAAATAGAAAAATGTGATTTTCTATTTTATTATCGTTTATATAACTCTTTATCTCATCGAGCACATCATGATCATTTACAATACAATTTTTACCAACTCTAAAGTCTTTTTGCACTTGAAATGGCAACTTGCTTAAATCAGCGTTCTCGTTACATATCATTACCACTTTATGATTAGAAAACTCCGGGATGAAATGATTTACAAACATGGGGTAATTAGAGTTGACCAGCAGATTAGCTGACATAGCGTGCTCGTCGTCAGAGCCGTACAAGTCTCTCATCCAAGGCTTAAATTCTCTAGAGGCACAAGTGCAATTTCTACAAATACCGCCAACAAAGTAATTATCTTTCTTATATTTGTATGCCTCTATTAATTTATCAGTTAAAAACTTATCTCTTTTAGGATCAAACTCCTTATGATCATTTTCAGAATATCCAAAATTATAAACCGTTTCTCCCAATATAACTTTATCACTACCGAGAACCAAAAGTTTTCCTTGCATGATAGCTATTTCCCCATCTGAAAATCTGCTAAAAGCAAAGCTTTCCCCGTTTTGCAGTTTATGCAAAAGCTTGTAAAAATCTTTTTTAAAATCCATGTTTTTCCTTCAATATTTTACATATTTTTTCAGCAGACTTGCCGTCTCCATACGGACACTCTTCTTTTTCATCCGGAATATGATCTTCATCCACCCACTCTACAAGGCCAGGTAAATCGTCCACCCCCATACACAAAAAAGCAAAAGTCCCCATACCTTCGATTCTTTCTGTCGTTTCTCTACAAACGATACACTTTTTTCTAAAGAAGGACGATTCTTCCTGTAGCCCTCCGCTGTCGGTGATTACAAACTTACAAGAAGCTAAAAGTTCAATAAATTCGCCATACTCCATTGGCCTCACAACATTTACATGATGCAATAAATCTTTATGTTTATAAACATTAGGATTTGGATGGATCGGCAATATAAACTCTAGATGCTTATTCTTTTTTGCGATTTCATCAAGCTTGCGAAACCACTGCGGGATTAAATTGTGATTTTCTCGACGATGCATTGTTATAACAACTTTATTTGTATATTCGGCTTTTATATCTACAATATTATCCAAAACAGTGTTACCAACAACATATGAACTGCCTCGTACTCTTTCTGCTTTTAGGTTTCTTTCTGCTCCCTCCGTTGGGCACAGGTTTATGTCTGACATCCTTGATATTGCCTGTCTATTAAACTCTTCCGGATAAGGGTTTAGCATATCATAAGTTCTAAGCCCTGCTTCAAGATGAATTATTTTTATTTTTCTATGAAACGCCGCCAAAGCAACAGAAAAAGCAGAGGTTGTGTCTCCTTGAATTAACACCGCGCTAACTCCATCAAAGATGTGGTCGTTGTTCATTACAGATGATACAATTGAGTCTAGGCGACTATCTCCATCTATAATTTCAAGCCTGCTGACGTCTTCTTCTATTGAAGATAAGAGATCTGTATGTTGTCCCGTCAAAAGCAACTTATAATCGATATCTTGTTTAGAAAAGGCGTTTAATAATGGTTTTATTTTTATATATTCAGGTCTTGTGCCAAAGCTTATAAGTATCATATTTTTACTCCTCGAACTGTTTCCCAACCATTCTTTATACCATGTATAACACACATATCTCTTTCACTAAAGAATTGTTGATGAGTTGTCTCATTATTATTTGATGTTGCCTTAGAATCAATACCTAACTCGTTACCAAGCGTAGACCCATGCATCTCTTTATTATCAGGAGGGTGTGGAGGACAGAAAGTTTTTATACCTCCATATGTTTTAGCAGAGTAGGCAAACTGTATATCTTCTCCGTTGTCCCAGGTCGGGGGCTTCTCTTTCCAAAGATATTGAAGCCATTCTCTTTTAAAAAACCAAGCATGCCCTACCAAATCAACCTCTTCCGTCTCCGGGTTTTGCGTCGGCCAGCCACATCGATCATGTTTGACGTAATGATAATCATTCAAAATTATACCAGCGCTACCTAGAATACCCTCGTGTGTTTCCATGGTGTCTAAGCAATTTTTAAACCACAGGTTCCCTGGTATGGTGTCGTCATCAAAAATTGCAATATATTCCGTATCAGCCAACAAAGCTCCAGCAAAACGTCCATAAAACTTCCAATTATGATTATTGTGAAATATTTTGTCTAGCCCAAGCTCAGAATAATCAAAATCATGATTATCTTCATGATCATTTACCCAAAGCCATATTTCTTTACATCCTACGATTTGACTTCTTATAGCCTCTATTTGTCTCTTTAAATTATATGGTCTTCTATATGAGTTCAATATAACTGTTATATCCGCAATATTCGAAGACCTTTCTTTTTTGAAAAAATTAATCCCCTCTGTACCCGCCACAACAGACGCTACCGTATCAATGATCTCTTCCCTTTTAGATTCAACAAAATTTAGAAGCTCCTCTCCTTCTAGCTTCCCAAACCACTCCTCCGAAGTACATCCGTTATTCCCGTTTGTTACAAGCTTGCATCCAAGAATCCTGGCCTCTACAGCTAACCTACAAAAGGTTTCCAGAACCTGCGAAAAAAAGACTAGGCTTTTAAATTCAGCCAGTTGTGGGATCAAATCTTCAAAAGAGCACGGCTGGATTAACTCATAGGGGTTGTTTAATTTTCTACAGAACGCCTCTGCCTGTCGCGTCCCTTTAACGGCATTTGTAGAAGCAATAATTGCTTTGTTTCTTTTCTTATCTTTGTTTAAGTTTTCTCTAAGTACACGAATATGGTTGTCAGACCACATGCTACAACCCAAATTAACAACATTGTTTATAAGTAAGTTTTTATTAACAACTTCGGAATGTATCTTAGATTGACAAAAGACAGCCTTTGCTCTTTTATAAAATTCCTTGTTTATAATTTGATCTTCAGTAGCCAAATAGTTAGGAAATAGAGAAGGGTCTCTAGTCTTTAGATATTTGTGATCATGTTCAAATATCACATATTCTTTCTGATGAAGCGCAGATAGAGAGGCGGAGTCTAAAGCTACGAAATTAGCAACAATAAAAAAATCATTACTTTGTTTAATAAAATCCTCTGTGACTTCTTGGCTTTTTAGCTTACGAACACTAAAACCTCTATTCTTGAGACCATCGATTAAAACTTCATTAACGAGTTCTCCGCCACCAGGAACTTCATTAGCATAAAAGTCCGCTATAAAGATTATAGTTCTCATCCAAATACCTGCACATCTTCTTCCTTCTCTTGTGGTATTGCATCAAGAATTGCATCAGACATCTTTTTGTACATTTTCTCCTCTTCAAATTCTTCAGCAATCCAGCTTTGTAGATTCTTTGCTTGTTTTTTAAATCTAGAGTGATCTTTGAAAATGTCTCTTAGTTTGTTTTTATACGACTTCGGGTCTGGGTAGCACCAGGCAGTTTGTTCTTCTATAACCCCTTCCCATCTAGCCTCTGGCTGGACTTGTCCTAGTTCATAGTCAACTTTAGCAAACATGGCTTTTTTCTTAACTTTGCCTTTTTTGTTTTCAACAGGCATGTATAAGAAATCAAGATGCCCGCTCCAGTCTGGTGCCAAAACCGGGAGTCCTGCCTGTGCAGCTTCGAACAGCGGCAAACCAAATCCTTCTCCGTGTGCAAGATTGATTATAGCTTTTATTTTGTTATTCCTGTATAAGCCATGTATCTCCTCATCGTGCAGACCTCCGTGCAATAGATATACGCTGCATTTTCTATCCGGGTATCCTTGTAATATTGTTCTTATCTTTTGTTCGCAATTGTACCTATCGTATACACAATTTTTTGCAAGATTCGCCTTAACAACAAGACCTACTTCATCATTAGCAAATTCTTCCACAAACCACTTGATTGTGTTGTCTAAATTTTTTCTGGGCGACCATTGGGCCACACAAAGAAAATTAAAATCATTTGCAAGCTCTAGATTTAGATCGACTGGCTGCAACTCTTTGGCGGGGTAGTTTACAACCTCTATTGGTTTTGTACACTTAAAGTCGTTTCGAATCACTTCTCCGCCAGGACCATGAACAGTGCAAACTGTTCTAAGAAAGCCTTCTTTTGCGTGCTCAGAAGTTACAATGATTTTATCAATAACCTCTTCTGTCTTTTGAATCCACGAAGGTGACACCATGTTTGTTTCTATACCGGCTGTTATTCCAATATTTGTCTTTGCTATTCTTTCCCATTCATTAGGAATTGTTACTTGTAAAGAAATATCAAATTGCGCATTGTCTTGCTGTACAGCATGTATAGTCTTATGAATTAAAAAATCTATCCACTTTCTTTCTTCTGTATCTTCCGGTGTGACACCGGTTGCTCCCCAGTTAATGTTTATTACATGAATATCAAAAATATCCTCTCGTCTTTTCAAAGATCTTAAAACAAACCTAGCATGCTCCCCATAGCCAGACCTAGAAAGCACAGGAGCTTTTAGTACAATTTTATATCTCATCTCATCTCCTTTAGAGACCAACGGTTATGCTTCTTTCTGCTTTCCCAAGACCCATGTTCATTATGAATTTTATCCATAAGGTCCACCCATTGCTTGCCATAGTTTTCAAAATTATAATTATTCAAAATATATTCGCGACCAGCTTTCCCCATCTTCTTTCTTTCTTCATCAGTTTTGTTATACATATCAAGCAGTGCTTGTACTACGTCTTCTTGAGAAACTCTATCCTCACGTATATAAGGTACCTGCAAAGAGCCAATAACTGAGGATGCCGCCGGATTAAGACCAATTCCAAACCAATTCTCTCCGTCCGTCACTTGCTCTTGAAGACCGCCCGTCATCGTAACAATAATCGGTGTCTCACAGGATAAAGATTCCATCGTACCAAGGCCAAACCCCTCAGCGTCAGCTATATTTATTGTACAATCGGCGGCATTATATAATAATGATAAGATTTCTGGGGGGTGTTTTTGTGTTGAGAAAACCACTTCACGATTTGTCAACCCAAGCTCTTCAACAATCGCTCCTAAATCTTGGCCGTGGGGGTCTCTAATATCGGTGTGCATTATAAGCCTAGCGTTCTCCTTACCAACAACTTTTAAAAATTCATTAAACCACCATATAAGAGTGCCGCTTTGTTTTCTTCTCGCATTTCTATTGTTCCAAAAAACTGTGAACTTTCCATCATCTAAAGAATGCTGCTTTTTAAACTCGGCTAAAGCTTGATCATCTGCTTTAGAAAAAATGTCATTATTGACCGCATGAGGTATGTAGTAGCTCTCTACGCTAGGCGCAACCGTTTTAACAATGTCGTCAGTGACTTTAGAAATGCTAACAACAACATCACAGGATTCATAGTGACGCTTATTGAATTTGGGATAAGGGTAATTGTCCCAAACATGATAATATACCATTGGTATTAAAGGCCGAATCTCATTTTCTATATCCCATAACCACTCATAAAACCTCGGATCAGTCATAAACCACAATATATCTGGCTTATGAGTCCTTATAATTGATCTAACGCTATCATGATTTCCATACCCGTCGACTGGGAAAATCAGAACGTCGTCTCCGTATTTGATCGGTTCATAACTGTGATGCTTTACTGCCCCTCCAAAGCAAACAAACTCATATCTGCCCGTCTTTAGCAGAGCATCAACCATGTATTTTGTCTGAGTGCCTACTCCAGACGGCGACAAAATCATATCGCTAAGTATAAAGACTTTCGTTTTCTTATTCACACTTTCCTCTTATGTGCAGTGTTCTGTCTTATAAAACTCACAGACAAATCCACTTGTACAAGCAAGCCTATTTTTGACGTGGTTTTCTTTAAGTATATTATGCACTGTATTATTCAACATTTTAAGAGCATTCTCTGTTTTTTTATTTCCGCTAGTTACACGAAAAATTTCAACTTTATTATCTTTTGCCGTTCTTTTTAACAGACCAAAGTAAGTCTCAATCATAGATGGATCTATATTATGCTTCTGTGCATAATATTTTTTGTATAAAGTCAGTTGGTAAGTAGTCATTTTGTCCGACTTCTTTTTAGCATCCCAACCCCAACTACAAGTTTTCCAATCTAAAATATGATGTTTTCCATCTTCAGTTTTTATAACTAAATCAATGTAGCCTTTAAATATTTGACTATCAAAGTTTTCCATACTTTCATAAAGACCCTCTTCGGTAGAAACAACTTCAAAGTTGCCAAAATAGCTCTCTAGAGCAGGAACCGCCCCTTCGGCTAAATCAGGCCCTTCTCGATACATACTATCAATTAAATCTTGATTTAGGTTTTCTTTTGTAGCTTCTGGTAGTTTGGCTAGTTCGTTTGCGAAAGCTTCACGAAAATGTTTTGCTTTGTCAAAAGTGTCAGAAACAACAGAATTTTCACAAACAGAATGAATAGCGGTTCCAAATGCAGTATGTTCGCTTCCTTGAAAGTCATAAACTTTATCTAAATACTTAAGCTTATGTTTATAAGGGCACTCGTTCCAAATTCGAAACTCAGAATATGATATGTGAGACATTTTACCTCTTTTAAGATTTTTTAGTATTATCTAAACGCTTTACTTTAACACTATTATTACTCTTTTTCAAGGATTTGTTTTTGGTAGAAAATACCCAAGTCACATCTTGATCCGAGTACTTGTTTCTTACATGTCCCTCTTGTACAACTGCTTTAATCTTATGTCCGCTCTCTGCTAGCCAACTAATCACATCTTGAGTTGAGATCCAAACCAAGGCATCTGTGTTTCTATTTTTATATACAGGGGCGATGACTCTAACCTCTATTGTTCCATTGCTTTTATTTAATTGAGCGTTGTTTTTTAAATACTCAGAACTTTCCTGTTTCATTATTTTCCTCCATGTTATTTAAGTTATTAACTTTATTATATAATTTTGGACTTATTTCTGCCAAGGCTCTTCTATCTCCTAAATAGTATTCCTCGAACCCACTAGCAAAATATTCTCTTAAAGATGTGACAGGATAGGGTGATATAAATAAACCTAATACAAAGTTGTTTAATTTAGCATAGCCCACTTCTTCATAAAAGAACTCGTCTAGATCCCTGACATACTCTGTATTTAAAAAATTATGGGGGGATATATTATAACCATGAGATCCAAGAATTCTACGCAAAGTGTTTCTCTTAGCTAAAAATTCTCCACGAATTTGATCGTCTCCGTAAACATCTTGGTTATAGTTTTCCTCCACCAAATGAGCTATTTCATGAACAAGGTCATCCAGCATGTCCAAATTGTCATCCTGCTCATTCGTTAAATATATAGCACCAGAATCATACATCGCATTGACATCTCTATCTCTAAGATGATCAAAATCACCAATATATACAACATCCAAATTTCTAGTAAAGTTTGCTGGAATGATTGTCTCTAATTCTTTTAAGACTTGTCTTAAATCAATATCCTCTGGGAGGGGGTCCTTCACGAAGACGTCCACATCTCCAAAAATTACAAGATGCTCCTGCCTCTTCCTGGCTCTTTTGCTACTCTCCAGAATGTAGTGTTTCATTTTGTTCTTCCTGGGCTAATCTTTGACCCTCTTCGACGTCTTCCAGCGCCTGTTGGTACCCTCTAACCCAGTTTTCTTCAGCTACCGCCATTAAGAATTCGGGAAATTCTTTTGCTAAGACATCAATAATGTTTTCAACAGTGACATTTTCATCGTTAGGATTAGTTTTGTTTCCAACATAATCAACAAGCAATGATTTTAATTCATTTTCCGGCTCTACTGTTTCAATTAAAGTAGTATTTTGTAATTCCATCATTTCCTCCTGACTTCAACAGGATAGCACACGAATATTCATAAATTAAAAATTTTAAAGAATCTTTGCCGCCAAAGTCGCTGTTTTGGATCTTTCGCCTTTTTTAAGGGTAATGTGTCCTGCCAAAGATTGTGATTTGAATTTTTCAATCGCATGCGATAAGCCGTTGGAAGTGGCGTCCAAATAAACGTTATCAATTTGTTCGATATCCCCCGTTAAAATTATTTTTGTATTTTCACCCACACGGGTAATAATAGTCTTAAGCTCGTGAACAGATAGATTCTGAGCTTCATCTATTATTATATAGGCATTAGATATTGAACGTCCCCTGATATATGAAAGAGCTTCAATTTCTATTGTTCCATTTTCAAACATTAATTCCATGGTGGATTTGTTGCCTGACATTAAGTATTCCAAGTTATCCTGTACAGGCATTAGCCACGGGCTCATCTTTTCTTCTAAAGTACCGGGCAGAAATCCAATATCTTTCCCCACTGGCTGTATGGGTCTCGACACGACAAGTTTCTTATATTTTTTGCTTCTTTCTTCTAACACCTGCTCTAAGCCCGCTGCTAAAGCAAGAAGTGTTTTTCCCGAACCAGCCCTTCCTATTATACTTACTATTGGTATATCTGGGTCCATAAGAAGGTCAAGAGCAAACATTTGTTCTTTGTTTCTTGGACTAACATTCCAAACCCCATCCGAATAACCATGAACTTTTTTTATCGGACTGTTGTAGTCTCTGAACTTAGTAAGACATGTCTTCTTTTCGTTTGCATTTGAAACGAGCATTATATATTGGTTTGGTTGTATGATTACGTCTTCTTTGTCAAAATATATTTCTTCCCCTTCGTAGATCCTATCGACCAATTGGTCGTCTACAAGATGAGAGAGCACCCCAGTATAGAGTTCATCTGTATTTTCGATCGCGTCTTCTGTAATAAAATCTTCAGACTGTATTTCAAGAGAATCACACTTTACGCGCATGTTTATGTCTCTAGATATAACAATAACTTTTCTTCTAGACGAGTTTTGTATTTCTGTTAACGCAGTACAAATTATTTGGTTGTCTGCACTGGCCATATCAAATCCAAATGGAACATCATCTAGTGCGTAATCTTTAACAAAAAGCTTTCCTAGTCCTGTTGCCAGTCTAACGCCTTTATGCAGATTTCCCTTTGCTCTCAAAGAGTCAAGAATTCTAATCGTATTTCTAGCATTTACTCCAACACCGTCTTGTCTTTTTTTATGTTTATCTATCTCATCTAGAACCTTTAGGGGAACTACTATGTCATTGTTTTTATAAAGAAAGATAGAATTTGCATTAGTTAAAAAAACATTAGTATCAAGAATATAAGTTTTTTTCATGTTACTTCCTGCGTATAAGTAAATAGTGGTAATTGAATCTTTACACTAGTTATTATGCAGGAGTTGGGCCTAAAACGATACTTATGAAACTTAAAAAAATACTTTCTTGTTTATTTTTAATAGTGTTAACGTCTTCATGTGTTAGGCCAGATATGACTTCGGATATAAGTGTTGGAAAGATACTTCCGAGAAAGTCTTTTGTAAAGGTAATAACTACATACAGGGCAACATCTTGTGTTGAGCCTAAAAGCGAGAAAGACGCCGGTAATCAATGTGATTATCACTTTTTAAACACAACCTCCTCTGGTGCTGTGGTGAAGGCCAGGAAGGATGGGTCTTTTATCTTAACGACAGGTCACTCTTGTTCTAGCAAGAATATACAGTACGCGCCAAATCCAGAAGCCATTATAGATGTTGAACTTTTTGTTTTTGACATAAGAGGCGGTAAACACATAGCAAAAATAATTAAGATTGATGAAGTAAAAGACATGTGTATGCTACATGTTCCAAGTTTAGTTTGGACTCCGGTAAAAATAAGCTATGTAGAGCCTAAAAAAGGAGACAAAATTTACAATCTTTCTGCTCCACAGGGTGTTTTTCAAAAAGACACCGTAGTCATATTAGAAGGTAGATATACAGGATATTTTTGGGGATATTCAATGTATACAGTTCCAGCAATTGGCGGATCTTCCGGCTCACCTTTGTTTAATAAATCAGGTAAGTTAATCGGAATGATACATTCAGTTCACAGAAGATTTCATCATCTATCGTTTTCTCCAAAGCACAAAGAGTTGATAGATTTTATTAAAAGTAATACAAAATAATCTATTACGGATGATCTTCTACAATATCTGATGCTTCCATGTTTGTCGCAGTTCCATTCCCCCCACCTCTTCCAAGATCAGTTAGCTCAGGAAAATTATTGAAATCAGGCCCGTTGCCAAAGATATAGTAGTGTTCTGGGAATAGCTCCCTTTCGTTAAAGCACTTGCCATTATTATAAACAATCCCGGCTTTAGTAGAGCTAAGCTCATAATCATAGATTGCTAATTGAGCTATTTTTCCTGTAACCGGAAAAGATAGGCTAGAGCCGCCAACAAGTCGTGCTCCTATAGTAAAAACATCAGGAAGCAAAACTCCAGCACCTACAGAAATAGTAGTTGGGTTGCCGCCATCAAAATATCCTTTCAGGGTGTCTGACCCATTGTATGTAACGAGTAGATGATGCCATGCATCATCGTCTTGACCGGCATCGGACAAGGGCAACCCTGACCCGCTTCCCCAAAGCCTTCCAGATCCAGCTTTCCATCCAAAGATACGAACAGTGCCATTTGCGGCAAGGGAACACCAATATCTAACATTATTATCAGAAGTCTTGGTAAATGACCATAAAGCGTGATAAGCAGGAGTAGTAAATGCAGGCGTTCTAAACCATACAGACACACTATGAGGTTTGCTGTTAAATTCTATCGGTTTAACAGCGCCGTCGCCTCTTACGTATTCATTTGTGCCACCGAAATTATAACATCTATCGCCTGTCGGCAAGGTTAAATTAGAGGATCTCGATGATGATATTTTTATTTTATTTGTAGAAGAAACAAAGTTTACTTTAGACATTTTTGTTACCCTTTCAAATAAGTAGTCATTTAGAGTGTTTATCAGCAATAGAAGCTGCCGCAAATGCATGTGGTTTGATCTTGCAGTTAAAGCCTGCCCCCTTTGCGTATCCTACCAACATATCAGAAAATCTACTAGTGGCCTGCTGTCTATCTGTTGCCGAAACGTCTAAATGAATATCAATATCTATAACAGGATTGTGTTCAAGAAGAACCATACCTATTTCAACAGAATCTTGAACCTCTTTCATTATTCTTTGTAAAAGAGTTGAAAATCTTTTCTTTTTAAAAGTGACTCTTCTTATAAAATATCTTCCACCGGATTGTCCATCAGCGCCATATAAACATATAGCTGTCGAGAATATACACTCTTGCTTTCTTATAAAGCTATCACTCCCAACAGAAACTTGCCCATCTTTTTCAGTGTGGTCTTTTATTATATCAACAATTTCGGAAAATGATAGTGCTTCTCCGGCTCCTGTATTCCATGTATGATCATCTTTCATTATATTTCCTTACATAATCATACATCGCAATTCCAGAGGTTGTCCCAACGTTCATACTTCTAACAGATCCATACTGCCTTATTGATATAACATGGTCCGCAAGTTCTAACATTTCAGGAGTCACCCCTTCCCCCTCCTCTCCAAAAATCATCAAAGCGTTTTCAGGCCATTCAAAATCTTCCATGGGAACAACGCCTTCAATGTTATTGTCAAGACAAACAAAAGTATAGCTTTCCTTCAACTTCCACAAGTCATCAAAAGTATCGATATGTTTTAAATCAATATAATGATGGGTGCCAACAGCGCCTCGACGGTCATACTTTTTTTGACCAACATAGAAGACTTCCCTGGCGTTAAAGGCATTTGAATTCCTGATCAACGTACCGATATTAAAATCCCCTTTCCAGTGTTCCATTAGAACAGCAAAAGGATGTTTAGTAAGATCTAGAGATTCTTTTATCTCTTCTTTAGTCTTGCCTTTGAATTCGTCAACTACGTTGTATTGCCAACTGTTCCACTGAATATTTTGTCTTTGAGTTTTTCCTGACACGGGTCCTCCACTGTAAGTCTCTGATTGAATATTTTCCTATGCTCATCTAGAATAGCTTTAGCGGCAGATTCTAGATCTTCAAAAGATCCTATACAAGAGAGCCTTTCATTGCAGTATGCCATGTAAGTGCATATATGCTTGTCTTCAATTTTACAAGCTAGTTCACCAATTAGTATTGATTTATACCAAACATCTACCATAGTAGTGTGAGGTTTTTTTGTAAAAGCGAAGTTGGACATATTACTCCTCTGGACCTATTTCTCTTAGCATATAGTCCATACTAGTTGTGGCTGGCCAAGCATCTCCGATACGCCAAACAGAGTCAGCGTCAGTACAGCAAACAGGCACAAGCCTTTCGGGATTGGTGTCTTTTTCTGTTTTCACTTCTTCGCACCCGAATAGCGCGAAAGACAATAATATAATAAGTAATAAATTCTTCATTCTATCTTCTCCAGATGTTTAAAATCATCAGTTTGGAAGTATAAGTATTCCCCATTAGAAGAAAAGAACTTATGCAATGTAATTTTCATCCAGTTATCAAAAACTTTTTCGGTTCCAACATAAACCATGGGCTTAAATAAATGGCTCGGAGTTCGCTTCTTCTGGCTCTCGGATATGTTCCCCCAAACAACCTTATTGATCTCGCCGTTAAAAGAAATAATAGGCCAAATTCTTTTAGGACTCTCTATTATAGCCATATCGCCTTTTTTTATATCTTCTATCAATTTAGAAACTCGCTAAGGCAATCCGACAAAGCCGATAAGGCCGATATGTCGCTCATTCTATGATCTTCACCGATTTCTATTAGCTTGACTCCATCATTGTTTATCATAATCTTGGAGCTATCAAGATACGGCACAACATCATCTTTAAAAGAATGTAAGACTTTTGTACCATAAGGGACGGTCGGATGAACTCCATATTTCTCCCAAGCAGGAGCTATCAAAATAAGATTAGTAGTAAAATGAGCTACCTGCATCGCCAACGCTCCGCCTCTCGATGATCCTATCACCACGTCAGGTTTGCTTAACATCATTTCCGATGCGATCTTAACGCTATCAGACCAACTATCCTTTGGTAAGGATGGGTTCAGCACCTCGTGTCCTAGACTTTCAAGGTGCCTTACCTTACTTCCTCCAGGTCTTGACTCCAAGCCGTGCAAAAAAAGTATCTTCAATTTTCTTTCTCCATTTGGCTTTGTCGATAGCAGGCGCATCCCCTCTCCAGAACTGTTATTTTTCGCAGTAAAGTGTCTCTCTCAGATTGCAGTGACACGAACTGTTGAGTCATTTCCCAACACCACTTTATAAGATCACCATCTGTAATCTCATTAGAGCTTAAAACTCTCTCTCTAAATTCATCAAGCGTTTCTTTCATGATTTATATTATACACAAAAAAAAGAATAAGTCAAGCCCCCTGTCAGATTCGAACTGACGACCTGATGATTACAAATCAACTGCTCTGGCCAACTGAGCTAAGGAGGCATCTACTAGATTATTTCGTCTATGAGTCCATACTTAAGACAGGTTTTTGCATCCCACCAGAGATCATGTTTTAGGATCTCGCCAAGCTGCTTTTTAGGAATTTTGGTATTTTCCTCGTATATTTTTTTAATTGTTTTCATCAAAAGATCACAATTTTGTAAGTCATCTTTCATGTCTTCATACTTGCCCCACATCCCGGAAGACAATTGGTGTATTAGCATAAAAGAATGTTCACGCATGTATCTCTTGTCGCCAACAACACTCATAAGAGTCGCTGCCGAGGCTGCACATCCATCGATAATAGTATTTACAGGAACCTTGCAATTCTTGATATAGTCCACGCTGGAAAAGCCCGCAAAAACACTGCCACCGTAAGAATTAATGTGCAAGTTTATATGGATGTCCGGAACGTCCAATATATTAGCACTGTTGCTGTATCTGTTGGATAAGGTGACTATGTACTTATTTAAGTACAGATTGTTCGGTCGAGTTACTTCAGAATAGAAGTAAATATTGTTATTCTCCCACTCAATCTTGTTGTTTGGTCCAAACCCTGTTCCTTTACTTGTAGTAGTTGTGGTTTGGGGTTTATTTGCTTTTGAAAACCAATAGTCTTCGTTCAAAACTATTCTCCTAAATAACTTACAAATTATAGCACATAACTTACTTTTTTTAAATCAAATTTGGAATTATCTAAAGTTGGCATAACCTATGTCAATAATAGCTATCTGTCCATTTTTTTCCATAATGTTTGAAGTTTTCAAATCATTAAAGATAATGCCATTGTCGTATAAAAAAGTTAGTCCGGATGCAAGTTGGTTAAGATATAAACTTCTCGGGTCACTTAAAACTTTATTTGCGTGTTCTGTTGCCGACAGAGAGTCAGATAAAGTAGAATTATACATACCGACACTTAAGGTCCAAAATTCAGTAAAAAGTCTTTTTTGTAGTTCATCCCATCCTAAAGTATTAGAAATAGAATCAATTTTTGGTTCTATCGAGTCCCACTTATTGGAAGAAGGAGTTAAAACGATGGAATCCTTAGACAGGGCATTCAAAAATTGTTTTATAAGATTCTCTGCTTCAGATAAGTAAGATTCTTTCCACTGGTAGTAAAACTTATCTTTTTTTATTTTATGGAACATAAGCTCTGCTACATCAACCATTAATCTATTTGGATATTCTAAGTAAGAATATACAATGGCGTATCTCTGATTTTCCAAAGGTCTAAATTCTACGGGCAACTCTTGTGCTTTATAAATTGTGTAAACATTCGGGTGTTCTTTACCAGCTATCATTTTAGCGGCGCGATACTCTGTGTCATCCGACGTTATCTTCAACACTTTTTTATCAAACAAATAGGCAGAACCTTTTGATCCAGAACCAAGAAAATCAGGGTCTCCCTTTAGATCTCCCCATTTTTTAAATGATTCTATAGCCCTAGAAGTAAGAGGTATTCTTTTTTGTTCATCAGTTACTTTAGCTAAAGAATCATTAATAAATCTTCTTCCGCTGTCTAATGTATTGATACGCTCGTCTAGACTTTTATATGCTCTCCATCCTGCAAAAATATCTCGCATGTTATTTCTCTATGTCTTCTAATAGACGAGATATCGCCCAGCGTTTATTACGAGAAAAATTCTCGTAATACTCTATTTCGGCAGCTTCTTTGAAATGAAATGGACGCCCCTTAACCCGCGACATAAATTCTGATTCTTCGCCCATCTTAATCCCACCAACATCCATTGTCTCACCAAAAGGGGGGTATTCATTGTCAGGCCTAGTTCCTACAAGAAAAGCGTCGCTCGCGCCGCGAGGTATTAGAAGAACAGAGTCTTGCTCGTACTCAATGCCAAAATTTTCTATCGATTTAAAGAAATTAGGCTTATTATGTTTGTTTACAACAAGCAGGCTCTCTTCTGTAACTTCTACTGCCTCTGGAGTTTCAAAGTTTTCAATAAATGAGCCCACAAGTTTAGCGACACCATAGCCTCTTTTGAGTAGACGAGCTTTTAATATTTGTCCTTTTTCTTTGTTCTCTTTTGCGGTATTTTCTGCACGATAAGCAGAAATGATAGCAGTGTCGTATTCTTTCATATGAGAGTAAAATCTAGATAAAGATGATTCTGCTAAAAATATTCTCCATTCATGTAGTATATCTTGCATAATTTTTAGTGCCTCGCTAGTAAGTAGGGTTCGTCAAATAAAAGATATCTAATATATCTACTTACTATACTATGAGCAAAGTCTCAACAAATAAGTCTAACATAGAAAAAGAAAAATTCAAGAAAAGATTTCAGAAAAGAACAATGTTAGAAATCTCCGCCTTAGTTCTTGAACTTGAAGAGGCTGAAGAGTTGGACATAGAGTACAGCAAAAAGTTTTCTGCGGACTTTAAGGATGAGTTAAAGTATAAAGCTGCTCTCTTAGACGAGATTGAAAATGCTCCTACAGAGGAGGAAAACATCTCAAAGTCTAAAAAGTCAGAGCCACATGATTTTATAAAAACTCTATACAGAGAAATAGCTAAAAAGACACATCCTGACAGATTTGGAGATGAGTACCAAGACCAATTTAAAACTGCCAGTGTTGCCTATGAAGAAGAGGAGTGGCTTACACTGCTAATGATAGCTGCCGATTTAAGTATTAACATGCCCCTCTTTGATCAAGATGCTCAACAAATAATAAGTAAAGAGATAGAACACAAAAGACGATTACTAGAAAAAAAGAAAGAGTCCCTAGTATGGGCCTGGGCTTCGTCGGATGACTGTCCAGAGACAAGGCGCAAAGCTAGGTCTTACATGGACATCGATGAAGATAAATTCCAAGAATTTTTAAAAAAAGACTCTATGTAGCACCATCAGAGAGGTCCGCAATTTCTTCTTCAGAGTCCTCTAATCTAGTGAAATGAACTTCCATAAAGCTGTCGTCCGTGAGCCAAACAGGCCTAAACTTTAGGGAATTGTTGTCCTCGCTAATCTCTTGTAAGTCTGGGTTGTGGTTTACGAGATAGTTAACCACAATCTTTTGTACTTGATCTTTTTCTAGAGAAATGCTACCAAGGTAGGTAACTTCTCCTTCAGCATTTTGTTCAGTATCGGTACTCATTTTTAATCCTTATTTTCGTATTGTTTGTCTACTGCTGAAACAATTGACCACGTTTCAGATCCTTCTCTACGGTTATTGCACGCTACATAAGCTTCAGTGGAAGCTTGGGGGAAGGTATGTGCCTCTACAAGTATACTCTCTCTCTTACCAGTTGAAGAGCTTTGTATAATAAATTCAAATTGTTTAATTGGCATTTTATTATCCTAAAATAAGCTTTTTATTTTCTTTAACAGAGGTTTCTTTTTCTTCCAGCACTTCTTCAAGTTGAAGAGAGGCTAGATGTGGGTATTTTTCAAATACTTCAGGAAGAGTTAATTTTTCTTCTATCTGAATTTTCTTTATCTGTTCTGCTACTTTACCCATCGTTCCCTCTATAAAATTCTTCTTGTACTCTCTTTTCCGTATCTTCAAACTTTTTTTCGAATTTGTCAATCTTTTTTTTTAAAAGATCGCAGTCTTCCTTATTTCTTATTTCAAGACACCTAGAATATACTTGCATTATAAACGCCTGATCTCTACCATCATTGAACCCATGTATATAACCAAGATCATGACTATAATATCTGTTATTTGTACAAGAAATAAAAAGTGGAAGTAATAAAAAGTTAAGAAATAAAGATCTTACCATTTGTGAGTTGGTTCAATCTTCTTTGCTAAGGTTCGAAGATGTTCTGAGAACGTGTTCTGAGTAGTGCTTAGCTGGTTCTTGAGGATTGCTACTTCGTCAACAAGATCGCTAATCCTGCTTCTCATAGCACCAAGCTTGTTGTTGGTTTCCAGTAGCTGCTCTTGTAAAGCTATAGTCTTTGTAGATAGCTCTTCATTTGTCTGTAGGTTTAGTAGTCCTTCGTCGACTACATTCTTCTTTCTTCCTGCCATTTTCTAACTCCTTTAGAATCCGGGGCAATGTATAAAAATACTAGCGGTTGATACAATTCCAAAGCAAATTATAGCAACCATAAGAAACTTTTGAAAGTTTTCTTTCATATAAATACAATAACATATATAATATATTATTTAAATAAATATAAATATTTATTATTCTTTTTGATCAAACAGATATTTTAGTCCAATAATAAATAAAATTAAATATACTAGCCATTTTATTTTAGTAAACAAAGGGTGCTCCATTTACTTTTCTTTAAGGTCTAGTACCCATTCGCCATTTACTTTCTTAGCACTTACTCTCATTCCAAGAAAATACCAACGCTCGAACACGCTAGCGTCTAACTCCGGTACAAGGCCTTTCTCAATGTCTCTAAAAAATCCAACTGCTCCCTGGATAATCTGCGACTCAACCGAGTGGTCATCTCCAATCTCAAAAACTTTTTTACTCTTGTGCTTTATATCTAGCCATGCTACTGTGTCTGCCAATGTTTGTTTCATTCTTTTATTTTTGGCAATGTGGGCAGCATGATACAAATGCCCCTTTAGTGTATCAATATGGATTCCCATAAATGGGTGCCCACCGTAAGTTACCTTTGCGGAAGCGCTCACGGATATAAAACACAAAATTATAGCTAATATTAATTTTTTCATTAGATTACTCCTCTATCCATCTTCTGGATTTGTAGCTTTATGTCTTCAGTATACACTAGTCTAGGATCTTTTTCCTCGTATAATGAAAATTTAGACTTATCAAAATCATCAATCGATAGGCTGACAACCATCATCTCTCCGCCGTGCCTATCGACGCTAGCTGCTGCATTACTTTCGGCTAATTCATAATTTCCCCATTCGCTTGGAGCAGGAACTCCGTTTTCAACTAATGAGTCTTTTAGTGCGGTCGACGTACCATAGAAAAGTTCAGTTATGTTGTCTAAACGCTTAGATTTAGGAGGATCGATGCCTTTAAAATAACTGGGAAGGCCCATTTCGCCTGTAGCTCTCCAATCTCCGCTGTTGACTGCTTCTAAGGCAGAATAGAGATCTATCTCTCCTCCCCCAAGACTATCAGTCCACGAGACGCCATTTTCATCTACTTTTTCAATTTTAATGATAAGAGGCTTTTCCTCTGAAAACTCATGGTCTCGTATCACGGCACCAGGGACAATGCCAGCGGCCTCTAACTTCTGCAAGTACTGTGTGCTAACTCTCGATTCTTTCAAAAACTTCCGCCACTCTGTTAGTAGTTTTTTCATTCTTTTTTTACCAGTTCCTTATTTATGATATCATAGCCTTCCACAACTCCCACCTTTTCGTAATCAAAATCGGGGAGTAGAGCAATCTTTTGTTCTGGAAATTTACCATTTACAATAAATGAACAAGCTTGACCTACCACTTCTGTGAAAAGGGCTGGATGTGACTTAGGTGGCATTGTTTGTATGTGTGCATTATAAGAAGCAATTTCGCCTTTGGCATCGAACTTTGTACCTCGTTGGATGTGAGACATGAAGTCGTGGACTGCTCTAAATTTTGCGTTTGTCTTGGGATCAAAGATATCGTGTTCTGCATCAAGCGTAGAAATTTTTAAAACACCATTCTGTTTCACATCTTGCTTTAATTCTTCTGCTGTAGCATAAGGATGTTCCTCAACAAACTCTACATCGATAACACCTTCAATTCTTTTAAACATCTTATCAACAAAAGGCTTCATCGCTTCAAAATAGGGAACAGCGGCTGAATCAAACCTGGGCGCTTTAGCATAAGCTTCTGCAACCAACTGGCAATACTTATCCCAACCATTTGGTCCGGGCTTAAGCATTAATTTTTCATCTAATACGACGAATTTACGCCAATTTTCAAGTAAGAGTTTCATATTACCATGCCTTACAAGACCAATATCTTGCTTTCCATTTAGGCCCAGGGTTTTTGCAATTATGTCGAGCCCTGAAAGATTTTCTAGCCTTTGGATTAGATTTTCTAATTTTCATATTAGGATCACCGAAGTTTACTTTAACAACGTTGCCTTTTGCATTCTTAACATAGACCTTAGATTTTTTAACATCACCCTTCATAGGCTTATTTAATGTTACTTTGCGACCTTGGTATTCTGCTTCTTCTAAAACCTCGCCTTCTGCGAGCATCTCATAGTAGGCTTGCTCGTCTACATCTTCGGTAGTAACTTTCTTTTGTTGCTTGGCTTTTTTAACTTTGCTTTTAAGACGATTCATATTATATTTACCAATCTTAGACAGCTTCGACAAAGCCTGCACCGCTGATGGACTACTATGCCCAGCCATTATGGCATCGATTGCTTGTTTCTCTAGTTCAGCTATGTTTGGAGAATCGTCTTCACTTAACAAGGCATTAAGTTCTTCTTTTACAATTTTTCTAATCTGTTCTTTTGTGATATTCATCGGTCTGCTCCTATTGGCTTTTTCCTTATTTTTCCCTTTTCTAACATTTTCCGACCCACCTGGCCAGTCAAGTTCATCCGGTCATATGTGTGGCTCATACCAGCCTTGTTTACTATCTTTCATTATCCTTTTTTTCCTGCTTTAGATTTTTTGCCAGATTTTTTTGAGGTCCCACAATCAGATGGTGTTGGGCGACAATGTGGATACTTTGCTCTTTTTTCGCCCTCTTTTCTTCCGCACGATTTGCAAGTTTTCCTACCAGTCTTCTCGTCTTTTCTACAGGTATTGCAGTCCACCCAGCCTTTTGATTTGCCTTTACCACCTTGTCGGGAAAACCAACCGTGTAGACCGGATTCTTTTTCTTTAGAGTAGTCAGTTTTCTTTTTCTTTTCTTCTAGCTCGTTCTCTTGAACGGGCACACAATTGGGAACCATACGATCGCCCTTTTTCTTCATCCCAACTTGCTCATATCCCTGCCAGCACGCTTCACCTAATACGTTTTGTATTTCTTCTTCTACTATCTTTCTAATATCTTCTTTTACACCTTTCCAAATCTTTCCTTGTCGGCATTTGACCACTGCTCCGGATGCATATGCAGATGGCCAAACATCATACTTACGCTTTGCTATTCTAGTGCAGCGGTCCCCCTTCTTCTTTTTCTTCTTTTTCTTCTTCTTGCGTTTTTTTTCTTCTAGCGAATCTTGATTTTTTTCTTGCCATTCCGCAGACTTATCATCTTCTGTAATTGGGCCGCCTTTCGCCCATGTCCGGCAAGACCTGGCGGAGTGGCATTTAAAGTGGTGCATCCAACAGTACCCAAGCTCACCATCATCATCGGATGTTTCTCCAGGCATGCAGTCTTTCATTCTTGGTGAGATATCAAATGCTACACAATTGCCACATAATGATGCCTTAGCGGCCTTTTCATCGGTATTCCAATACTCAGCTATGTCTTTCCAGTAATCCCCCGGTTCATCGACGTTTAAAGGGCCATATTGAATATGATCTTCGTGGATAGCTGCATCGCGGTTCTTTGTGTTTAATTTTAGATCTTGAGTTGCCGGTGGGCAAACAAGCTCCGTTGCTGCTTTAACAACAACATCAACACTTTCTTTTAGATATCTTTGCCACTCTGTTAACAATTTTTTCATTATTCATTTACTCCCTTTGGTAATCCTAAAAGTATCTTCGTTTCTTTAGAACCGCCAATATCCCTTATATACCAACCATTATAATTAGGATATTTACCTTCAGGATGACCACCTAGCCATGTTATTTCTTTACCTAACACTCTTTCGACATCTTCTTGACTATCCACAAACGGGACACCGTACTTGGTTATCATAATGTGAGCAATTGCTTTTGACATCTCAGAAAAATATCCAGGAGTATTCAATAATTGCGCTGACTTATCTATATAAGCAGTTATAGCTTCTTTGCTTCCATCGTGGCCCGCAACAGTCATCTTTTTGCCTGCTGGCTTGTTAGAAGACACGCGCAAAGCGTCTGGCTCCGGATCAGAGTCTATATCAGTTGCAATGTATTCATCGTATTTGCCCGGTAAATCCGATGCAGATCTTATATTCGAATGTCCACCAATTTTCTTATAGGCATTATTTATAAGATTATATAACTCATCGGCTAGGTTTATTTCGCCGCCACGATCTCTAGCAGCAGAAGCAATATCTTCGATAGGTATATCAAGCCACTGGCCTTTGGGGGCGTCGTAGTCTGCCCATTTATTTTCATTCAAATTAACTTCTCTTTGAAATAGAAAGTATACAGGCACCTGTTCAAGACCAAGTTCCTGTGCAATTTGATGTCTATGGTTCCCCTCGCCAATTTTGGCTACACCATTCGATCCAAATTGAATAAGCAAGGGCTCACGTATACCGTTTTCTTTTATGTCCGCCCTTAACTCTTCGTATTTGCCAGTTTTTATTCTACGTAGCCGGTCCTTAACGTACTCTCTGTAAGGGGCGAGTTCTTCAGTTGGGTAATAAACGGGATCACTGGAATCGACGTTACTTTCCATGATAGTACCTCGATTTTCAACCCAACATTTTAAAAGCTGTTCAATGGAAGGAGGATTATTTTTATTAATTGTATAATACGCTTTGCCATAAGGGTCTATTTCGGGACAAACAAAGTTATCTCTTCCGACATCATCGTATGTAAACGATTCATTCAAAAACTTCCGCCAATCTACTCTCCCTACTAGTTGTAAGATCTTGGCAACGTTTTTGTGACTGTTTGGCTGAGCAATAATTTTATAAGCCTTTAAGTCAGCATTTGCCTTTTGGGCCAAAAATGCCCTGTGGTTCCCATCAGTAACTTCACCATTTTCATCAATAGTAATGGGAGGAAATTTGGAAAAATCAACTTCGCGTGGGTCGGCTGGATTATTTCTAAAATAGAGCGCATCTTTCCCGGCGGCTTTATCTTTGATGTATTGTTGATATTTTCTCTCTCGTTCTTTTACCGCCTCATCTGATATTTTATAATCACTTGGACTTACTAAAAACGGGCCTTCTAAAATATATTTGTCTATGCCATGTATAAATCGTTTCAATTCTGGGTATGAGTCACGACCTTCGTTGTAATGATAATCTAATAATCGCTTTTGCTTTGGGAACATGCCTATTAATAGTTGGTGGATTTCGTTAGCTTTTTTGGGATCTCGCAAAGCATTACCTACATTTTCCCAATCACTAGTTTTCATCGAATGGATCTCTTCATTCAAAAACTTCCGCCACTCTGTTAGTAGTTTTTTCATTCGTATACCACGCTCATTCCCATAGAAGTCTCTGTTGACTTGCCAGAGTTTCTACCAAGCGCGTGCAAGACTTCAATTGGATCATATCCAACTATTATTCTATCGTTAACAACAAATAGTGGAATAGCGTTTAATGTGCCTTCGTATCCTATCTGTTTTGCGATCAACTTAAGTTGTTCTTTAACAGCCTTATTTTCAAAATCTTTTTCAATAAAAGTAACATCGTTATCAATTAAAAATTTCTTTGCTGTTTTACACCATCCACACCAAGGAGCAGAATAAAGTATGACAGTATTTTTTGGGATATTTATCTTTTGAACTGTTACTATAACGTTCTGTCTTAGAGGTATAGAACTTTCCGGAATACAGGAAGAGGTTAGAAATAAGGAGAGTATTGCTAAAATTATTTTTTTCAATTATTAACCCTCTTTATGTTTAAAATAGTTAACTTGTTTTTCTCTCTTTTCCGCGCCCTTTTTTGAATCGTAGCAACCGAGATTACGACCTGTTTTTGCAATCAAACAATACTTTCCATCTTTCTTTCTAATGACTTCAAATAAGCCTCTTATTATAGCCTCTCTTAACACTTGACGTATTGTAATAGAGCTAGATTCTCTTAAGAGACTCTCAAACATCTCAGAGGGATGGTGTTGTCGCGAAATATCTTTACCAGTGATTTTACCCATCCACTGATCCCTAAATTTTCCTGCCAAATCTGCGTCGCTTTTTGATGCTCTTTTGGAGTAGTCATTTGGAATTTTAAACTTTTTACCTCCGGGCATTATCACTTCAAGGTCACCCTCCAGGTTAATTTTTTTAGCCACAATCTCGACCCAAGTGTCCCAAAGAGACTTCGATACGCTAGCTTCAGTAGTTTTATTCATAGCAGCAATTTGCCTTAAGAACTCGACATACTTCTCAGCCATCTTAACTCCGCCTTTTGTAAGCTGATATAAGTTAGAGCTTGTGTCCAGCTTCTTTCCAGCGGTTTTAAAGCCGACACGACCGTCTTTGTCTGTTTTTATTAATTTACCTTCAGGATCAAGACCTTTATAAATATTAAGATTGATGCTGTCTATGCATCCTAGTCTACCTATTATTAGCTGTGAAGCAAAGGCTGCTTTTGGCAAGCCAAGACCCGGAACTCTTAAAAACTTAAGATAAGTATTGAACATTGCCTCTTCTTTTTCGATGCTTCCGGATTTAGCATTATTATATTTGTTTATGTCTGACATTATAGAGGAATACATTTTTCCTCGATTGTTCCAAATATAATCGATTGCTCTCTTCCTGAATCCTAGTATTAACATTTTTATAGACTGCGGGAAGTCTTGGAATTCTTCTCCGGTTAATAGGCCATCATTTTGTTTGATGTATTTCATCAAGATAGGAAATCTTGGAACAACTTCATACCATCTCTGTTGCTGAGTTGCGATAACGAAAATTAACATTTCTGCTAAATTTTCTGGGCTCTCTTGTGCATAAGAGTTGATGGCGGGATTGTAAATACAAAAGCCACTGTCACCAATGTCTGCAACATTTAAGACTAGCGGATCCGGTTCGTCGAGTCTGTCTTCTTCTTTTAAGAACCGCTTCCAAGATTCAAGTAGTAATTTCATACTATTAAATAGTATTTAAATCAATAAGATGACGTAAAATGGTGGAGGTGTCGGGAGTCGAACCCGAGTCCTAAATATATCGAATAAAACGTCGTTCACAAGGTTAGTTGGTTTTTGGCTCCAACAAGCACAAGACACAAATTCTTTACTATTGGGTAAGGCTAGTAAAGAAGCCTTTATTTGCAGCTTTGGTTAACAAGGTTGCTGCCACCCCGTGGTTATGCCGCTAGGGCGTAATCAAAAGCAACGTTATCGTTGGCAATTAAAGTTTTGAGTGTTTTTACTGTGCCGCACTCACACAGCCTTGCACATTCTATTTTCAATACCCAGTCGATACCAATTCACCCCCGTGTTTTAGCACTTGCCGGAACAATTTGCACACGAGCAGCAGCCGCAACAGCAGCAGCAATGGCTATTATTAAACAGATTTACTAATTTGTGAAGTAATAATTTCATTAGTTTTACCCCCTCTCCAATAATTAGTTTTGTTCACTCTCAAAAAGCTTCTCTCTGCGTATATAATAGTTAAGTTGCTTGATGCTCATTCCAAGAAACATAGAAGCTTCTTTTTTACTTTGAGCCGCAGAAATAGCGTATTTAAAAATAGCATTTTTGCATATTTTACCAATTCTATCATAAATCCGCAAACCATACAATTTATGCTTTACCACTCTTCCCGCCGTTTCCAATTTTAGACCTATTAATTCTTCTAAAGTCAAATTAGAAAGCATTATTTCAAACTCATCGTTTGATTTACCTTCTTCTTTTAAAACTTTAGATAATGAATAGTTTTTAAGCGGTGACTGCTTGTTCATAAGCATCCGTAGTTGGTTCTACTGCTGCCGGATTCAGTTCTTCTTCAAACTTATCAAAGTACAACTTGAGATTTGTTAGCAGATAATCATAAAAAAGTTCTTGATCTTCTTTATCTGACAAGAGATCGTAGGAATCTAATATATTGGCTTCTACCTTTTTAAAACTTTGATATGCCATATTTCTGCCCGTTTCGTTTTGTCCTTCAATACCAAATTCTTGAACAGGGTCTGTCTCTTCCGGCTTTTCGTCATCAATTGGAATAAAATCGTCTCTATCGTCCAATCCTAATCCGCCGTCTTCAATATCAACATCTATCTCTTCTGTTAGTTCGGGTTCGTCGAGAATTGAATCTTGACCAGCGGCGTTATTAATCATAGCGGGTTTAATAGTGTTTTCTACAGCATTTAAGATATGTGCTCTAAAAGAATTTCTTTGCTCTTTATTTGTAGTTAAAGTTTTATAGTCGGTCTCTAAGACTGGGATTATCTTTTTTAGCAACTCTTCTAATACATTAATTCCTGTAGCTCGACTTGGAGCAGGGTCCACATCTGGCGTTGCTGTTTCTTTTATTAGTTTTTTTATAATTGATCTAAGCTGAAGCTCTTGCTTTATTTCCTGTTTTCTTTCCTCTTTAATAATTCTAATAGCCTTTTGAACAAATTCTCTAAGCTTTAATTGTTCAACAAATTCATCTCTAGAAATACCACCCTCGACAGCACCGGCTGCCATTGAAGACATTTCGTCTAATTCTTCGATATCTTCTTCCATTGGTTGAAAACTTGTACTGGTACCTTCGTGGTCGGTTGATTTTGCTTGATCGCGAAGCTCACCAAAATCATGCTCTTCTTCCTCATCTGTTTCTTCTAAGTTAGCAACTCTTTTTTTGCTAATGTCGTCCCCAGAGGGAGTACCTTCGCCAAAACCTAAAGATTGACTTTCAGAGAGTACCTCTTGAATTAAAGAAAACAAATCCATCAATCTTTCCCTCAGTCTTTATTAATCTTATCTAGAACTTTCTTTACTACGCCTTTTTTTCCTTTTTTAGGTGCATCTTTTTCCGTTTTTGGCGCAGGCTTTGGCGCAGGAGTTGATGCAGTAGGCTCAGGGCTGGCGATCTCTGTTCTTTCTTGCCTTTGAATACGAGCCAACTTTCTTAATTTTCTTTTTCTTGGGCTTGCCATTATAATAATTCCTTATTTACACCACTTTTCCATAAGCAGTTTGTTAATGTTTTTGTTTTTCCACTCTGTGAGTGTTGTTTCTTCTTCAACAGACTCTTCTTCTACAACTTCCTCTTCCGTGACCTCTTCTTCCTCTAGGGGCTTCAAACGATCTGCGGGCGTATCAGAAGGCGCTCTGTCTGGCGAGTCTGTTTTTGTTTTTTCTAAAAGAAAGCTTCTGACGACTTCTCTAATTTTGTTTTCTAATGTTGATTCCATTTTATTTGAGTCCTCCCAATCACGAAAACACAGGTTTCCTATTAAATAGGCTTCTTCTTCCATTTTTCTCAAATGTTTGTTATTTTGTGCATAGCCTTCGTTAGTTTCAATTTCTCCATCAAACTCTCCTCTACAATTTTGCGAGTGATGTACAAGTTCGTGAGAAAAAGATCTTAAAATATCTTTGATATGTCTGTTATCTGTATATATAACAATTTCTCTATCACTAGGGCTATAATATGCTGTCTTGCCAAGAGGATTTTGAGAGTTCTCCTGATCAGACACAAAAGATAAACGCAGAGGGCCTGAAAAATTCATTGTCCTCTGCGCGTAGGGGTAAAATTTATTTACTAATCCTTCTAAAATTGATAAATCTTTGTTAGTCTTGTTTTGAATTTTCAAGCTCATCTTTAATCATTGCCATTAGGCCTTCTTTTGTAATTTTCAGATCACTATCTATATTCTCAGCCATTGCACCAAGACCTCTAGTTGTGGCTGTGCCGCCTCTTTTAATGGCGTCTCCACCAGAAACCCCACGACCACGCGGTCTACGACCAGCGCCCAGACCAGGAGTAGTATCTTGTGAGGCCGCAATGTCAGCAGCCAACTTAGGATCTTGAATAAGCTCAAGAGCATCAACTAGGTTAGCTAATCTTGTATTTCCGCCCTTTGACCAAGACAACACTCTTTTAATCGAAGAAGAAAGCTCTGGGCTCAATTCAACTAGCTGATCTAGGTCTAAACTGCCTAGTCTTTTAACCATCTTCTTGCGATCGTTTGCAAAAGCGCTTGCAAAATCTTTTACAGCGTCTAGAGCAACATCGGCTGCATTTTGTGCAGCTTCTGAAGATAACTCTTCGGGAGTTTTAGCAAAAGCGTCTTTAGCCGCCCCAAATCCCCTCTTTAATCGATCCATAAAGCCTTCATCAATAGAATTCTCTTCAACAACTCTATTAAATTCTTCTAAAATGATGTTTTTCAACTCAGATTCAGTGATTTTCATGTTTTTTAACCCCTCTAGATGGTTTTGTAACTATAAATAGGACCAATTATTATAAAAAACCATAAAAAACCACAACCATATTACCCACCCGGAGGTGCAGATTTTGATCTTTTATAAGATGGTTTTTTGCTATATGGTGGCATATTAGCTTGATTCCCGTGCTTAATTAGGCGTTTTTTCATTCTAGAATGCTTACTTTTTACCATTTGTTGGTATTTTTCTATCTCTTCTAGCTTATCAAAGTGCTTTTCGACTCCATTTTTCACCAAAAATGCTTTAATTAACACTTCAGGATGGTCGATTTCTAGCGATTTAACGGCATAAAGGTTCTCAATCATGTCATCCCAAAAGAATACCTCCGAAAATCCCTTAGAAAGCTGTTTTTTGACCCATGAAGCCTTTCTTTCGGGGCCTTCCCCTTCTAAATGAGAATATTTTGGTGAATTTACAGCAACAATCTCAACGTCGACGTCAAATTCTTCTTGCAAATATGATTTAATAGGCTTCCAAACCTCCCTTGCGGTCAAAACTACAATTTTGTCGTCATTTGAGAGCTTCTTTATTGTTCTTATCATTAGATTTAGCGTTTTTTCGATTGGTTTAGGGTTTATTATTGTTTTAAACTCACTAAAATCAAAGTTATCCTCGGAGATATCCGAACCAGACAGCTTTAAGCGCTCCCATTCCTCTGGCTCTAACCTTTTTCCACTAGATTTGTGAATTATTTGTCCGTCTGTGTGTACCAAAGTATTATCAAAGTCAAAAGCAAATAGCTTCCTCCTCTTCTTTTGATCACTTTCAAGTAATTTGCGCCAATTTTCTAGTAATTCTTGCACATCAAGAGGCCTCTTCAACTTCTTTAAGATAGTTTTGCCAATCTCGCTTTAAATTTTCGTTAATAGACATGAGCCTATCATAAGAATTATCTCTTAGATCGCTAAGTTTACCAAGATAATTGTTTCTTCTTAAAACTTTAAACGCCAAATTCTCTGGGGAGTACGCTCCGGCTGGGCTTTCTAGGCCGCATTGTCTAAATTTTCTTATTTTTTGTTTTAAAAGCTCGGAAGAAACATACGCTTCCCTTAATTTGTTTTGTCTATACAGCCTTTCGATGTCATCTACGAGGTCCATAAGATTTTGCGCTTTCATTTTTGTGGTCTTAAGATCCAATTCAGGCTTATCTTTAGTTGGTTTAACAACCCATTCGTCTTCTAATAGAGAATAGATACCGGTCGAGATATGCGGCTCGTCAATGTCCTGCACATAGATTTCAACCTCAAAGCCTCTAAGTTTAATATCATGGCGATCATTCCAATTGCCGCTCTTTCCACGAAAGAATTCTCTCACTAGTTCCTCATTTTCATCCAAATCATCAAAATCCACCATGACGTGAAGATCTAAATCCGAGTACTGTGACCAATTATAGTTCGACAAAGAACCTGTAAGCACAATATCTTTTATCTCAATGTCCCCTAGACCAAGGTTAGACATAAAATTTTTAGCAATTTCAATTAGTTTAACAGCTATTTCGGGTCTGATCTTATTATCGTCGGTCCAGATGTCGCGGTTAAGTTCATCTTTGAGTTTAAAGCTCTCTAAGTCTATTTTTTTATTGTCTTGTAGGAACTCTTCCCAAAGCTTTTTGTTTATTTCCATAATCATAAATATTTACTTACAGGCGTTTTCGTCAATAATTTCCATTAGGTTATTATACATAGTCACCATATCGTCAGTTAACTGATACCATTTGCCGCCAGACGCGACACAAAGGGGATCCCACCCCTCAAGTGCAATCCAGTTGTCCTTATGGTTTGTTTGAGAAAATATATATATCTTAGTATTTGTAACTTTACCTATCAATTCAAGCAAGATATCTTGTGTGATATCTGGAATAGTGTAACTTTGGGAACCCTCGTCGGTAAACAGTACGATAACTCTTTTAACCTCTGGATCGGTTCGCCAGTTAATGATAAAATCTTTCATTGGAGGTTGAGATTCAGTAACCCCAGTGCCTGTGGCCCATTTCAGCGGGGGAATGGTAATTGGCAAAGACCCAGCCCCAACGAGATTATGCAATGAGAGATATATTGCGTCCATCATCATCTCTCTAGCGCCCGACATTGCCCAAGAACTTATATTTAATTGTGACATTGAAGATAGAAAGTCACTGAATCCACTAAGATTGTGGTAAAGATTTAAATATTCTGAATTGTTCCAAGCGTTATCGAGAGGTCCTAGAATAGTACCCCATTGTAAAACCTCTTCGTCACTGTAGCTAGCGGCAAACTTATTAAGAGCAGACATAACAGCATATATCTCTGTATCCATCGAACCTGACCAATCAACGATAAAGAGAACATCAACAGGCCCCAACTCTTCCCCTGAGTCTGTTTCGCCGTCACAATCGTTATCTACACCATCACAAATTTCTTCTTGAGGTGTTACTTCATCTTTGCAAAGGCCCGGTACGAAATAATCAGGTATGCCTTCAAAGTAGTTACCCCAAGTTCCTTTATAGCACGTCAAAATCCCAGGCTCACAAATACCTACAAACAGCGTATCTGGATCAGCAGTATAACACATTTCAAATAAGTCTTCATCAATTAATTGATTACAATTGTCGTCGTAATTATTGCACTCTTCGGCAGCAACAGCGCCTTTTGTGGGATCGCATTCTTCGCCCGGTACTGGAAAATATACACAAGGAGATACACAATCCGTTGTCAAAATCTCTGAACAGTCCGGCGTTGTACATTCGCAAGTTTTATATCCTTCCCCGCATATTAAAGGCTCTTCTTTACAAGGGAAAAGAACTCCAACGTCTGCGATTGTACACTCACAATTTATACCTTCATCAATTTGTCCATCGCAATCGTTGTCGAATCCGTCACATATCTCTGTCTGGACCGGGGGCGCTGTGCAAGAAACCCAGATGCCACCAACGCAGTACTCAATGCCATTCCCACAAGCAGAATAACAGTCTTGAATCAAGTCCTCATCAGTACCGCCATCACAATCGTTGTCCACATTATCACAAGTTTCTTCCGGCAGGAAACCACATTCATCACAAGCGTTCCTCTGTCCCTCATCGATATGACCATCACAATCATTATCCTCGTAGTCGCAGATTTCTTCAGAACACAAAGAGGTACAATCAGTATATTTTATTTTACCTTTATCACAAATTTTCTTTTGAGTACCGGGATACCCATCATCAGTTGTACAATCAACATCTCCCAAGTCCGGCGTGCTTGGGTCACATTCAAAGATTTCAAAGCACTCACTAATAGAAATGATTTCAGGAGGATCTTTGCAGATATCTGTTGTAACCTGCATTTGCCAAACTTCGTCTAGTGGGGGACAAAAGTAAAATTCAAATTTATAACATCTTTTTTCATAATTGTTTTTTGCAAAATAGCGAATCATTTCCGCAGAGAGAGATTTATTAAAGATATGCGACTTTGTATCAAACGTAAGCTCTGGCCTCTCGTTTTGATTCTCAGAACAAGTCATCAATGCTACTGTTAATAATAATAGCGTAAGAACTCTAATAAATTGTTTCGTCATAAAAACTCTCTAAATTAAAATATTCATAATCTCTGTTTATTTCCCACAAGTTAGCGACTCTTCTTCCTGCATCTATCTCACTATCAAAAGTTTCGTCTAAATCTATTGTGTGACTATTGGGTAGAAAAAAATATACATCTATGTTCCACTTTAGAGTAAACGGTTTTCTAAAAACCTTTCCTATTATAGTCAAATCTCCTTTGTCATCTTCATAAGATATTTCTACTTCGTTTTCGGAGATGCTTTTCCACCTAGTCTTTTTCTTCGGCAAGAAAATTTTTGATCCTTTTTTCTGCATATTTGTCAAACACTTTTTTTTCTAGTGATAAATCTAAATTTCCAAAACTTAAGATAAATAAAGTTTTTTCTATAACGCATATAAATGCTAGAAAAATAAAAAAAGCTCGTCTACCGATAGTCACTCATAAAACCCTCATTTATATGTCCGCAAGATGTACACTCAAAGGTTTGCAATGGCACAAACCCCTCCTGGCCGCTTGGAGACAATAACGCAGCAACCTTTCTAACCTTAAAGACAACTGTAAACTTATCGTTGCCACATTCATCACAAGTAACCTCGGTTGTTTGGCTTATATCGAGTGACGGGCCACGCTGGCCTTGTACAAACTGTTTCATCTTAACCTCTTTAATAATTAGTGTTTATCCGATAAAAGACTTTTTAATGACATTCTTGTAGTTTCTAGAGATGTCATGATTGTCAATGTCGGATTTTGATATGAAGCGATACTCTGTGTGTTCGCCACTTAATGATATTATACCGTCAGGTAGCGGGAGTTTATAATAAAATTTATGTGCGTTTTTTTGTACTAACTCGGCAACGCTGGTATCTATGTAAAGCCCAGTCTCTTCTTTAACTTCTCTTTTTAGTCCTTGCAACACTGCTTCTCCTTGGATAAGATGCCCACCAGGGAGATCCCATTTTGAATTTTTTGCTTTTTTTAACATAAGAATTTTTTCATCAACGTATATAACTGCTTTAGCGACAATTTTCGTGTCGCCCTCTAACTCATTTAAAAAGTTGTTCCAACTTTTAAACTTTTTCATTGAACTTACCTTTTTCGTGTAAAGGCCCAAGATAAGGCAAGTACAGCCAAAACTAAGTACAAACCAGACGAGCCAAGATCTCCTGACAGTTGTATCATGTTCTCTAGTGTGTTTATAGGGAACATCAAGTGATCAGGGCCAATTAATACTTGTAGTGTAAAAAGAAGTGCTATTATTCCAATGCCTAGTTGAGTTAACGACTTTAAAATGGTTGTGATTGAATCAATACGCTCAGGGTTCATGTTTTTCTCCTATTTGAAAACTTTTTCTTTGGATGTCTTAAAAAGCTTTGGTAAGAAGCTCTTCTTTAAACGCAACAGTCTATCAAATTTTGTTATTGTATGAGAGTCTGTATATAGCGTGCTTGGTTTTTTTATTTCCCCGTCAATTAATTGCTCATTGAAGTCGTAAAACTTTGCTTTTGGGCTCCGTGCCCTGCTATCAGGCACTGCTAGCACAAAGAGGGCGATGAGCAGAATTGTTATTAGGATTGTAAAAGTCCAAGAGTCGACAAATCGTTGTTTCATATGGGTAATTAGTAGGAGCGGAACGCTCCCGAAAAATTTAAATTCTCAAAATTAAGCCCGAAAATTTTCTTCTCCAAAATTTTTTCATTACATATCCCCTATATTTGTCTTATTATCACCTTTCCCTAAGACATTCTCTATGATATCAGCGGTAGCTTCCATGGTTTTTTCTAAAAGTTGTAGAGCCATAATAATTTTCATCATATCTTTTATGGTTTTCATGGAATCATCTATACCACCCACCCCTTGGCTCAACGTTACAAAGTCCTTAGTGCTCATTCTTTCGGTCATAGAATCAAAGCTTGGACCCAAAACGGCATCCTCCCTAGAGTCTACGTTAGAAACGCCTTGTAGGGCACTTTCTGCTTGCCCTACGGGTGCTACTTCCTTGGGTGCCGATTGACCTTGTGTGTTACTAGCGGGCGCTACTTGCGATCCTACCCCTCCTACTGCTCCAACTGTCATACTAAACCTCCTTACTAGACAAGCTAGTCGTTAGATCCTATGGGATAGTCATCGTCATCGCTAATCGAACCACTGCCTCCTATGGGAACAGGCTCATGTAAAAAGACTCTAGATGCTATCTCTAGGTCGTGACCTTCAAAATAGAAAGGTTGATTAAACGGCCACCAATGCACTTTATATAATAAAGTTTCATTAAGTTTCTCATAAGCGAGTATAACACCTAGCTTGCATTGCCTAGCCGTATGCTTACGATTTTCTCTAGATACGTCTTTAAGAGTGACTAAATCACCTATCTTAAACTTCATTAACTATCCTGGGATCTTTATATCCGTAAATAGTTTCTGGGTATATTTTAACAGTCCGCCTTTTTCTTCGTGACCATCATCGCCTTTACAGCGGTATCAGTATCTAAATCATCTAGAACTCCCAGCCACGCCTCTTTCTCAGCGTTAGTCATTGCGTCCATCATGGCCCACAGGCTATCAATCTCATCTTGCATTTGTAGGTTTCTATCTAAGAGTCTTGTATTCTCTTCAATTAAAAGCTCTAACTCTTTTTGGAGCGTATCAATTAATTCTTCCAATGTTAAGCCTTCTAATGTTCTTTTTTCTTCAGTCATATCATCTATCAAATACTACTGGCTGATCATCTGCTAAATGGAATCCTATATTTCCGGCGTGGACATCTGCCGTTTCTTCGTCGAATACCAAATGGTCTCCTTTTTTAAGAGCAATTTCTAATACCTCTTTGAGCATCTTAGCTAAAGTAGCCGTGCCATAACCGTGCTCTGACTCTTTAGGAAGTCCAACGTTGCTTTTATGTATAATTTCTAAAAGATATTTTACGTATTGAATTTTATCTTTACTATTTGGATTTTCCTTAATAGGTTCTATATCTCTATCATCAGGATGCACGTTGGGATTATATTGAAAAGCTAAATTCTGAAGGAGCGTGTGTACGTCATCAAAATGCGCCGCAGCAATTAGGGGGCTTGCGCCCTTTTGCCTAGCCCACATTTTTAGAGGAACTACTTGTCCGATCTCTGCCCAAGCAACATCAAAATTACTAGTCTCTAAATTGCCTGAGCCGAAGACAGCAAGTTCTCCTCTTCGTGATGCCCCTGTAAATTGGTCGCTTTTCATTTCTTCGTACCATTCTAGCTCTTCTTCCGCTCCTCGGATCCCACCAGAAAAAAGCTTAAGAGCATGGCCGTTATCTAACTCAAAAACGACACCATAGGCCCCAGCGCCCAGAAGATCAACAATCTTGTTTGATTTCAACGGGTTATCATTTGGAATTTCGTTAACAACATCTGTAAAAACAGAAAGATTTTTCTTGCGAAACTCATCCGGATATTTTGCTACTTTTAATTTTCCTATGTCTATATCAAAATAGTCCGGGATACGAGCCATCATGACATTGTCGAAAATCTCATGAATATTGTGAATATAGGTTTCATTACCTTTCTCCAGTGCTCGCTGGGCATATGCCTTTTCTTTTTCTGTACTAAATCTTTCTTGCTCTTTGGCTTTAGCCAATTTTTTTAATGCGCTATAAACTTGTAAATCTTTTTCTTTTCTTGAACGCTGTTCCTTTACAAATTTTTTCCATTTTTTAAATTGCTTTACAACTTTTTGCTCGTAAATAGCTAATTTTAAACGACTATTTTTCGTCTCTTGTAAAGAGGCACCAAACTGTGCTGTCGCATCTTGAGAAGCTATGTGATCATCATTAGGATCGTATTGTGGTCGAGGAGTGTCAAAAGTATTATCTGTCATTCTAAGTCTGGCAATTCGATCTACACGAAACATTCTCCACCCAGGAAGATTGTCTGGCGTGTCTGATGCGCCTTGAACTTGCCATGCACGGACTACTGGATTCCCCGACTGGTAGTGCGTACCAAGAACGACAGGTTCAATAGCTCTAGCTCCTCTGCTAACTGTATTGTCTCCCTCATAAAATATAATAACAACTCTTTTGTCGTTTATTGCTTGCCCTAAGTTATTGTATTTATTAGATAATCCTAAGAGAGTTGTTTGTTCTTTAAGTTTCTTCTTCCACTTCTTATGGAAGTTTTCTTTTTTTGGAAAGTTTGGACTGCTTTCAATTTTCTTTAAAAGTTTTTCTCTCTTGTTTGTCTCCCAGTTCCCATCAGTCATACCCGCCCTCTCCCAAGCGGCGTCTAATAGTTCTTTTTGTATTTTGTAAACTTTCATTAAAGTTTTCGGGCTAGTCTTGGGGTTTTCTATAACCGCTAATGCTACATCTTCTCCTTCTGCCGGTGCGGGTGATAGCTTTGCACGACGTCCTGAAGGAAGAGGTTTTTCCGAGAATCTAGCTGGCATTGATACAATTTTATCAATTATTTGTGGGCTGCTATTAGGATGGGCCATTATTTGTTTCAAATCAGCTATCTCGTCATGCCCGAGGGCGCTCATTCGTTCCACAATGTCGTTGAGGAACGCCTCATCCAAGTTTGGATGTTTAAGTATTTCTTCTCGCGCTTTCCAAGAAAAATCTATATTGTAATCACTTTTACCGAAAAAGATTTTTTTAACAATATCAAGCGGCATGTTTGGATGTTTTAAAAGCGAAATGTACATTAGATTGCTAGTGAGCTTTCTAACGTTTGGATTCTTTTTAAGATTAAATTTATCCAGTATCCTTACGACAGTTTCGGTAGGCGTAGAAGGATTTTTTATGAGTGCCCCCGTGACGACAAATTGAGCCATCCCGCCATCACCACGAACTCGACGCTTTTTGTCACCAGAGGTTACCCCCATTGTCTCCTCGGCCTTTGTCAGCAGACTAGGAGGGGTTCCTGGGTTAGCAAACAAATCTCTCAGACGTTCAGGATTACCATCTTTGTATATCCTAGTTGCTTCCTCTTCTGATATATTTGGATCCCTAGCAAGCAAGACTTCATCATACGTTGAGATAATTTTATATTTTTGTCTAGCTTTCGTCTTACTCAACAATTGATGAAGTTGGACGATCTTTTCGTCCGGAATCTCGTAATCTCTTCGGTCCATAAATTGTTCTGTACCGTAATGAAACTGAAACTTGTTCTCAGGATCATCTTTCGGAACGAAAACGAATAAGGGATCGCCAGGCTTGTAGTATTGAGCAAAATAATCCAACCCAGGTGCCGCAGTACACCACTCGGTACCTTTTCCAAGCTCACAGGCTGCTCCTTTGTTGTGTATAGCGGCAATGTACCACTCATCATCATCCCTGAATACTTCTGTGCCTTCCGCAGCATCTAAAAATTTCTGCTTTTCTTGATACGCTTTAATGTCCGGCCAAGCCTTGTCAGTAATATCAAGTAACTGGTCTGGACTTTGGATTCTATTTAAGTCCTTGGTTCCCATAAAATCTGAATACTGGAAGAACATTTCAAGACTCCGATTTACAGAGAAAAGGTAATTGGTCATATCAGAAGCATCAATGTCGAGTAGTGCTGTATCAAGTACATGGCTAGCCTCTGTGGACACGATATGGTCTCGAAGTGATGAAACGGCTTGCGCCATGGTTGTTTTTACCTTTACATTTTTTCGAAGCAAACGAACAATCCAAAGTATTGCTGCGCCCTTTTGATTATCCGTTATGTCTTGCGGTATCACCGTTTCTTCAATAGTGTCTGCTATCATACCCTTAAGTTCAGGACCGTACCTATTTCGGAATTTTTTTCCTGGCATCATCAGTGCATATGTAGCCACGATTTCCTCTAATTCTTCAAGCTCTTCCGAGGCACCTGTCCAACCGTCACGCGCATTCTTCGCATTGTCGTAGTTTTCCTTAGCTATTTGAAGCATGTCGTAGGCCCAGGCGTTAAGAATCTTATCCCCAGCCGAGCCCCTTAGATTTTGCATTGCATCTGCCGAGGAAACCTCGACTAAAAAATTTTTCCACTTTTCTTGAAAGTTCACGTTTTATCTCCGGTGTTACTCAGACTTAGGCCAAGGTGTACCAGGCCCTTTCCAACCTTTCGCGTACATCGAACGAAAAAAGTTATCAGCTTGCTCCTGTCCAGACAAACGGTCTTTAACAAGAGGATTTGGCTTAGGCTCGCCATGCTCATCCTCGTAAGCGTCCTTCATTTTTTCCATCTCGTGGTCGCCATGTTCGTCTTCATCAAGCTCGATGCCCTCTTTATAGCTAGGATTTACGTCGGCTCCCATATTTGCAACCTCTTCGAACTTAGCTAGCTCTTCTTTGATTATCTCTACCAATCTATTTTTCTTGATTATCATCTAGTGCATTCCTTAGTGTAAGTAGTGGCTCACCGTCCACCCAATCTATTGTCGCTCTTCCTTGTTCGTATAATTCTATAGCCATCTCTAGTTGTGCTACCATGTCGAACCATGCTATCCTTCGCGCCTCCTCGCGCATTCTTTTTAACTTTACCAAAGTGAAGTCAATTAAATTTGTTGTATCATAAGCCATTTCATTCATAATAATTAGTTCCTAAAATTCTAATTACTTACATGGATATAAAGGTTGGTGATTTAGTAAGTATAAAAAGCAAGTACCCAGGAAGAAATTTTAACATACATTATCTTCCTTGTTTAGGGGTGATTACTAAATTATTCCAAAGCGCGACACTCAAGACAGCCAAGTCAAAGCATTACTACGAAGATTACGCAGAGGTAGAGTGGATCAAATTTGAAGAGTTTAAAGGAAGGCCCGATCAAGTGCAGCCAGTCAACAACCTAATCGTAGTCTCGGAATCCTAAATTTTTTTTTCCCGGTATTTTTGGCGTTGCCAATTATAGGCATAGGTTTAAAATGGCAGGAATAGCCGTTTATTCGCCCTTGTTGGGCTTTTGACGCTCTATAGGCCATGGTTTCTCGTTCGGATCATTGCCGTTCTTTATATCGGCCATTATCTGTAGCAACTGTTTCTCTGTTTTCTCTTCAAGTAAACGGTTAGCTAGTCGATCGACGTTTGCCTTTAGCTTATCAATTTCTTTTTTTAATTTGTCTACAATCTCGGAATGGTTTTCCTGTTGTAGTTCCCCCGTATTGTTTTCTTCCATAATAATAACTAGTGGGTATAGGGATTAAGAGCCTTTAGGGTCTTTATAAACCCATCTTATGGGCTGGATGATTCCGCATGGAAGGCAACTTCAGGATATCCACCAGTATAGACTGTGCCCCTTGACTTAAAGACCACCAATCAGATCGCTTGCTAGCTAAAATGTCTCTTGCCACCTGCTGTTCTTTGGGGAGCATCTTGTTAAGCAGGTAATCGACATCTTGTTGTGCTGCTTCTTCATCGCTTAATTCGGGCGTCCCGTCTGTTCCTATATCGATGTCGAAGGTTTCGCTAAGCTTGCTTATCTCTTCTTTGATTATCTTTTTTAGTTTTGATTTGGTGAGTTTCATAATGATTTCTTCTGCTCAAAATAGCCCTGTTTGATACTAATTCCTAGCTCGTCGGCTAAAGCTTCTAGAGCCTGAGCCCTAACATCATACTCGGCATCTTCTAGGTCTTCTACAGCCGCCCGGACCCAAGGTAGCTCCCCATACGACACCGCACCAGTATTATAGTAGCCCCAATCACCTTTGTAAGGGTCCCCTCTCTTTGTGCGCATGTCTATGTCTTGCTTAGCCCCTGCTAAGCTAGCGTATTGAGGGTCGTCACGGGTCATATCTCGGCCACGAACGTCTGTTATCTCTTCAACCTTAGCTAGCTCTTCTTTGATAATTTGTCTTAGTTTTGATTTAGTTAATTTCACAATGATTCCTCGCGGTTGTGATATAAATAGTTAGCGAGAAGTCAAAATCTGGAAAATTTCCTGGCGATATAACGCGGGGTCTTGGTCGGCTCCTAAGTGTCCGGAATCATTGGGGATTAGATTCCGGGTAGGTAGGGGGGAGGGGGGACCTCCCACTTGGTTGTCAAGCTTTTTCTTTGTCAAGCTTTTTTATTTGCCTCACAAAGAAAGTTGCCTGTCAAGGTTAGAGCACATTCTTTTTAGATGCTCCCATATCGCCCGATGTAGTACATGCTTCGCGGGTCAGTGAACCAACGCATCGACGACGCAGGCGCTGTGATAACATACAAGCCGCGTCCATTGGGTACTGCTTCGAACTCGACGAAGCCGCCAAGAATCGTCCCGTCAGCCGTGTAGGTTCCGCTCTTCTCGCGAACAACCTTAGCACCATCCCGGCGCATGATTCGAACAACCCTTTTCATGTCTTTGTCGGTGCAAGTGAAAGCCATCTCGATTCCCCTCGTCAGAGTCAGGGCTGATTCCCTTACCTCTTGACTACATGGTATCGCAATCAGGAGGTAAGGTCAACACCTAAGACAGTTTATTTTTCATGTGACTCTTGAGAGCGTTCTTCAGGTCAGTCTCAATCTGACCAACGCGCTGCTTCGAGGTGCCCAGGGAGTCAGCGACCTCATCCATGGTCAGAACGTCCTCTCCATTCAGGATGGGAAGCAGGCGACCGTTGAAGACTGCCACGTACTTGTCGTGTGCACGTCGCTGCTTCGT